GATGGGCGAGCCGCCCGCCGAGGGCGAGGAGCTCATCCTGTCCAAGGGCGAGGACCCGGCCTTCAGTTTGGGTTTCGAGGGGAACGTCCCCGTGTTCCAGGCCAAATCCGGGGGAACGGCCTGGGCGCGGCTGGAGGACGCGGCGGTCGTGCGCGGAACCTGGGTTCACCTGATGGTGGTGTACAAGGACCAACTGCTGGTGCAAAAGGAACTGACCACCGACAACCTCTGGGAAGAGGCCAAAAGCGGCCTGAGCATCGAGGAACTGCAAGAGGGGATGGCCCTGGAGGTGGACTCCTTGGGCGCCGAGGTCAAGGGCGACCAGCTCACCCTGGCGGTCTCTCTGGTCAACAAGAGCAACCCGGACCAGCCGGTGGGGGAGCGGACCAGCACGATGCACGGACGCTTGTGCAGCACCTCCATCGCTACCGGGACCTCGCGGGTGATGATTACCTCGGTCTGCTCGTCGTCCTCCTCCCAGTGGAAGCACCCGGTGGGGGCGGCGTGGAAGAGCTGTTGCAAGAAGAGGATGGTGATGCGCATCAAGTGGCGCAACGGGCTCTCCGACCAGCTGCTGATCGGATGCCGGATAGGCGTCGAGACCTTGACCTTACTCGCCACGCCGCATCCTTTCGCCGCGCTCGTACGCCTCGTCGAGCGTTTGCCGTTTACGCTCTGCCAACCGCCGTAGGAGCTCGGCGGCGCCAACCCCAGCAGCCGTAGTAGTGAGCGCCACCGCCGGGGTCAGTATATTCTTGGGGACTCGGGGCAGGTACTTCTCGGCAACTGGGCGAAGCAGCGTCATCCCTCCAACACCAACTCCCGTTCCGAGAGCTATGTAGCCAGTGTTCTTGAGAAACTGCTTGAACTCTTCGCTGTTCGTCCCCCGCCGCTGCGGCTGCACTTGCTCTGTAGCGGTCTTCGCCAGGGCGCGTTTCTTGGCCTGCGCCAAGTCAAAATCGTCAATCATGCGCTCGAGCGACGGCGACAGCTTGTTCTCCCGAACAGCCCGTGCCGCACGAAGCTGAGCATTGGGGGCGTACGCCATAGCTCGCTTCAACCTACGGATGCCGTGCACACTTAGCCCTGCCAATGACCCAACCACCACACCCGATAGCGCGGCGTTGCGTACTCGCTGCGCCACTGTCGGATTTGGGGTTTCGTTGTCGGTGTGTAGCGCCCCGCTTACTCCTCCCAGTACGGCACCAGTCCCGGCTACGATAGCAGGAGCGTGCCTTGCCCAGACACGTCGGATCGAGCCTGTCCGCCCCAACTTTTCCAGCTCTGCTAGCTCAATAACGAAAGCGCGGGCTTGTAGGTTATTCATAGTCGTATCCTTTGAGTTCGTCGGTTCGCAGGTCCACGTAGGTCCCCGAACGCAGATGGTGAGGGTTGGTGAAGACCCGTTTGGGGTTGGGCTGCAGTTCCCGCAAGCTGTCGATGTTGATCGGGAGCCGGTATTCAATATCGGACTCCGGGATGTGGTGTATGGTGACCTCTTGGTGCAGTGGCGCTCGCAGCCGTTGGGTGGTGGTCACGGGGTTGACCGCCCAGCGAACGTTCTCCGCCTCCACGATTACGTCACCGGTCTTGAGCGGCGGGAACCAGGGCAATCTAGCAGTGGCGTTCTGGGTCTGGTCCTGCATCAACGGTCCGGGCTGAGTGACCTCTACCGCAGGGTCGATCTGCACCCAGGACACGATAGGGTCCATGAACCCGCGAGTGAACCCCGTGTTGTAGCAGGTGAGGCACGCCGACTTGAGCCGTACGCGCTGGACCCGGTCGTAGCAGGCCGGGCAACGCTGGCCAAACGTGCGGATCGGAAAGATCCACACCTGTCGCCCAATGTGCTCCTGAAAGAGCAGTAACTCCTGCCTGCGTACCTCCAAGGCAATGAGATCCGGCTCCGGGCCACGCGTGTCAATCTCGGAGTAGGCTACCTTGTCATCCAGAATGCGGGTGACCCGGATGCGGTACCACAGTTTTCGGTAACGGTTGAAGGACGGAATGACGACGTCACGAAAGAAGTAGCGGTCGGAGAAGGGCTCGGACACCGGGTCCCACGGACCCAACGGGGACTCGCTGCGCTCCACAACGAAGGTGAAGTCCAGCGGGTCCTCGAACGTGTTCTCTACCTCCCAGAACAGGTCCAGGTAGTCAACGTCCAAAGACCGGACCGCTAGGTTGGTGACACGCAGCATTCAAACAGCTCACATAGAACGCGTTGGAGGCCGCTCCAGCGGCGATGTGGGCCACACCCGCGTTCGCCCATCGCAGGGGGTGATCATAAGCGCCTCCAACGGGTGCCTCTCGGGCTGACGGGTTTCGCGGTCGTCGCCGCTGGTCAACCGAGTGACCGAGCCGCTCTTCTTCGCCGTGACCCGCTCCAGCGCTTTGGCAAGATCCGTGCTCTCCTCACTTCGACGCCCATGCACCTCGATGCTCTCTGCCAGCTTGCGCAGCTGAGTGGCGGCGCTGCCGATGGGTACTTCAGAAGCAAAGGCTTTCTCGAAAACGTCCGAGCTCATGGCTGTGCCTTTCTGACCTGCTGCAAGGCTCGGTCGATTACCGCCTTGGAGTTGAAGTTGGCCATCTCTCGCCACTTGTTCCGCGCTGCCCCAGCTACGACCGCGGTTAGAGCCCCTGCCAGGGCACCCGAGACTGCATTGTGGAGCACTTCCCCTCCAGGATGTTTACGGTCTGACTCAGCAACGTCCTTGAGGAACTGCATCCGTGCGATGCGCACATCGGCCCGGTAGGAAGGGCTACGCTCGGCCTTAGCTTTGGCGACCTGAATCCGGTTCGCCAGGTCGAGCTCGCGGTCGTTGGGCTTGTCCCGCCCCTGCCGTCCCTGTCGGATGGCGGACACGCCCCCATATCCAGCGCCCAAAGCCGCTCCCCCAAGCGCCATCCCCGCCGTCAACTTGCCCCCAGCGGTCTTCTCCTGTGCAGCGCGGTACCGATCGTGCAAGCCAACTCCCACCCCGGCCGGAAGCGCCGTCAAACCGACAGCCGTGGAGGCTAGACCCAACCCCACCACCCGGCGTGCCGCGGCATCTCGAACCGCGATGCGGTTCCTCATCCCCGACACCGTTTCCTCATCGAGGAAGGAGAGCCTATGGGGGTGCAACTCGTGTATGTCTAACTTGTGCAAGGAGAGCCCACGGGGGGCAAACTCGATGAAATTTTTGAGTTGTTTTTCCTCGTCGAGCATGCGGGCCACCTGTAGGTCCGCCGCGCGTTGTGTGTGCTTAGCTGCCCCGTGCAGCCCGCCGCTGGCTAGACCCAATCCTGCACCCACTAGCGCACCCCTTTTAGCCGCTGCAGCTCGACGTCCCTCTGGCGCCGCCATGGCCGCTCCGCCGGCACCGAGCGCGGCACCCGCACCCGTACCAGCCACAAGCGGCACGGCCCAGGACGCGACTCCGGCGGTCTTAGCTAACGCCAACCTGCGACGTAGCTCAGCCACACGGTCGCTGCCCATCTTGGCCTGGTCCTCGGCCTGCGCCTGGGCTGCCTGCTGTGCCTGAATCTGCGCCTGCTCCTGCGCTTTTTGCGCTTGCTGTGTCTCCTGTGCAGCGCGTGCCGAAAGGGGCACTCCTTGCGCTTCGGGTGGTGCCACTGCGTCAGGTGAAGGCTGAGCTCCTGCCATGGCGGTTTGCTCCGCGGCGGTCGGTTGAGCCGCAACTTGCTTGAGTTGGAGCGCGAGCTGGTCCGCTGCTGCCATGAGCTGCTGCCGGTTCTGCTGCGCAACGACCTGCTCCTGCAGCGCACTGTCCCGCGCTGCCAGAGCTTGCTCAGTAGCAGCCTGCCGGTCGGTAACTGCCTGCTGCACCTGTGCCTGCAGCTGCTGGTTGACGGCAGCTTGCTGTTGCGCTTGCTGCACTACCTGCTGCTGTTGCTGCTGCAGGTCGGAGACTTGGTACTCTAACGTCTGCACCGTACCCTGCAGCGCCTGTCGTTCCGCCTGCGCCTCTTGCCAGTCCAACGCTGCTACGACGTCAGGATCGGTCATGGCCTGCGCCTGAAGTGCGGCAACCTGCGGCGGTAAAGCGTCCTCGCACTTCTTGTTCAGCGCTGCGAGTTTGAGCAGGCCGAGCGTGGCTTGTTTGGTCATCCTCGCCTCAGGCACCGCCGGACGGGTAACCCGTGCGTAAAACTCCGCAGCGGCCACCCAAGGGATTTCTCCGTGCGTACCGGTCACGTAGTCGTCTAACATCGGCTCACCTCACGCGTACCGTAGGACGGTCCATTGCTCGTTGGGCTGGAGCCAGTCCTGAAAGTGACACTCAGTGATGTTGATAATTACCTGCACCGTATCGTCCGCCGGGGAGACGCCAGCGACGTACCCGAGGTCAGAGTTGGCGGTACCATCAGCGCGGATCGTGTGCGCTGGGTCGCCCATGATACGCAGGAACTTCTGGACCGGGGCACCAGCGTAGAGACCTCGACGAATCAAGACCGTGGCCACCCCAGCCAGCGCTGGGACGGCGTTGATCGCTGCGGCGATCTCATCCACGGTCCAGTTGCGCCCGAGAGCCGGTGCGAAAGTCACGGTCTGGTCACCACCGCCGTCGTCGATGACCAGCGTCTTGGTGTCCACGTCCGCCCCGGTCGGTGCCAGGTCCACCGTCCCAATGAGGGAGCCGTTCAGCCAATCCGCCATCGCAGCGGTTCCAATGAAGCTATGTACCGTCCAATGAGCCATTGCTTACACCTCGGAGGTCAGGTCCCAGAAGCCGTTGATGTAGGACATCTCACTAGGGATGCCCGAAGCCTGCCCCAGCAACTGCCCGATGTTGAGCGACATCTTGACCTGGCGCTTCCAGTTCTCCCACCGCCCGTCGAAGAGCTGAATCCAGGACTGGAGCAACGGGGTCTTGTCGCTGGTGGAGACGTTGAGCCCACCATCCGAGAAGGGAAGGTGGTTACGGGTCTGCAAGATGCCGACCGACTCCAGCAGTACCGCGACCGTCTTGAGCTTGAGCGGGTGTAACCACCCCTGCTCCGCAAAGTAGTCGAAGCCGTAGGCGCCGATAAGCGGAGGAGTGGCGTTGAAGTCGCTGAGCGCGTCACACACCGCAAAGGCGATCATCCGATCGTGACTCTCGGTACCAGCCACCAACCGGTTGAGCTCAGGGAAGTCACGGATGAATAGGCGCACCTGCGCTATGAAGTGGTTGAACTGTGCTGAAGCTCCAGGAAGTCCAGGGCGGTCAAGACCTTGTAGAGCCGTCATCAGGATCTCCTGGGCTTACGCCCGCGTCGTTTTGGCGGCTCAGGCGTCTCCTGCGCAGTATAGCACTCGGGCAGCTCCCCCAGCCAGACCTCGCCACGTCGAAGCAGCCCGGAGATATGTCGGAGCTCCACCGTGTCCTCGATCATCACCATCCCCCCGGCTGGTACCTCCCGCCCGTAGAGCACGAGTGTCCGCGGACGGCCAGTGCGATGGGTCAGATTATGCAGCTGTAGCATTGCTGGCCATCTTGACGAGCTCGGACCGTTTCAGGTCCTGGAGCCCGTCTTCCAGTTGTCCCAGCGCCCCCAGGTACTCGATCAGCTGGGGCTTGGTCATGGCCGTGAAACGCGGGCGCTCCCCCTCCGGCACGTCCTTCTCCGGCGCGGACACCGCGGTGCCGCTAGGGGGGGTCGCCTCTTCTGCCGACGGTGTAACCTCGGCGTGCTCGGGAGGTGTCTCGGTCTGCACGGCGACGGACTCCGTGTAGGAAGGAGCTGCTGGTGCGAAGCTGTACAGCTTTCCCACGGGCGAGCCATGACGCACCTGAAGTACCCCACGGCGGTACAGGTCGTGCAGCTCAATTTCGTATTGGTGTAGTTCTGCCTCCGTGATGCACAGCGGGCGTTGATACCGCAGGTAACGACCGCCACAGACAGTCTGCACTCTACGCACACGAGCAGGGGCTCCTGCCCGTTGAGTGCGCGTACGGGGACCACGAACGGTGCTTACCAGAAAGTAATCAGGCTGGATTGACACAGTTACCTCCGAAAAAAGAGGCGCGGCGCCGTTACGACACCGCGCCTCGGTAAAAGCGCGTTCTCCTCCCAGGACGGCCTAGAAGAAGTTGACCTGCGGGAAGAACACCCCGTCGTCCACTCGGTTGAACTGCGCCCCAAGCGCCGTCTCGGCGACCGGGCTTACCGTTGCCCGAATGCCGTTGGCGTCGTTCGCGGTAGCGTCACCCGAGTAGGTCTCGACCTTGCGCACGCTGGCGATGTTGACCAGTGACAGGGCGATGTCCTCCCACGCGAAGAACGTGAGTTTGTTCCCCACCTTGTCGATGTAGAACTTCACGTTGTTCAGGATGTAGAACCGCCCCAGCCACTCCGGCCCGGTGAAGAAGTAGAGGTTGCCGGGCTTGAGGATCTCGGTCTTGATGGTCCGCACGTAGCCGCGTCCAATGAGGGTCGGACCCTTGAACCCGTCGATCAGAGACTCCGACTCTTTGGGCGAGCCCATGTCGTCGATGGTCCAGGAGTTGATGTCGTCGAAGTCCGATTCGCTGAGCAGGACCTTCTCGCACCGCCGCCGAGTACCGTCGAGCAGCTTGTGGCCGCTGACGACGTCGGGCCGTTGCATTGGCCACACCACGGCGTTGTTGTTGGCGTCTACTCGGGCGAGCTCACCCTTGCGCACCCCCGTCTCCACGACGGTGCCGGCCGCAATGGTGGTTTGGTGCAGCGACGTCACCACCCCGCCATTCGCCTCCTGTTGCAGGGCCTGGACGGCGGCGTCGACGTGGATCGTGAACTCACGGTCCTCGACGTCTCCGATGTCCTTGCCGAGGTTGTCCTCCAGGATCTTGGTGAGTTTGAAGTTGCGGTACACCAGCAACTCCTCCTCGTAAGCCTCAAACCGGAGGCTGCTGATCATGAAGAACGGGATCTCCATGCGGGACGCCCGGATGAGCTGCACGTCCGCGACACCACGGAAGTTGAGCGCCATGGCTCGACTTTGCGGCTCCAGCATCTCCAAGACGACCAGGGTGTCGTGATTCATGGAGATCTGAACCCGCGGGTCGTTCGCGGAAATGTTCTCCGGCGGGATGATCCCTCGGGAGAACTGCGCCTCACGCAGGTGGTCACGGATGTACTCGCCACCGTACTCCGCGATCTTCTCTTGACCCTCGGTGGTGCTGAGCTTGTCCATGAAGAGACGGTTGAACACATCATTCGGTATTGCGCTCATGGTATCTCTCCTCACACCGTCATCGAGATGTACTGCAGCCAGCCGTCGTTGGAGGCGGCGGGGCGTAGTACATAGCCAACGATGACACCGGTGGCGAAAGTTTGGAGCCCGCTCTTGGTGAGCGCACTCCACGTGATGTTGGCGACCTCCAACGCGGCGCCCAGCGCGGGGGCTGCGGCCACGTTGATGATCTTCGACTCGGCGATGTAACCGCCACCCACGATGACGGCGACCTTGCCGCCAGCAATACCCTGGGTATCCGACCTTCCCTTCTCAGTGAAGAGCGGGTAGGGACCGGGACGCGCACCAGGATTGGCAGCGCGCGCGACACGATAGTTGGCGTTGATGGTCAGAAACTCCCCCTGCTCCAACGGGTTCGCGTTGTTGTAGTTGAGCAGAGTCGGGTCCTCCGGGGCGAAATTCATCACCGGGAGGCTCAGGTGGGTGTACGGTCCCACCAAACGAAACGTGACTGCCATTTTACCTCACTCCTTGTGATCCTGTCGTTACCCAGGGGTCAGCTGAGAACGAACTCCTCCAGTCGGTTCCCTCCGGAGGGCACCTCACCCACCGATCCCAGTACGGACGGGGAGGCAGCGATCTTCATCGCCTCCTCGACCACCCGCAGATCGCCACTCGCCGCCTTCTGCAACAGGATCTCCCTGGTCTGAGCCATGGAGCGTCCCTGATGCAGGTGTTTGGCGTGCAGCTCGTGCGCCAGCTTCTCGACCCGGTCGTTCAGGAGAGTTTGGTTCAGCTTCGTTCGGAGCTGATGGTTCTCCTGGGCGAGCTGGTCACGCTCGGCAGCGAGCTTACGAAGGGTAGGGGGCACCTCTCGGAGCACGCGTAGGACTTGTTGTGCTGAAACCTTTTCCATGTCGTTCTCCTACCGACCCCGCGTTGGAACGACTGCGTTCCCGACACCGGCCTGTCGAGCCCGCTTCCGTTCGGCCAATGAAGCAACCTTGCAGAAGGTGCAGGTTCCGTGGGAGCCACAAGAGCAACCCTCACCCGCAACCTTCAGCAGCGAAGCTACGGTCTGTCGCGCGCTGGCGACCTTGGCCCCAGCTTCGTTGACGAGCGCCGCGCCGAGCTGATCCTTGAGGGCTGAATCCCCCAAGGCGCTCTGCATGGGTTCGTCGAGCATCTCGCCCATTTGCTTCTTCGGCACCACAGCCGCATCACGAGGAGTGAAGTTGATCGCTGCCTCGTTGGTCGCGAGCAGCTTCATCTGGCTGGTTGCCTCCGCCGGGCGCACCATCGGATCTGGCCGGTTCTCCGGTAGAGCACTTTCTGCCTCGGGCTGAGCCCGTTTGAGCATCACACGATGTATCGCTGCCACCTTGGGGGACACCTGCTCCGCATCGGGCCTGCGAACGGTACGTCCAGCAGCGATACCCCCGCCGATAGCACCCCCCGCGCCGATGATGGCGCCCGCAATGCTCGCACCGCGTTCCCTCGGGGCCGGCGTTCGGAGAATTTTTTGCGCTTCTTGCAGCGTTTGCTGCGCTACCTGGTCGCCGCGGCCCGCTCTGAACCCCAGCTCGCGCATCCCCTGCAGCGTACGCGCCTCCTCAGGCGTACGTGCTAGACGGCTCGCGGCAGCTGCCCCCGTAAGACCCCCACCTACGAGTCCCGTGGCGCTCCCGATCAACGCCCCGCGACGTGCCCCCTCCGCTCGCTGCCCTTTCGGAGCGCTCAGCGCCCCAACACCGGCTCCTACACCCGTACCCAGCAGACCACCGGCTATAGCGCCACCGAGAGCCGACGTTGCCACCTTGGCAGACCCCATGTTGTTGGTCACACCAGACTCGGTCCCGCCGGGGGTATCGTCCATATCCGTGCCCATCGCCGTGGCCGGCCCGCCAGCCACGCCGGACTCCATCGGGGGGGTCAGCGGGATAGCGTTGACCTTCGACCCTTGGTAAGAGGCCGGACCAAGGCCGACCGTGGGCGCTGTCAGGTCCATGTCGAGCGCCCCCGCGCCCTCACCGGGGCCATCACCCTCGGCCAGCTTCACGTAGCTGCTTACCCAGGACGGGTTACGCAGCGCAAAGTCGACCGCGCTCGCCAGCCGCTCCACTCGCGCCGAAGAGGTCTTCTCGACTTCGCTGGTGGCCGCGGCTGCCTGCTCCGAGCCGAGTCGCCGCTGGGCACAGTCCTGACAGAGCTGTTGGCCCGGAATGGCGGGTCGGCCACAATCGACACAGGACTCGCTGCTTGCCTCACCGGACGTCTCCTCAGCGATCTTGGAGAGCGCCCCGTGACGGCCATCCAGCAGCGCTTGCTGGATTAGATCGTTGAGGGACAACATTCCCTGCCTCCTCACTGCACCACTGGGAGCGGCATGGCCTTCTGCCCGGCGGTGAGCTCGTGATTCACTGCCGCTGGTCGAGCGGCGACCGCGGTGTAATTTGTCCGTTGCACCATTCCAGGTGCGCCCTTCGCCAAGTTCGGAGTCACCGGTACAGGAGCTTTCGGGGTGAGTCGCCCCAACGGTACACCAGGCACCGTTGGGGCTCTGACCGCACCGATGGGGCTAGCTGCCATCTTGAGCAACTCACGCATCATTGCTGCCAGATACTCCACCCGAAGCATGTCCTGCTCAGCGATTCCACTGCACCGGCACGCCGTGAGCCTCCAAGAACTGGAGGGCGGCGGTGTCGACTGCCATGTTCAGCTCATCCGCAGCGGTCTTCGTCTGGTCGACACCGAAGAAGGCGTCGGCGTCGTAGCCGGCGGTCTTCAGGTGCTCGTAGGCGCGCTGCGCGACCAGTTGATCGAAGGCCGCTCCCTCCTTGGGCATCTCTTCGGAGTTGCCGCGGTTGCGTAGGGCAATCGCCCCACCGCCCAGCCCCGCCACTCCGGTCGCGGTTCCGGCCGCAGCGTACCCGCGTTTGCGTGCCGCCGCGCTCAGCCGCTGACTGGCTAGCGTGTGCGCGTGCTGATCGAACTCCCGCTGTGCCGTGGGGGACAAGCTGCCGTAAGCGGCACCGGCGGTCTGACGTGCCGCCTCTCGCGACTCTGCGATAGCCTGCGCTACCGTCCTCTTGTCCATGAGAGGCGCACCGAGATGCTCCGCGACCGTTCCGGGAGCGTTCTTGATCGCAGTCCCCGCTCGACCTGCCCACTCTCCGATCCCGGCGGCCTTCTCGATTTCTTGCATTTCCCGAGTGAAGGCGTGGGCCATGATCTGCCCGCCGAGCTCGAACTCCCTCAACATGGCCTCGGCGTCCTTCTCCATCTGGGCGTCCGGGCCGCCGTACAGGTCGTGGGCGATCTTGAGCAGCTCGTCCTCGGGAACGCCTTCCAGGGACAGGCCCTGAGCTTGGGCCTCCTGCGCGAGCAGGGTCAGTTCGGCCATCTTCTCCAACTCGTCGTTGGCGGAAGGGGCCTGCGTTTGGGCTACGGTACCGTAGTAATTCGCCAAAAACTCGTTCATCTCATCCTCTCCTACCGGCCAGCAGGTTGGCGGTCTCTGGATCGTCCGATCCTACGCGACCCCACTCAGCCGTGCTAGTCCGGCTGCCTTTTCCAGGCCGGACAGGTTACAGTGCGTCGCCACATACTGCGAAGCAGGTTCCTTCAAATATGCTCCGTTGAGGTACGCGACGGACGCCATTCCAACTAATTCAAGCACGTCCCCCGCCGTCTTGGCAAGCCCGGGGGTGTAAAGGTCGCTATCACACAGCGCTTCCGCTAGCTTGGTGTGCTCCAACAGTCCTCGACGCAGCAGCTCCGGTGCTGCGTAAACCGCGTCGCGCCGGTAGGCGGAGTACGCTGCGCTCAGCTTGTCCATGAGCGGGTCCTCCAACGCCGTGCGGGTACGGTTGGCTTCACGACGAGCGCCCAACCACTTCTGAAAGGCCATCTCCAACGCCGCGTCCGGTGTGTCAGCGTCGGCGCGTAGGTGGAGGTGGATCATGTCCCCCGTTCGCCCGCCGGTGGCGATGATTCGTTTGGCCAGCGGACGCGACAGCATACTGCGCGCCGCCACCAACGGTAGAAGCAGCTCCAGGATGCGCGGGAGGAGCTCCCGTCCCAGGCAGAACCCCTCTGGAGGTGCGCCGGTACGGAACGTCAACCCGCGTTGCTCCAAGTCCTCAGCCAGGTCACCGCGCCTGGTAGAGTGGAGCATCACCCGTTGGAACTCGTGAGGTTTGGCGATGACCCCCATCGACAGCCCGGAGGCCAGTGTGTTCTCCGGGTCCTGGGCCATCTCCCGCACAACCTCCTCTGGAAGGTCGGGCTCGGCGTCCGTGACCGGCGCCAGCACCTGACCCACGTTGGGAGGAACGTCCTTGTAGATCTCCGACTGCTTGTCGAACGCCGACTTGTTGGCGGTAGCGGTTTTGGCCCGTGCCTCTTGAAGGCGCTGCGCTAGCAGGTCCACAGTGGGGCTCGCTGTTTTCTGCATGTCCCTGCTCCAGACCTCGTGTACGTGGGCCGATGGAACACACTCTTCGTGGGGGCAGTTACCACACTCTTTGACCCCCGGACGGATTGGGCACTCGTGCGCAAGTTTGGCCAGGACGAACGAGGTTTTGTCGGCACCCACAAACACGCAGGACAGGTCGAAGAAACGTGGATGCCAGTTCAGCATACTGACCCGTACCCCGTTGGGGTAAATGTGGTTCTTCTCCCGACGTAGGTGTTCGCAGTAGTCACGGATGGTGACGTTCAGACCGCGTATTGGGTTCTGGCGATGCTCAGCTAAAATTTGCTGGGGGTGGGGGCGTAGTGGAAGCACCCGAGCGTAGTCCACACAGTAGCTGCAAAGATCGAAAGGAACTTTTGTACCCATCGAGACCGAAAGGTATTCCCCGTTCTCCAGACGTTCGACCGCGGACTGTCCGCCAAACCGACGTGCGCGATCGTGGTCAAACGCGCCAACGAGCAGCACCCGGTGCATTCGGGAGTCCCAATCGGAATGGATAATGTCCCCGAACGCTCGATTGGGATCTTTGTTACAGTTATGAACGACTACTTCGTTGGCGATATACTCATGCTCATCTTCAACCTCCAGGTTGAACACGTTCTCGTTCAATTCAACCGGATCGCTGTCTACCACCTTCACCAGGAACATGCTGCCTTCAAACGGGTAAACTCTGCAATTTCTATACGGAGCTACGGGCTTGAGTCGCTGACAGGTCTTGAGCAGGTCCGCTGCGCCGCTAGCCCCAACCGCCAGACAGCCGGAAGGACCGCCCCAATACTGTTTCCCGTTTGTTGGAGAAATCATCGGACCGCTGGGACTATCCCAATTTATACTTCCGGCCACCCCCAGAGAACGGGCTAAGTCCGCAAGAAGAAAGAGCATTTGAGAGGACGCGCTACGAATCCGAAGTTGCCCCCGGTTAGGCAGTTCTGCCGGTGTTACACATCCGTCTCCGTCACTATAGGCGCCAATCAACTGCAGTCTTGCTTCGACGTCCCACTTGAGAACTTCAGCGGTTAGTCGCTTCTCGGAAGTTGTCCCAACTACGTAGCAACGCACGCGTTTTGAGAGCGCTGCGCTGCACGCGCTGAGCATCGTCACGCCGTACTGCAGACGGGGGGTCACACCTACGTGTAATTTGTTCCGTCGAAGGCACTGTTCAACCAATGTTAGCTTTTCCCCCGTTGAAGAAAACGAAAATTGAATAGTTCCCCTCTTGCCGAGATACCCGTCCGCGGCCACCCAGCCTACTAGCTCTGCAAACTCAGGCTCAAGCGTCTCGATTCCGGTTATAGGACCGGGCGTTAGGAGGTAATCTCCCAACTGTACCTCTCCCAATGGCACCCATTGAGGGGCACCTATCGGTTCTCGTGCCTGCACACACTGCGCTAGGTGCTCTGACGCCGCGAGCTTATTGTACTTGTGGCGACAATGAACCTGTTTACGGCGCAGTACCAGAACAGGGTGGTCCGGCGTCCCAACTAACGGGGTGTCTACCCCTTGTAATGTCAGCGCTGTGCCAACACCGACGTACTTTCTTGAAGTAGTGCGGGTGACCTTCTTGGGACCTGTTCGCGTAGCCACAAGGTCACCGGCACGAACCCGGTCAATAGGGATGCGCGTGCGGTCCCCCATAACGATTGGCGTGCCCCCAACAAAGCAGTGGTGTGCGAAAAGATGTGCGTTGTAAAAGGTCGGGAATCCCCACTCCCACCTCTTTCCAAGCTGCACCTGCTGTTCGTAGGGTAGCTCCCACCAACCGGGCGGTACACGCACCAATGCCTCCGTGTCGAAGTCATCAGCGTTTGAATTCGAGCCCCAGTACTCGGAAGCTCCCAAGGCGCTGATCAGCGCGTACAGTCGCCCAGTCTCCCGAGGTAGATCGCGCATCAACGCCCGCACCCGTTCGAGCTGCGGTGGGGAGACCTCCTCGGAGGCAGTTTTCATGAGCTCGAAATTGTCATACCCGGGGTGAAGAAGGTGGATATGCTCCCCAGTGTCATCCCGCCCCGCGAACTGGCATTGCTTGACGATCATGGAGTGCGGTTGTAGCCAGGGTCTGGAAAGTACCCGGGCTTCGGATTTTGCTCGGTGGGCGCACCATACCGCAGCTTGTCCAGCATCTGGTCGTACTGCATACGGGTCAGCGCGTGCTCGTGGTCCACTATCGTGTTTTTCCACCCATGCTCAGTTGCTTGCCGACTTTCCTGCTGACCCTTCCACCCGTGCTCAGTCGCTTGTCGAGCTTCTAGATTACCCTTCCACCCATGCTCAGTTGCTTGCCGAACCTCCTGCTGACCCTTCCACCCGTGCTCCTGAGCTGCCCGTTGCTCACGGGGGGCACGCGTGAAGTCGTAGGCACCCACCTGCTGTCCAAGCGCCAGTCCCACCTGGGCACCAGGATACTCAAGCCCCTTGGCAAGGCGGCTCTCAGCGGTTGCCAAGTCGCTGAGGGTTTTTGGGTCGACGTACTCCTCTTGGTACGCCATACGTTTGACCCATGACTTGGCGATGTTGGGGTCCTGCGCCAGGGTGGGTGCTACCACGTGCAACGTGTTGTACAACGACTTCGCCCGTGCAGCAGGCATGTCCTGAAGTTCCTGCCCGCCCGAAGCCATCATGGCCTTGAAGCCACGGCTGCGGTCCACCACCTGTTTGAGCTGCCCAAGACCGTGTTGGACACCCAGGACAACGGCCGGGGCGGCGACAGTGAGCGCCGCAGCGGTAACGCCCTGGTTCTTCTCGACGAACTTTCCCAAGGAGCCCCAGAAGCCCGCCGTCTTGACTTGCTCTTCCGGTTCGTTACTGAGGAAGCGGTCGATGGGGTTCATCAGTACATCACCCCCATGTTCGGGTCGAACGTCGCCCCCCGCTGCGCCTGTCGAAGTTTATGCGCCAACCACAGCTGACGCGCTGCTCCGCGGACAGGCTGTCCCGCGGCGTCATCCGCCTTGACCGCGCCGTAAGCACCGGCTGCCCAGGGTACCGCACGGATAGCGGCGTTCGCACCCCACCCAATAGCCGGACCGACGTAGGGAATGTGGCGGAGCACGTGCTGCGTACCCCCGCCGATTTCCTTCGTTGCCGTGCCGGCGAGGTTGTACAACGCCCCCATCGCACCACCAGTGGCGCGGCCGGCGTTGACCGTAGCATCCGCCAGGGCCGCTTGCTTCTCCAGCGTACGGCGAACCATCTCTGCTGCTTGCAGCAAACCGTGTGAGGTCAACATGCGCTCCTCCTACAGTGCTGAATCTGCGTGTCTACACTGTCCACCGCGGCGATCAGTTGGAACTGCGCAGCGGCAATCTTCACAAAGTCGTCGAAGGACACACAGAGCGGATGCTCGTCGTTTGGCGTTCGCTGCTCCGCTCGCTTCTCCAGGACTGCCGGCAGGTCCTCCACACCCGATGCGGCAACCTGCAGCGCGAGCTTGGTCAGAACAGGGTGTGGCGACCGCAGGTCGAAGACGCGGTAGATCTCTGTCGGGGAGTGGCCCGACATGATCGCTGCCCGCGCCTCCTTGCGCAGCACGTCCGAGGTCTTCTCATAGAGGTGCTGCTGCTTCCGCAGGCGGTCGTACAGCACATCTCGTGCTTCCTTGAGCTGGAACATCACCCGCAAGGGGTGTTCACCACGGGTGTCCGTTCGTACGTCCTCGTGTGCGACCTTGACCCGTTGGGGTGAAGTCCACCGCAGTGCTTCCGCACCCGGGAGAAACTGCTCTTCCGGCAACAGCGTGTAGCTCGCCGCCTTCTCGACGTCTGGCGTGAGACTACCACGTAGGGCGCGCAGCACCTGTTCACGATCGGCTGGTCCGCCCGTGAAGTCGACGACCTTGTGCCCGGCGCTCTTGTCAAACAGCGTGTCAAAGGTCGCGTGGTTGGCAAACTCCGTTACCCGTGCGACATGCTCCGGAGTCAGCCCCGGTTCGGTGCGTAGCACGGACGTCACGGCGTCGGTAAGACCCGTACCGTGTTGTACGTGCTCGGCGCTGGCCCGCTTACCCAACAGGCGCAGGTAATCGGGGTCGACACCGTGTCCGTTCATGGTTGCAGTTACCACTGTCCGGCCCCTTTGCTGCCCGTATACTATACCAAGCAGCTGCTATAAGCTAACCTAACACATGAAGGAGCATTATGGAAAGTCAACCCAAATTCGTATCTCCAGAGCACGCTTCGGAGCTGCTCGGCGTGACCACGGAGCGCGTGGAGCAACTTTGTGACGAGGGTCTCCTTCGCCGACGCTCTACCGACACCGGCGGATGGGAGGTACAGCAAGAGGACCTGGTCGAGATACATCAGCTGAACCTCGCCGGAATGATGCGCCCAGGCGCGCTGGTGCGTAAGGTACTGCTGCTGGAGCGGGAGGTGAGTCGGCTCAAGAGCTCCCTGGAGCTGCTCTACGAAGTGAACGGTCTCAGTGCCTCCCGCTTTGTCGGGCTCAGCGACATCGAGCTGGCGCAGATCTACCGCAACGTCGTGCAGGAGTGCGGCAACACAACGTGGACCATGGAACGAATGCTCAGCCTGGCCGAGGTGTTCATTCGCCTCAGCGAGATCGACGTCGACCGACTCAACGACCTGTTGGGGCTGACCAACGGCTGGCTGCCCTTCTACCAGCTCTGCCTGAAGCTGACCCGCTTCGTAGGACGGCAGGAAACGTTGAAAACCGAGCTGAGGGTGCAGCAACTGCACGACCTGCTCTGGATGGCGCGCAAGAACCTGCAAACAATCGCTATAATGTTTATAGAGCAAAAGGCTCTGCTCGGGCCGAGCCGTGAGCTCCTCGCCGTAATGGCGGCGCAAGACGTTGATGCGTTCGACGAGCTTGCCAAGCAACTTTGTGGCCCTCGACGCGGCCACCTCCCTCTTCTTGGTTAGCGCGGACCGTTCTGCTGCTAGCTCATCCTAATTGGTTATAAGGTCCAGCCGGCCGTTGTTAGACCAAGGTCGAAAGGAGAAGTGACGAATGAGAACGCTAAAGAAGTTGAAGAGGTCGAGAGAGCTGACAGCGCAGGAGCTTGAAGAGCGTACCAGGGGCGCTCCGAGGTGGCAGGGACGATGCTTGACCCGAGCGGATTTGCACGAGGCAAACCTGTGCGGGGCTGACCTGCGTGGGGCTAACCTGCGTGAGGCTGACTTGCGTGGGGCCCTCCTGAGCGAGGCAAACCTGCACCGTGCCAACCTACGCAACGCCAACTTGCGGTGGGCAGACCTGCAGAGAGCAAACCTGCGCGAGGTTGACCTGTACGGGGCTAACCTGCGAAAAGCCAACTTAGACCACGCCGATCTACGGTGGTCCCACCTAGCCAGAACCGACCTACGCGAAGCGAGTCTATACGGTGCTGCCTTATGCTGGGCACATCTGAACAGGGCCCGCTTGGTGGAAACCACGCTGCGTATGGCGAACCTACACCGAGCGGAATTCCTGAACACCAAGCTGTGTAGGGCAGACCTGCACGAAGCTGACCTGAGCGGGGCAGACCTGAACGGGGCAGACCTCCAGAGCGCTGATCTGTGTGGGGCAAACCTGAACGGGGCAGACCTGAACGGGGCAAACCTCCAGAGCGCTGATCTGTGTGGGGCAAACCTGTATCGGGCGCACCTCCACGGTGCGAACCTGCGCCTCGCGAGGCTGCCCTCCCCGCCGATGGTGCTGCTAGCAGGCTGGTATCAGGTGTCGGACGACCTCTGCACGGAGTTGATGCGCTACGACGCCGCCTCACATCCGGAAGGTGCGACGGCGTTCAACGTATGGGTCGCTGGTGGTTGGTGCCCGTACAGCGACACTCGATGGGAACGGGCGGCCAACTTCGAGCAACGGGCAGAGCTGTGGTCTCCAGGGCCAGCAAAATCCGCACTTCGCCTGGCTGAGATGGTCCTGGACGAGAAGTGTCCGGGGTGGCGTGAAAAAGCAGAGAAGGAAACGGAGTAGGAATTGCCAATGTTGGTTGTAAGATCCAGCCGGCCGTTGTTAGACCGGGAGGAGGAAGGTCGAGATGCCAGAACAGCAGACAGGGCAAGGATTGAGAGAGCTCACAGGGCTGGAACGTGAGGAGCTCGATCAGGGAATTCCAAACTGGGCGACGCGAAACCTCCAAGAAGCCAACCTACACGGGGCCGGCTTGTGCGAGGCTGTCCTCTACAAGGCCAACTTACGCGGGGCTGACCTGAGCGGGGCAAACCTACTTGGGGCCAACCTACGTTGGGCTGACCTATGCGGGGCTGACCTACACGGGGCCGACCTTCGCGAGGCTAGCCTACACCGGGCCGGTCTACGCGGGGCCAATCTACGCGAGGCCGATCTATACGCGGCCAATCTACGCGGGGCCAACCTATACGAAGCCGATCTACACTGGGTTCGCCTCAGCGGGGCCAGTCTTCGCGAGGCCAACCTATATGGGGCTGACCTACATGGGGCCGATCTACGTGAGGCTGACCTACGCAGGGCCGACTTGACCGAAGCGCGCTTGGTGAAAGCCCTACTGTGTGGCGCGAACCTACAGCGAGCAGACCTACGTAGGGCAGACCTGCGGGGGGCCAACCTGCGCGGGGCCGACCTGCGACTCGCGCGCTTGACCAGAGCCGACTTGCGCGAGGCTGACCTGCAGGAGACTAACCTGCTTGAGGCGGACCTCAACTACGCAAAGTTAGGTGCTACGGCGCTGCCCTCACCTCAGATGGTGTTGATGGCCGATTGGGAGGTAGTGTCGGACGATCTCTGCGTGGAACTGATGCGGTACGACGCCGCCTCGCACCCCAAAGGTGGAAGGGCGTTCAGCACGTGGGCTAAGGATGGTCCCTGCCCGTACTCCGCGGTCTGTTGGACGCGCTCGGCCAACTTTCAGCAGCGGACCGCATTGTGGTCTCCCGGTCCGGCAAAATCCGCACTTCGCCTGGCTGAGATGGTCCTGGACGAAAAATGTCCGGGGTGGCGTGAAAAACCGAAGGGGGAAACGGGATAAGAATTGTGGAGGTTACCGTGGAACACATCGGATACAAAATTCTGAGGGTGGCGCGTTCGAGTGCTTTTGGGGCACTCATCGGCAAACTCGCCGGTGAGCTCATAGCGCCGGGGGTCAACCCCTGGTGGTTTGTTGGTGGTGGGACCCTGGCGGGAGGGGGGGTGGAGGTGGCGATCATCGCCACCGAGCCCTCGTCGGTGGAAATCAACGTCGACGCTCTCCCCGTCCCCTAGCCCGCCGGGGGGCACCGCGTCTAACAGCTCCGGCTGCTGGACGCGGTGCCCCACGTTTTTAGCTGGGTATTACTGAGGCAGCTGCACATCCAACGGGCTGAGCGGGACGATCAGGTCGAGCCGACGTCGGATGACGAATGAGGCAAGAAGGCAGTACAGGATGGAGTGCAATGTGTCGTCGGACTTGCCGGGGCTGATTTTGTACTGGGTCATGTTAGTAAGCCGGGAGTACTCGGAGAAGATGTTGAGGACGTCCTCCAAGTACGGGGAGCGGCACTCCGCAACTCGGGGCAACCAGATCCGGCGGCTGCGCAGCGCGTTGAACACATCGCTCATCACCTCGGTGCGGTGCAGGATGAACCTACCCAGCGCGGGTTCCCACTTGACCTTCGCCTTGGGGTTGCCCGCGTACTGGTACCGCAGCACCTTGCGGGGAAAGTTACGTTCTAGCCACGCGTTGGGGTGAAAGCCCCCGCCGTAGTCGCAGCCGCAGATACGGAACTGCACATCGTTGAGCAGCTGGGCGATCTTGAGCAGCTGCCGATGGGGGTCCAGGTCCTCACCGATAAACCGATGTAGAAAGAAGATCTGAAACTCATGCCCCAAGTACCCGCCCAGCGAGAGCACGGTGTACGAAGCCCCCTGGTCACCGCCCCCACCCCAGTCGATACCCGCCGCGACCCCACCGTACTGCTGCGCCTCCTGCGCGAGCTCCCGCACGCGGTCCATGCTGATCTCGTCGCGGCAGCACGCTTCCAAGTGCTTACGGGTGACGGGGCGTGTGCCTGAGTCGTAGGACAGCCCGAACACCTCGTTGTTGACCCGAGCAACTTCATAGGTCTCCAACGGAAAGATGATCGACTCATGCCAGGTCGCGGCGTTGGCAACCACCCACGGCACCATGAGCTGACTGACGTGGTAGCCCTCGAATGTCACCCGGTCCTGATTGACGTCCGTCCGTGGTTGCAGGCTGACCCACTGTGCCCGGGGGTGCATGGGGTCAATCGGCGCACCGCACTTGGCGCAGATAGGTCCGGTCCTGCCAACGTTAGCCCTGCCCAGGATGTTCCAGTGCCATGAGCTCGGTCTCCCAGGGACGCCGTGACGTTCACAGGGCACTGCCCACTCGTTCTGAGTGGAGTGGTTGGCCCAGTACACTTCGATGGTGTTGTCCAGGCTCTTAGGGGTGCCGCTGTAGCAAAACAGTTTCAGTTCGGAGTGGCTGGCGCACTGCTCGATAACGGGGATGTTGTGGAAAAGGATGTCCTGGATCTCGTCAACCGTCACCGCGTCCGCCCGGATACCGCGGGTGCGGTCGGCATGTAGGAAAGCGTACCGGATACGGATCTGGGAACGGTTGCGGAACTGCTTGAACAGAACGTTCTGCGACAGGTTGTTGTGGACCAACCGCCCAAGCTCGGGCGACAGCTCGATGGGGTCCTTCAACCGGTCAACCGAGAACACCTGCGCTTGGGTGGCCGAGGAGGAAACGTACAGCCCGGCGAACGCGGGGATGATCGCCGCGTAAGCCAGTAATTTGTTACCTAGTAGGGTTGAATTGTGTGTTACCAGCCCGTCCGTGACAAAGCTCTCATCCTCTTCAATCGCGATGTCGTAACACCACTGCTCCCCAATGTCCTCCACGCCAATAACCCGATCCCAGTACAGGTCCGTGTCAAGATGCGCGGCAAGCTGGTCCACCAGGTTCTGGTCGTAACGCGGGTGACCACGAAAGAAATCAACATACTCCTGCAACCGCCTACGTGACGGTGGGTAACTTGGTGTCGCGGTCAAACCCGCCGAGCTCAACGAGTACGTGGCGTTGCGTCCGCGGCCCCCGCTGCCACCACTGGCGTTGACAGCGTGTAGGTCCTGTGTGATCTCCACCGGGAACGTGTCTTGGTTGTTGTTTGGTGCCATCGAGGGAAGTGGAATATCTTCCGACTTACCAAGTGCCCCCACCTCGGTGAGAAACTGCACTATCCCCGGTTGTGTTTGTACTGCAAGAATGTACGCACATTTATTCGACCCTCGGTACACTTGTGGGTGTAGCTCGCGTATCCGTGACGGGATGCCAAACTTCCACAGCAGACGCTGCACCCCCCTGACCAACGTGCGAGAAATGGAGGAGTAGACAATTTCATACTGGTGACCGTGCAGAAGAACGCTCCCGTCTGTGGACCATAGCCGATTCAGAAAGAGCGCGGCCTGCGTTCGGGGCAGGTCCCACACCCACGCCGGAAGAGCCTTATCGGCAGACCGGCACAACCACAAGCCCCCCTCCTTCAGCCATGTGCGTGCGGTTGTAATCTTGCCAACGTGTACCTGCTTGGCGCGTGTCCCGCTCTTATCGGCTATTCGGACTGGCCACTGCTCTTGGTGCGCAATGGTGAGGAAGTCGTCCAGCACCAAACCAGGTTGCTGGGTAAAGGAAAAATTGTTCGAGCAGCCGCAGCAACCATCCCCGATCATGTACGCAACGAACTTGATGTGGTTGTCAGCTAGTGCTGGTGCTTCGGACGTGAAAAGACCAGCACGGCGCACCGTGGCAACACGATCCCCAATCTTGAGCTCCCCCGCGGGTGTCCAGCGCCCCCATCGGCGAAAGGGGTGCGTCACCGCCGCGTCGGCGGACAGGCATCGCTGGGTACGGATACGCACACAGGGTTTCCGGTAACGTTCGGACTTCCACGTCACTCGGCTGACGCTGGTGTGTGCTCCGTCGGGGAGCATGGTCACCACCCAGTCGCCAACCCGCACCTCCGAGATTGGCGTCTCGCTGCCGTCAGCAAGAAGGACCATGGAGTGCTCTACTAGACTTTTCTCACTTTGACGAGAAAATTTTAGTAGGATACGATTCGCGCTGGTATCGTACGGCTGCTTGAGGTAACGCCTCCCCTCGAAGCTGAACCTGGTGATCTCTCCGCCAACCGGGATGCGCTGAGCGAACTCTGTAAACTCCGAGGGGAGCACGTGAACCTGTTCCGCCTCTGCACGAGCTGAGACAAGCTGCGGAAAGACCGCCTCCTCCATCGCGGCGTCGCTGAAGTCCTCTTCGTTCAACCGAGCCATCTCGGCGTCGATCTGGTCTTCCAGCGTCTGGTCGAGCTCCTGGGAGTGAAGGGCGCTGATGGCGCGTTGGTACTGTTCTAGGTCCTGCGTGGACATTGGTCGCAGTATACTCTATTCCGGTATAAGTACCTCCCCAAGGAGGTAAGATGAGGTTGGGATCGTGTCTCTGCCGGAGACTTCGTGACGTGAAGGGGTGGTGCCCCGTGCACCACTACGTGCTCGTTTGGGACGGCTCAAACAACGTTGGTCAGGTAGTAGGAGCAGAAGGTGTGGTGCTGACCTGCGGCGTTGACCAGGAGGGACGGTTCGTTTGTCCGGCGACAGCTCGGGAGCAACTGGCCGACGACGTTCGTCGACGGTTGTACCAGGTTATCAGCGGTGTGGGGCTCAACCCCTTGGAGACTTTGGACACGGAGGTAAAGAAGTGGCTGATGATATCCGAATCGGGTGGCTCGACGCCCTCATGCAGCGAGTAGCGGGAGCGTACGGCGACCTGTTCGCGGTTGAAGTTGGGGAGAAGGTACTCGAGGCCGAGCACCCCAAACACGGACTCTGCGTGCGGTGCACCTACCCCGTAAGGTTTCACCGGCACGTCCCCGACCGGTTCGTGCAACTGCCCTACCAGCAGGGGGTCGAGCTCATGCAGCTCATCCGTGACGAGGTCGAACGAAACGGGGAGCGGGTAGTGCGGACCCGTACCAAAGGGAAACGCGACTTTGCGGACTGGAGGTTCGTTGGTGAGCGGGAGGCGCTGATCGAGGTCTTTCTGCAACCGTGATGTCCGTCGCCTTGTTCGAAAGGGAGAGGCATGTCGTCCACACAGGATACCTTCAATCGGATGTTTACTGACCGACTCGTACAAGAGCCGACCGACCGACCAGAGGAGCGAGGCGGGTACGACTTTTGTCACTGCCTGCGGGAGCCGAAGTGGGACGTGGTGTTTGCACCGCGTCAGCTGAAGGAGGAGGAAATGAAAACGGAAGAAGAGAAGTTACACGCGACGTGTCACCAGGATGGTACGGTGACCTACTGGTCAGTGTACCAGCAGACGTGGGAGGAACGCGTCCGCCACGTCCCTGACAAGGAGTTGGCGGCGATGACGCCGGAGACGCGACAGCGTGTAACGCGGCACCTGGCGTCGTTCTGCAGGGGGACCTAGCTGGTAGAAGGTGGACGCGCGGGAGGACGGCTGGTCACCCCACGCATCCATTTAGCTAGGAATAACCGCGTAGACAGACTTGCGTGGGGGGGCGTCAGCACCATTCGTACAACCCAGCCAGCTCGATAGGGCTAACTTCCATTGGTGACGGTGGATGGGGACAGCCGCGCCCGTCGGAGCTCTTCTTGCTGCTGGGCACCCGCCTCTCGACCCCGTCTGTACTGGAGCCAAGAGCTGCCGCCCCCAATAGCCCCGGACAGTCCAAGCCCGGTAGCTGCTGCACCAACCTCCCCTCGGACAGACGAGTGAAGCGCTTTCATCTGTTCGGGAGGAAGCGACCCAAGTATGCTACGGGCTGTCGCGGGGTCTGCGGCCATAGCGCGCATCCCGGGGGTTAGGTGGGGGGCTACGGTACGTTCAAGGTCGTCAGGCACAGCAACATGCCAAAACTTACGAAGGGCACCCACATCCGCGTCGGATAGCCCCTGTGCGCCTACCCGTTGAGCTTTACTCAAAACAGCGGCTGCGCGTCCACCGTGGTAAAGCTGTGTAAATGGGCGCTTGGCCCCGTAAAGAAGTCCTCCCGGTATTGCCGCCAACCGCGAGCGCACCCCACCAGGAGCTTTGGCCGCAGCCTGCCCTGCACCCACGATCCCGGAGATCACAGAGGGAAGTGCGGCGGCACCCCCACCAATCCGCCTGCGGTAGCGACCGCGTGACGGGCGCGCCCTCCTGGGGAATCGGCGTCCGCCACCCTAGTCGTACGTAACTGCTCCTGTTGGGTCTATCCCAGCCGCAAAGTCCTTGGCGAGAGACCTCGCTGCAATTTTGAACAACTCGTCAGCAAACCCCTGGAAGTTCATTCTGGTCCTCCACGCGACGTGCGCGCTCGCTCAAACAGGTCGAGCGTACGCCAAATTGTATCTCGACTCGGTAGGTGCAGACCAGCCACCTGTCGAACGATAACGCACCAGCTGTAGAGCTCGGGCACGAGCTCCACCTGCAACTGCTCCTCCCGTCCGTCCAGCCGGAAAATCATCAGGAACGCCTGCCGCAGGGTCACCGGGTCGTCCTTGAACCAGAAGAACTTCTCATCTCCGTCCCGCCGGTACAGGTGGACGATCAGGTCACCATCGCGGATGACGTACTCTGCGTCGAAGGTCCCCATGGGTAGGGGCGTCGGAGGTTCCCCGGCGCTTACCACTCCAGGCGCAGGAAGCTCCGATCGAACTAGGATGCTCAATAGTCCATCTCCTCAGACCCCCCACCGGCGGACAGTCCTTCAGCCGGTGAGAAATTGCCCTCGGTGAGCTCCAGGATCGACGGGTTGTCGATTTGCTCGACCTTCAAGTGGAAGGCACGGTAGGCGCTGACCATGTCGGTATCCTCTTGCTCCACCTCGTCTGCGGCACGCTGCATCAGTGCCGCAGCCTTGGCGTAGTTGAGGAACATCTGGGAATGGTCACGAGAGGGCAAGTCGTGCTCGATCCGCCCCAGGAACATGAAGGCAGCATCCCTCGACCGGTTGAACCGCGCCGACGCGTTTTGCCGTTGCAGGTCCGCCAGGCCCATGTGCCAGAGCAACAGCTCGACGCCTGACGGACCACGCACGTCGAGCGCCAGCCGTGCCCACTCCGCATTGAGCTCCTTACGTCGCAACGCCAACGCGCCCCACTCAGGGCCGGTCAGGCTCGACCGGTTCCAGAAGTAGTGTTGGTAGCACTCGAACGCCTCGGCGGTGAGCTGGTGACACCCCAACTTCTGCTGCAACTTGCGAACGACGAACTCGGCGCGGATGGGGGAGAGGATGAGCGTCTCGACGTTTTGCCGCAGACGACCGTCCTCCAAGACCGTCAGAGCCAGCCGCCACTCTTGCGTATCGTGACAGGCGGCGACGATCTGCTCTCTTCGCACGAAGTTGACGCTGGCGGCGTGCTGCTTGTTCCGTACCTGGAGCAACACCGGGAACGCCATCTCCTCCTGGATCGCTTGGATGTCCTCCACCTCCAGACCGGGCAGATCGCGAAACAGCAGCATGGCCTTGATCTGGTCGGCGGAGTAGGCTCGCAGTGCGAGCAGGTACTTGACCCAGAACTTAGCGGGGTGACGTATCACGGGGTCACGCCGCCGGTTGGTGGAACACCAGCTTCTTCAGCCCGACCAGGGTCTCGTCTACACTGGTCATCGCCGTCTTGACCGCGTGCTCGGAGACGTCGTCCAGGCCAAGCCGCACTGCTAACAGCAGCCCCGCCAGCTTACTGAGCGCCTCCTCTAGTTCTGGTAACCAGCTAACAAAAAGATGCACGTTCGAGGGGTTCAGGAACCCCAAGGAGAGTACCTTGTCGGCGACCTCGACGTCCTCCAGCGCTGCGGCCTCCTTGAGCAACCACGGAGCGGGGGGGACCTGCGCGGCCCATTTCTCCATGTCCCCCCGAGCTGCAGCCAGACGACTCCCCGCCGGGGTCGGCGCTCGACAACCGTAGACGTCCACCCGCCCTTCTCGGGCCGCCTTGACCAGCATCCTCGCGCCGTGGCTGGGCGTCATGCCGACCACCCCGGTCATGAACAGCGCGTCACCGGGTCCCAGAGCTTCCCGCCAACGGTGGGCAACCTTTTCAACTGCGGGGCCGGACAGCGACCAGGCCCGCCCGTCGGAGGTTACCCGAAGATGCGCCGGGGCGCGTTGCAGCGAAGCGAGCTTGGCGAAGGCTTCAGGGTTGTCCAGTAACCCGGTCTCCACCCGCTTGCCAAGCGGTGCCCAACGTACGTCCGCCGGCAGCAAGTACACGCCCTCGTCGATAGCAGTCGGGAGTTGCACGTCGGGGCTGAAGCGCAGCTCCAACGGCTCCCCTAACAGCGTCGTGCCCCGAAGGACAACGCCCCGTTCATCCTCGAACCGTTCGCGCAGCTCCACCGGTTGGACAGCCACGGCGCCGCCAGTGGAGGTGACCCGGTAGAAGAACCCGTAGCCCTCTGGTCGGCCACGAATGACGTTGGTGCTACGCCCCACCAACGAGCCTACGATGGTGGACTGCACCGCCGACACCGAGCCATTGGTGAAGAGCGTCATGGGGAGCTCGACTCCATTGAAGTCGATGACGTGAGGAAAGACCCACCCCAGCAGCTCGTGGCCCTCGGTGGTCTTCACGCGGTACTCTCCGAAGTCGGAGATGGGGGAGATCTTCTCATCCTCCATGCTGCCCTGGCGGACTGTCGGGTTGGCGGATACCGTCGCTACCCCGGAGGCGTCGGCTTCGGTGACCAGGTCGTTCCCGGCAACCTCTTGAGCGGTGAACCGGTCCGCTTCGACCACCTCGGGGGCGAAGTCCTCGCTGTTGGCGGTTTTGATCAGGTAGGTCTCCCCCATCCGCTCTACCTGTACCACGTCTGGTGCCCGGGGGGTCATCCCGGCTACCTTGGCAATGTCCTCCCTGGTGACAGGCTGCACGTTGGCCAACACGTCGATCAGCCCGGCAACGGGACGTCCTGCGACCGCCTGGTACACCGTTTCCTGCCGCAGCTCGGTCGCCAGCTTGTGCAACGAGGCGGCGCTTATCGTTGGCGCAACCCGGGCCAGCATAGCCTGCTCGGAGCTGTATTTGCCGATGAGCCCGCTGTGCTCCATCCGGGCGCCGGGTGGGTACAGCTGCTCAGCCAGCCCCGCACTGGCCGGGGCGGTGCCAGTGCTGTCGAAAAGCTCTGGGCGAAAGAGCGCAGCGCGCACCCGCAAGTCGGTCAGGGGCCACGTCTTTCCCTTATCGTCTATGAAAATATCCAGCGGTTGGAGCTTGCTGTGCCGGATGACGATTGGTACGCGCACCGCGCGCACTCCGCGAGCTGCCATAAGCGACTCAGCCGCGGGACCGGTGTCCTGCATCTGGGACCTGTTGCTGACGCGCAAGAACCCCAACCCGTAGCCTTGCTCGCCGTCGGTGCGGGTCATCACCGGGGTGACGGTGTACGTCCCCAGGTACGGGTGTTGTCTGATCAGCTCCTGGTGCACCTGCTCCGGCCAAACGTCGGAGGAGGAGTCCAGTGGGGTCTCACCCGCAACCTTCTGCAACGGTGCAGGTTCCACGTATAAGTTCATCTCAACCTCCAGTTTGCCACGCCCGCAGGGTCTACCGCTTCCCCGTGCGTGACCAGGTGTTGCACGACCGCCTGCGCGATGGCTCTTGCCAACGGTCGCAGTTTGTTTGCGTCTACCTCGATCGGCCCACGACGTTCCACAACGGTTATCTGCTCGGTGCCGTCCTCACGAGACACTCGCTCTATTTCAACACCTTTGAGCACGTCAGGAAAGGCCCCCGCCAGCTCCTGAGCATAGAGCTCCAAAATCTGCGTCTCCAGTGCGGTAGCGTTCAGCATGGTCACACCCCCTTTACACGACGTGCGGACATCTGCGCCGGGGTGACCGAAGGGCTCGGGGGGCCAGTGGCCGAGCCCAGCACGTCGTGCGTGTGGGCCGCCATGAAGGCAATGACCGAGCTTGTCACCAGCATCATCGCATCATGGGCGCCGGGACCGCCAAGCAAAACCAACGGGCTGTCCAGCACCTTTGACCCGCTCACCGTCTCTCGACTCGTAGCAGCGCGCAGCTCGTGTTCGCCGCTCACCTGCACACTGAGGTTACCGTTGACGGTGTCGGTGCGGTTCCCGGTGGTGACGTTGGCCTCACCGGAGACAGTGAGCTCCAACTCGCCGTCCACGTCGGCGGTGACGTCGCCGGCCGTAGTGACCGCAACGTCGCCGTCCTCGTTGATGGTCAGCTCGTACACGGCGTCACCGTCCACCTCGCCGGTTCGGCTGTCGATACTGTTGGGAGCTACCACGCAGCGAACACGTATGGTGTCGTCGACGTGGCCGAGCTTGACCATCACCGAGCTCGCGGAGTCCTGCGCGGCGTCCCGCACCCCAACCGTGAACACCGCCCGTGCCGTATCATCCGGGTCGCTGTCGGACCTGGTGGTGGTCCAGTACATCTCCCCGGCGGTAGAGAGGGCTTCGTAGTTCTCGAACACGTCCCGGATAAGGTTCGTAAGTGGGACGTACACTCGCTGCGCCAACCGAGTGGCCCCGATCTCCACGACCCCGCCCCGGTGCAGCCAGAGTTGGTTGCCATCCCTGGTACGGAGCAGCATGTCCCCCTGTTCCATGTCGGGGCGGCCAGCACGAAAAGTCGCCTGGGACTGCTCGCTGGAGGTGTCCGTGTCCGCACGCTCGAACGCGGTCACGAAGCAGAGAATGAAGGGGACGTCGTCACTCGGCAGGCAGACCTGCACCAGCGCTCCTACTTCGGGCATGACCGAGAACCCCTCACCGGCGTTGTAGTGCAGATAGGGTGCTCCGACCTTCAAGTCGAGCAATAGCCGATGGGTACGGCTCGTCCGCACGTCCACGGTGAAGCGCGCTACATCGACATTGATGACCTGACCTTGCTCGATGGCAACGGTCTGGGTCCCCCGCTGCGTGGGGGACATGGCGCGGGAGCGGGGCATCAGTACCGCGGGGCCGCTGTGCTGCGTCCGTGCAAGTAGCCCAGCCCACCAGCACCGACTGCGGTCGTGCCGAGCACACCGGCGCCGAGAGCGGCAGCTGCCCCTTCGGGCGTTCGTAGCGCGCCCTTCACGCCCTGCCAGTTCCGTCCTACCCAGCCCACGTCGGGGTTGGCTTTTGCAAAGCCTTGGGCGGCGTTGGTGTACCCAGCACGAATCGCCTTACCTGCCGCACCGGCCCCGTGCTGTCCCAGGTTGACCAACCCTTGCCCGACACGGCTCATGAAACCGGGGAGCTGTGCAGCCGCTGCTGCATCTACCGCCAGTTTGGACAGCCGGTGTCGTTCGATGTGCCCCAACTCGTCGAAGAACGCTCGGTACATGATCTCCGAAGCGCGATCCATTGCTAGTACCTCCATGGTTTGTCCGGAGTTCCTTTCCCGAACTCCTCACCGTAAATAATCCCCGGGATGGGGTGCGTCCCGTGCAGATCGGACGACCATCCCTGCTGCGCCGCTTCCACCAGCGTACTCTGGAGACGGTTGTGGTTCAACCGTGCAAGCCAGTCCTCCTGCACGTCCAAGGGAATCTGCTTGACGCCACGCAGCACCGGCGCGTGCTGGACAGGTCGTCCGGTCTTGTTCTGCTTGTTCCACTGCTGCACCGCGGCCACGTTGGCGTAGTCACCACGCAGGAATCCCGGATGGTCCCCCGGGTCTTCGATCTTGGTCACCCCTGTGACCGCCCGCACTAGGAGCTCGGAGTGCCTCCGACGGATGCCGTAGTTGCCATACAGGTCATGCAGCTCCTCTGCCAAGTGTCCCTGCGTACGGTTCACCCCTGCTAGTGGTAAAAGCTCGTGCGGGTTGACCGGTCCGGAGGAGAGCAAGTCGCCGCGCTTTACCGTGGCGCCAGCGCGCAGCGTCGACAAGGGGGCGCGGTCTTGCGGGATGTACACCTCGGTTGCCGCCGCGCCGGAACGGACCGCAACCCGTACCCCTCCAGCAGGGTCCTTGCGTACCTGAGTTACCGTGCCTGAAAGAGGTGCCAGTACGGCTGAGCCCTTGACCTTCTGCGGGAGGTACAATAGGTCAAGTGCGCGGTCCATACCCCCCGCGGTGAGGGAGGAAGCACCGCCGGGCTCGAAGACTCCACCTGCGTGAAAGGCCCGCATTGCGAGCTGCGTGCCGCGCTCACCTATGGCCTGAGAGGCGAGCACCCCCACGTTGGTGCCAAGATCGTGCGGCTGACCGTGTTCGTTCAGCCCCGCACACCGAGCGCAGAGTCCGGTGGCGTGGTTACACCGTAGCGGAGAGCGCACGACGACCTTGGCGTTGCCCCGGTTGTTGCGGATGCGCGTGACCAGATCGGGGGTGAGCAGCGTTCCCGCAGGTAGCGACTTACCCGGCGCCATGTTGATGGGAGCGGTGGTGTACCGCCCAATGATGTCCGGCTCGGTCACCGAAAGGGCAATGCCCCGTTCGGTCCCGCAGTCGTCAGTGTCCACGATCTGGTCGATGGTGGAGTTGGTCATCATCTTGGTCATGTACCCCGGCTCGCTTACCGACTGCACCTTCTGGATGATGCCCTTCCGCCCGCCGCTGGTGGCCGCCCAGTAGTCGGTGGTCGTCAGCCCCTCGGAGTAGGAACGGCGGACTGGGTTGGGCACCACGTCTCCCTTGCCGTCCACGAACAGCACTGGCGCTCCAGTGAGCTGTCGGTACGCCTTGCCCTTGATACCCGCTGAGACCTCCAACCGGTCGAGCTGCCCCGAGCCCCTCCGCGCCTGTTCTAACAATGCGGTGTCGAGCTGGGTCATAGCCTTGCCGTAGACGTCGACGTATTTCTGCAGGTCCTTCGGCTTGGTCAGGTCCAGCCCCGCTGTCTGCCGTTCTGCGGCGTGCAGGATGGGATCTCGAATACCCCGGTGGACCTTGATGTCCTCCAGCCCAAAAGTGAACCCTTCGGTGGAGGCCACGTGGTTGCCGAGATCCTTGAGCTTGTTGACCGCCACGGCGTACCCTTTCGGGTCCGTCTTGACCAGCTCGGCGAACAGCCCTGACTGTTCCTTGTTGGTAAGGTGATACCCGAGATCGGTCAGGATGCGCCCTCCCTGCATTGAGGTTGGGAGGTGGTCGTTGATGCGTAGCCGTCCGAGGGTCGTTCTCACGGACCCGACGGTCACGACGTCGTTCAACTTGGCCTTCCCCGCATTGAACGCTACGTCCAGCGCTGCACGGTCCGTGAAGTGCTTCACCGACCCCGCGTTTACCTGACTGGCCATGAACAGCCCCACCTGCTGTTCATGGGAAGGAGCGAAGGCGAGCTTGCCGGTAGAGGGGCTGAGAAGGCTGGAGGAGGGAAACATGTTGCGCGCTTCGGAGACTGCCTCTGCCGATATAGGGACGAAGGCGGACATGGTATTGGACAGTACAACCCCGTCGACGTTCATGAACGTCTCGTAGCCGGGAACAGTAAGGTCGTACCCGTCTTCTTCGACAGTTGTGGTTACGACACTTTCCACTCTCTCAAAGTGCACACCCTTCAACTGCACTACCTGTCGCCATCGCTCGAACAACGGATGGGAGCACTTGTGCACCACCCGTAGCACGTCTTCGGCCATGACTTTGGATATGTACTGTCGTTGTACGGCCTTGCTCAGCGTGCTGTACATGCTCGTACGCTCGTGGCACCCCACCAGCACTCGCAGCTCTCGGGCTAAGGCGGCGGGGAGCGGCACCAAACGGTTGCGGCTGTAGGCCATGCGGTCGTCCGGAAGAGGTCCGTCAAAGAACCGTCGGAGCACCGTCGCCTTGTCGGGGTGGGCTAGCCTTAGCTCCAAATCAGACTTGAAAAGGTCGACGGTGGACACGCCGAGCACCCACGCGGGTGTACCCTTAGGAGTTTTCGTGGGGGTGACCGTCGAGCTAATCTCCCACGTCCGTAGAAGACTCTGAATCTCCTGAACAAGCTGTAGGCTGTTGGAAGAGTAGCTGCACATGAACTGCGGCTTGTTCTTAGCTTCGGAGAACGACACTGACCCGTCCGTATCCCACAAGCCGCTCAGCAGGCCAACCACAAACTCCCGAGGTGCAGTACGAAAGAACGGGGGCAGGTGCTTGTTCTCCGCGCCGTGTCCGACCACGTCATCCACAAAGCGTGCGAGGTCCCGACACGAAATTGTCACCGACCCGCTACCCTCCGAGGCCCCTAGCTTCCCGTGTGCTCTCCATATCCAGCACGAGGCCACTGGCTCTTGAAACAGCACCTGCGCCGCGTCAGTCCAGCGCTTGCTGACTTCCGCAATCGAGGAACCCAGGCACACGTCATGTGGGTCCCCGTCTACGCGGGCTGCCCACCCGTCGCCCACGATGGCGCCGAGAAAATAGCCAAAGTCGAAGTTTCCCGGCACTTGAGCGTGCAGCCGAGGACTACTGGATCTTACTGGCCAGGTCTTCCACTGGACCACGTCTGACACGGGTGTCTGATCCACGACCGGGACAAACTGGTCCCGCGCTTCCCGAGGGCGACGGCGACACCATTCCAGTGAGGACGCGTCAACCCCGTACACGGCACGCTCGTCGTCGTCGGTGACGATTTGCCGCCCGCTACCCAATGTTACAATCTCTACCCGCCGCTTCCGATGGAGTGACCAGCCGGTCACCTCCGCCAACACCGGCCCGTCCCGTTCGTCGAGGGCTACCACCTTGACCCCCACGGGCACCGGGTGGTAGTCGATATGCCCCCGAGTGGTCTTCGCTTCCAGGTGGGGGAAGTCTTTCAGGTCACATATGACCATATGACCACCCTCGGTGTCATAGCTCACTGTCTCTTGAAATCGCGCCGTCATCCCTACCTCCCGCTGTGACCAGAAGCCACATTCTGCATCATATAACGCATTTGGGAGGAAAGCAAACACCGCTCCTACCTGGGCGTCCCCGTCGAAATCAGCGTTGTACGAGCTGCACACCAGCGGGTGTATCTGGATTGCTCGCCCGTCGGTGAGTCGCGGCTTGAACGCCTGCACACCGTACTTGTGCAGCACGGGGTCCCGCTTCAGTAGGACAGGCCGCTGCTGTACCACCCGGTCCAGTGCGCTCACTGCAAGCGGGTCATCCTTGTCAATCAGCTCCTTGGCCTCCAAGGGGCTGCGCCCGGTCGCCCGCCGCAGCTCCGCCACGATGAAGGGCTTGTACATCTCCTTGGCGAGCTTGCGGGGCAGCGCCGCCTCATCCAACGCCAGCCCCGGGTCGGGAACGATGGTGCTGCGTGCGGTAAGGTCCTGCTTGCGCTTGATGAGCACCGCTTGCGCGTAGCCCTCCTTCGGGCTGTTACGCCCAGCGATGATGTCCAGGATGCCCGGGTGCTTGCGGTTGAGCGAGCCCCCGAGACCGGCTAGGGACTTCACGTGGTCGTACACGCTCGCCGCGACTGGCGCCTTGAGCGACCACGGCGTCCCCTCGGGAAAGGCGCCAGCTTGCTGGTTCACCAACGCCAGCGACTTGTAGATCTGGTTGAGGTCGTCCGTCTGCAACGACCCGTCATCCATCACCGACACCGGGCGCATGGCGGGGGGCAGCACTGGAACGTGCTTCGTCATATAGGCGTCGACCGGAGTCAGGTTGGCCTTCTGCAGCGCCCGTAGGTACTTTACCTTGCGCGCCGTTTCATTGAGCAGCTGCCCCTTGAGCCGAGGCAGTCGTGCGGTCTCCCGCTCCAACTCCGTGCCCACGTTCACCTTGGACAGCAAACGTTCGATCGACTGGGGGCCGTAGAGCGCACCCTGCACCCCCGGACCGACGATCGCTCCCTGCTCGGTCACTCCGTTCTGCCCTTGGATCAGCGAATCGAACTGCGGACCGCGGATTCCAGCCAGGCTCATGACCGCCTTCTCGAACAACGGGTTGGGGACTGGGTGGGTAAGGGTGAGGTGCGCCCACTTCTGACCAGACAAGCCACCGGTGATCTTTTCGTCGAACAGCCCCCCTGGCTCCGGCGTTAGGCTCTTCATCCGCAGCACCCTCCCCGCGTCGGTGAGCTCGCCGTTGGACATCTCCAGAACCTGCTTGTCGGTCATCGGCACCAGGGTCAGCGAGTTTCCGTCCTTCTCGGTGTTCACCCCCAAGGTGTTCAGGTAAGCGTTGAACTTCCGGTACGCGAAGGTCTTTCGCGGGGGTGGGAGGAGCTCGCCAGATTGCAGCGCTCCCCAGAGCTCGTCGGTGTCGCCGCCCTGCGCCCGGTCCGACCGCCACGTCTGCGCTTCTCGGATGTTGGCGCGGGAGCCGTGCGCCAACAGCGCGTACAGCCCCAATGCTCCATAGGACTGCGCGCCGTGCTTTCCACCACCTCGGGGTACGAGGTTGTGGTCGTAGGCGTCTCGACTTCGGGAGAGCATCTTCTTGTCTACCTGGTGCTCCAGCTTGATGATCTGCTGCTTCCCCACCAGGATCTGAGGAATGACCTTGCCGGTATTGGGGTCGATCAGGTCCTCCTTGTCCGAGATGCCGGCCTTCTTGAGCGCGTTCTGCACGTCGGTCAGGTTGTCCGTGCTGGTGAAGTTGGAGACCTGGTAGGTCTGCCCCGTCTTCTCGGCGAGCTTTCCCGCCGCGGTCTCCAGAATCTGCCCCACGTTCATCCTGCCGGCCAACCCGATGGGGTTGAGCAGGATCTCCATTGGGCGTCCCTCCCTATCATGGGGCATTTCCGCATCTGGGAGAATCTGGGTCGTGATTCCCTTGTTGCCGTGGCGACCACTGTTCCCGCTCCACACCGGCTTGCCGTTACGACGGACGTAGATGACGTGCTCTGGTACCATAACGCAGTAAACTGGCTTGTCGTAGTCCTCAACGATCTCCTCAGTTTGCGCACGCTGTTGATGTACGTGCCCGTGGTTGACCTGCGGGTGCAGCTTCGTTGTGACCATGCGCACATCGTAGGTTTTTTGAACATGGCACTCTTGCCCCTTGATGGTCGTCAACCCCGCGTCGTGAAGCACGGTAACGTTCGCGGCCATTCCCAAGTGCAGCGCCAAACGCTGCAGACCGTCCGCTAAACGAGGGGATACCGTACTTTGAGAAACAGGTTTACCGTTTTTGGTGTGCCCATCCCCCCACGTGAACAGCCAATGGAACAGCACCGCGAGTTGCTCCGGGGGAAGACCGAACATGGCGTCCGGTATGAACTTATCCGCAGCATGCCCAAACTGCTGGAAATGGTGAAGCAACGTAACCGAATGAAGCCGCGTTTTCGTGTTGTTGCTAGCTGGCGTCCACGAGATCCCCGCCGTGGTCAACGCCGCACGCAGCTCGGCTCGGTTAGGTTCCCGTACCTTGCTGAACTCGATGCCGTAGGTTCCGCTGTTTGGAATGCACACGCAGTTTCCGTCAGCCAAGAACGCACCAAGCAATAGCAGGTACGTGCTCATGTCCAGCGTTAGAGGCGCGGTGTCCCGCTGACCGAGTTTGTAACGTCTATCCGGAACCGTCACCGCTGGAAGCGTGATGCTCTGCCGGTGTTCCCCCCGCCACACACCGTCCTTGCGGTAACGCACCCTCTTGCCGAAAAGAGACTCTGCGGGCAGTAACTGATACTGCTGTGCCCCGCGTAAGCGCACGTACATCTGATGCGCCGCGGTAACGAACAGGTCTACCTGCTGGGAACGGATCACGTACATTCGGCCGCCGGTGGGATAGGAGAAGACCGCTATGGGGTGCTGGTAGACAACCTCCTCCCCAACCAGGCAGCACACAAGGTCCTCACATGTCACCTCGGACACGGGTTTCCACCCAGTTAGGGTCAGGACATCTGTCTGTTCGTCGTAGCAGAGCTTGTCCCCTATCTCCATCGGTTCCACAGTCTTTACGTGGACTTGCACACGCTTGGGGGTGCGATGCACCTCGACGACTTCCCCCTCGTAGTCCTCGTCCCAAGTGACTGCTTTATCCTTCTTGGGCTTGACCAGGCTGTTGTGCAGCAGCTTGAGCCGCTGCTCCTCCGTGGTAAGCGTTCGCTCTGCGAGCGCAGCCACCAGGGTGTCGCCGGGCTTGACCCGCTGCCCGACCCGGACCACGCCGGTGTCATCCAACTTTTCCAGCTGCTCCTTCTGCAACGGGTAGTAGGCGTGATACTTCTTCTTGCCAGGGAGCTCCAGGTCTCGCGTCGCCAGCCCCTTCTTGTACATGTGCGCGCTGGCGAGCTTCTGGGCGGCTGTTTCGCTAAGAACTACTCCATCCTCAAAATTCCTTCCGGCCCACGTCATATACGCGGTTCTAAGATTCGTACCTGGTGCGTACACGCCGCCCTTCGTGAAGTTGCTGTCCGCCAGGAGCTGACCGCTTTTCACGGTGTCCCCGACCTTGACCACCGGGGTGCTGTGGATATAGCCCTTCTTGTCGTTGAGCGGGAAGTGACTGTAGACGGGGATATGCTTCTCCACTCCGTCCGCGTCGGCCACGGTGATGTGATCCGCAGTGATCTTCGTGACCTTCCCGTCCAATGGCGCCCGTGTGGAGGCAAAGCGGCCGATGACCGTGTCCATGGAGACCGAACCCAACATACTTTGCACCAGCGGGGGCTCACTGTTCACCACCGGGATGGCCTGCTCCATGTGGCGTCCAGCCATCGTCGCCCGGTTCGGGGAGTCGCTGTTGATGAAGGGCACCAGGTTGGTTGCCATCGAGAACATCTGCCCGCTGCGCGGAACGATGTAGTCCACGTCCTTCATCGCTACCGGGAGCATGGCGTTGCCGGGCACACTCGCCACGACCTTGGACCCGGATACGGGGACGAACTTGTCGCCCTGCTTCTTGACCGAGTCCGGTAACGCGACGGTCGAGTCGTACATCACGGAGGTGTCCACCAGCTTGGTTTTTCCATCCTTGACGTCGATCAGAGGGACGACCACGCGGTTACCCTGCTTGCGGGCGCCAAGCGCGAGCTGTAAGGACACACCAGTGGCTGAACTTTCCGGCGTGTGCAGCGGGTCCAGCACTCCGAAGTGGCTAGGGTCCACCAACTTGGCGTCTTCGGTGATGCGGTTGGCGTCGGCCACCCCACCCTCGCCAGCGATGGTGGTGCGCATCTGCCCGCCGATCATTCGTAACGGGTTGGTTTGCGCGGCCGAGTTGGCCAGCGACACCTTGCCGAAGAACTCGCGGATGGGGCGGTCATAGACGTCCGGGACGACGATCTCCCGGATCTTTCCCTTACGGTCCAGGTTATTCCCCACCCGCCGTGCGATAACACTGGCGTGTCCCGTGATGCGCTCTTTGACGAAGTCCTCCGTGCTGTGCAGGTCCTTGAACAACTGAGAGTCACGGACGTCCTCCCGCTCCTTCCCCTTCGCGATCCCCAACAGCCGTCCGGTGGAGAGCAGCATCGCCTCGGGGGTGATACGGTCGATGGACTTCCCCAACGTCCGCTGGGTGACCTCCGGGTGCAGCGCCGAGCTTTCTAGGTTGGCTCGAATGACCGAGGCCGCCTGCTCGTAGGACCCAACCTCCGCCCGAGGATCGAGCCGTTGCGCGATGTCGATAACCGTTCGTTGCAGGTTGTGGGGCTTGCCCCGCGTGTCCACTCGGTTGGCGGCCAGGATGTCCGTGCCCCACTGCCGCTCCAAAGTGTCGTCGCTCACACCAAGCGCTTTCATGAGCGGGTACAGCGGCGGAGCGGCACCGCCGATCTGAAAATCGAACTTTCTGGTCTTGGGGTCGAACCCGACGTGCAGCGGGCGCCCCTTGATGTTGAAGAAGGAGTCCAGGTCACCGTTCTGCTTGACCTTGGTGTACACCCCGGGGCGCAACCGCCACTGGTTGTCCACCTGGTACTCCGTACCCGCGGTGATGTACGAGTAGCGGTCGGTGATCTTCGGCAACGTGGCGATCTTGACCACGGACCGGTCGAGCACTTTGCCGGTAGCGTTCTCCCGGAGCACCATCGTGGCCTGAACCGGGATACCGAAGGTGCGCTCGTTGAGCTTGGCCTGCTTCTGCGCCGCGTAGTCGCTGCTGGAAAGCTCGTCGGGGATGTCGATGCCCTCCAACTCCAACGTGTTGACCTTCCCCACGTGCGGGAACGTCTTGGAGATAGCCTCCTTCACCCCATCCTTGAGCGCCTCGTAGCTCTCCTTAGGGTCAAGCCGCGCCATTGCACACCTCGTGATCGTGGATTCCGTAGCTCATGACCGTCTCCATCTCTGAACGGGGACCGTAGTGCCCGTCTCCGGAGCCTGCTTGGCCACTATAACAGCATCTCGCTACCGGAACAAACTGGCACCCGGGGTTGCTATAAGGACATAACTGGCGGAAACAACCACTGCCGGTATGGAGGTCCCATGTTGAGTTGCTGCGGCCGTCCCTACGGGGACGACCCCCTCGAAGACATCGAGGGGGATGTGGATGAACAGTTGGCCTGCTGCTAGTGGAGCTGTTTCTCCTGGCGCTCGGCGCGACCCTACTGTTGGGGATCGCTGAGCTCGCCGGAGAATGGCTGCGCTAGTGCAGACCGACTGGGGCGGGGAGCGCTTTGGCCTCCCCGCCCGCTTCTTTAGCCAGGTATCAGATGAGCTGCGCTTGCCGTCTCGGCGGGAGCTGCTCCGGAAGTGGAGCGCCCGCGCTGTCACTGGCAGGTGTGGAGGCCGGTTGAAGCTGCTGCGCCAGGCTGCTGGCCAGCTCGGGGTTTTGTTGACCTATCCGTTGCAACACCTGCTGCTGCGCTTCCGGGGACAGCCCCTGTAGCCGCTGTAGGATCTGCGGCACTGGGCCCGCCGGAGCAGCGACGGGGGCCACCGCCTCCTGTCCCATCCCAGCCCCCTCCTCTCCTGGAGCAGCGCCGTAGGTGCCCGACTGCATCTGACGTTGCTCCTCCGCCATGACCTGTTGGGCCTTTGCCTGGTACTTGGCGGTGAGCACCCCAACTTGCCCAGAGATACGCGCCTCGGCCATCTGCTGTTCTTCCACCCCGTGCAGTCTGGACTTGACCTCCTTCTTGAGCCGCTCGTCCTCGGTGTCCGGATCGAGGTTGGTCTCCCGCCGCATGGTGGTGTCACTCACCAGCTTGGCTTGGTTGAGCTGGAACAGGAACGCCGACCGCTGCAGATCGTCAGCCATCTTGAACGGTCGGAACCGCGCCCGTACCGCGGGCCAGCCCATGTGGGCGGCGGTACGGGGGATGACGAAACTGTTGAGTAGCTGCTCCAGCCCGGCGATGTACCGCAGAAATCGGTTCTCCAGCATCCGCAGGCTGACGTTCGAAGCACTCCAGGACAACCCCCCAAAAACGAGCTCTGGCGGGATGCCCATTCCCACCAAGATGGTCTCCGCTTCGGAGCGCATCTCGTTGTAGAGCAGTAGCGCCCGGCCATCCCCGCCGATCATTTGGTGGCCAACTGGTAGTGGTAATACTGGTATGTAATTAGGATCACGGCGCCAGTGGTTGACTTCCTCGTTGACCTGGTCCCGCCAACGGCTCAGGTCCATGAGCTCGTAGGGGTTCACGCCCGGCGCGGACTGGGTTGGAAACAGGATGTTGAGGGGCACCAACCGCTCGGCAAGCACAGCTTCCTGCGCCTTGCGCATAATCTGGAGGTAGAAGTTATTCTTGAGCACCGGGAGCACCAGCGGAATGCCCAACCCGCGGTTCAACTGCCCGGTCATGATCGAGGGACGACGGAGATGCACCACGTTCTCCGGGTTGAGCACCACCGCCTTCTCCTCCCGCACTGCATCCAGGAACACCTGGGGGGAGTGGTCCACGATGTCCCGCCGTCCGAGCCGCACAGCGGTGCGCAGGTAGGCCGGGATACGGTAGTAGTAGGTGGAGTGACCCGTGAACTCGTTGTAGCGGACCTCCATGTCCTCCGGGTTCCACAGCAGCAGTCGCGCTCCCTTGGTGGTCTTGACCGCGCGTTCACGCACCTCGGCGGGACCGTTGTGCCCGCACTGCGCGCACTTCAGATGGAACTTGCAGCCCCGGTAGTCGTACTTGGCTGCGGTTGCTGGTTCCTCGTGGTGGCAGTTCTCACACACCAACCACTTAGTGGCTGGAAAGTGCAAGGAGCCGATGGTGTTGCCATAGCAGTTGTAGAACACGCCGATATCGACCAACGTCTCCCGAAGGTGCAGGTCGTCCTCGAAGTACGCCTCCCACAGCCGGTGCACCTCCGTGCTGCTACCGGTGAACTCCAACGCGGTAATGGGGTACTCAGCGAGCTTGTCCACCGCCGCGGCGATGAGCGGGGAGGTGAGGTAGTAGTACCTGCACCAACGAAACAACGCCAGGATCGAGGTTGGCAGGTAGGTGTGCGCCAGGTCGAAGAACGGGTCGGGGTACCGCACACCCGTGAGGGAACCGCGGATACGCCCTTCGAGACGGGCACTCGTCGTTGTCGGCGTTGGCGCTGGGGTTGACCCGAACACGTTACGGCTCCTTTCGAGGAAGCACTCTACCGACCCCGGCGGAGAGAAGACTGCCCGCGGCCATCATCGGCGCAACCGGAATGGCAGAGGCCAGCATGTACGGTGCGTTCTCCACAAGCGCGCGCACACCCTCTTTCGGGTCGCGCTGCTGTACCGCACTCACCACGCTAGGGGCGGCGAACAACGCACCCGCCCCTAGCCCCAGACCGCCCTGCGCCAGCAGATTGGCCTTAAGCACATCGCGCCGCCGAAGACCTTCGCGTGGTGCCACGTAGCCCCGAGCCACCCCGGGCAGGTTGGTCATGTTCTCCTCAACCAGCGTGCGCTGCGCCTGATCCCGCGCCCGGTACAGCTTGGCCCGCGCGCCCCCAAACAGCCACGGCGCCGTCAGGTTCTTGCGGTACTCCTCCACTGACTTTACCTCGGGCACGTGAAACCCCATGTCCTTGAGCGCGGAGGTGCGCGTTGCTCGCGCCGCAACGGCGTTGGCGGGCATGTTCTTGGTCCCGAACAGTCCGTGCTCGGGGAGATAGCCTGTCGCGCCGTGGAGCTGGCGCTGCCCGAAGTGTTTCGCCTGGGTTACCCCCCGGGCGGTAGCGAACTGCCCGCCCAGCGCGCCTACCCCAGCACCGATCATCGCTCCTTGGATGACACTTGCGGGACGTGACGCTTCATCCTTGGCGGTAACGTAGCCCACACCCCCACCCGTAGCGGCGCCGCCTGCCATTCCTAGCCCGCGACCCAACCACGGGTTAGCACCCCAAAACCGTTGCCCGGCCCGCGCCATCAATCCGGGGTCAACGGCGTGTTTCTCCATCTCGCGCAGCTGTGCTTCCACCCGAGCAATTTCAATCGAATAGTTGGACACGGTTCAGCTCCTTTACTTGCTGTTGCAGCTGCGCTCGCCGGAACACCACGTAGTCGTGCGCTACCAGGAGCCGCGCCGCCTGGATATCCACGGGGGTCTCTTGCAGCTCGGAGTGCCCCGCCCGGTCTTGTAAGCACTCCTCATAACGAATTCGGATCGGCTCCGGGTCTCGGGTGAGCTCCCGTTGCAACTTGTCCTGCGGGGCGCCGCAGCTGTCGCACATGTCGTTGGAGTCGTCGCGGTCCACCCGACCGCAAACCGTGCACCGGTACACCGGCCTGGAGAGCCACTCCTGCGCGACGTCAGCGGGGGGTGGAAGGTAGTGGACTCCCTCCTCCACAAACGTAGCGGCGATGAACTGCTCCACCTCGTCGGACAGCAGATGGTTGTCAATCCTCCCCATGATGTCCAGCGCGCACAACACCTGGGCCACCGTCGGGACCTGTAACGTACGAAAGTTGGGGATGCAGTTGTTCAGCGCCTGACACACCACCGCGAACACCTCCCAAGTACGCCAGGGGGAGTCCACCAGGTGGCAAGTCTTGACCGCCTGGATCTGCTGCCAGTTGATTCCGCTGAGCTCCTGCCGGGTAACCCTCCGAAGCTCTTGCGCCAACGCCTCGGGCTCCCAGCCTAGCCAATCCGGTCCGAAAACTCGTAGTAACAAGGCGTCCAGAACGAGGGGGTGGGTGTCATGGCTTGACAGCATCCGTTGGGGGACGAAGGGCGTGGTGTCCTCCGGGGCGCTGTCCGGCTTCGGCTCCGGGTCCACTCGGGACTCCACCACAGGCTGAACGTCGTCGTTCTCGGCCTCTGCCTCAGCCAGCTCCTGCAAGGCACTGTCGGAGAGCTGGGGCTCCGCGGTACCCCCGAGCTGTCTGAAAAAGCGCTGTTCCGCCGAGGTGTCAGGCATGGGCCAACCGCGCCAGCGCGAGCTTGGTGTCCGTGGGCAGGGAGTCGAAGACCACCGTGGGGTTCTCCTGCAGCCCGTTGGCCAGCTCTGCACCAAACACTGCACGCAGGCGCTCCTGACCTTGCTCCAGAAGCTGCCGCAGCTCCGTCTCGGTCAGGGTTGACCCGTTCTCGGCCCATTGCCACTCGGCGTGCTTGACCTGCCCGCCGAACGTGGTGAGCCAGGGGTCCGTGATGGCCCGCCCCCACAGATGGTCAACACCCGTTGCGGTGTCGATCAACGCCAGGTCCTCGGCGAAGCGGTGCGGTGAGAGACCGTTGGCGCGCTTCTGCATGAGCAACTTCAGCAGGTCAGGACCGCGTCCCGACGCGTCAGCTTGTGCCCACACCTGCTGTCGGATCTCCGCGCCCAGCTTCAACATAGGCTCCGAATAGGAGTCACTCTGGTACTCACGCAGCGATGGGGGTACGGTTACCCCGAGCTGGTCGGCAGCACCGGCGATCTTGACGCACATCTGGTGGCGTACCCGGGGGTGCATACCCGAGTGCTCAGCGTGATAACGTTCCGCAGCCTGCAGAACCTCGGTGTGCCCCCGAAGGGGCCACCGCCCGTCGTCAAACACCGCAGCAATCTTCTCCATCCGGTGCTCCGCACGGAAAGGCTCGTCCAACCGGATGTAGGGGTCCTCGATGACATGGGAACCCGCGGTCTTGCTCAGTGGCTCGTTCAACGCCTTCCGAGGGTCGCGCGCCGGCATGAGAACGGGGTTGCCGTCGGTCTTTACCAGCCGCCGACGCGCCAACTCGGCGACCTTGCCGAGCTGCTGCGGTGGGCGCAGACCGTAATGGCTGCAAACCCGGATCAGATTGGCAGCAATCTTGACCCGTGCCGGTGGCGGGAGCTGTGGCGACGCGTCGATAAAGTAAAGTACGTTGACCGCCGCGTGTGCTGGGTCGACACTGGCGTACTTGCGCAACCTGCGCTCCCCATCTATCAACACGCCGGCAAAGGCGTGATCTGGCAGCTGAGACAGCTGCTGCGTGGTGAGCACCGTAGCGCGCTTGATAAAGTCCGGCGCGGGAACCGTGTGGAAGAAACGCCGAAGAGACGCGAACCTGTCATCGTAGGGGTCGAGCACCAGACCGGCTGGCAACGTCATGCAGAAGCCTCCTGCGGTCAGTTTACCATCGACTCAGCGCCGGGCAAAGAGCCCCAGGAGCACGGTATAAGGTTTCCCCGCGTGAACACATTCCGCGTGGTACACCGAAGGAGCGGTACAGTGAACGACTTTCGACGATATGACGTCATCTGTGACCTCGGGGGGTTGGGTAACTACGACCCTGCCGACCGAGCGTGTCTGGTCTGCCCTAACAACCGCGTCTGCGAGGAGGAGGTGGTAGAGAACGAGCGACGAGAGCAGCGTGCCATGCGGCTGCGCCAGCTGCGAAACCTAGCAACCACCGCTGGGCATGCCGTCGCCCAGGGACCAGCAGTGGCTCCCCGTACGACGGTACAACCAGGGGTCCAACCACCCGTGCGCCGACCAAGCCCACAAAAGGGTGAGGGTACCGTGGTGAGAATCCTGCGAAACATGGCGGCGTCCATGATGGCCGCAGGCGGGCATGAATTCGGAGAATTTTGGACGTACCACGACATTATGCCCACCCCGGAGAAGGAGCAGCATGTCAAACGAGAAGACGAAGACGAAGACGAGGACAGAGACGGAGAGGACGAAGGAGAATGAGCCATACGGCGCACGACCACCGGGCGGTAGCCGGTGGCAACGTGAGGATGCCTTTTGGGTCAGCCGCCAAGTGTACAAGACGAGACCCCCACGCGTTACCCTGGTGTGCACACGTTGTGGAAAACGCACCGCGTGGACCGGCTACACCATACGACGCGCTAAAGCAGAGCTACACACTGTGGACTGCCCAGAGCGCACGGCCGCTGAAGCTGCGGATCAGGCACGCGAACGCCGTAAGAAGTCAGAGGAGGAGTACAACCTGATGCAGCGTGCTCTCCACGCGGCTTACGCCGTGCTGGATCTGCGCGCCACCGGGCTAATTTCGACAGAGGCGGTGCAGTTCTGGGAGGACGGAGTACACCAGTGGCGGCGCCGAGTTGCAGACCTCGAACAGGAGCTTGCACGATAATGGCCCGGTACACTATCCCCGTTCGCCTTCCTGATCGTGCTTACCTGGACGGCTGGTTGTGGCTACCAAAGAGCGTGGTGAACCCCAACGTGCTCAGGTACAGCCTAACGTTCCCCGCCGCGGAGGAGCGGTCAATCGTTCTATGGCGGGAGTCCGAACACCATTTTGCGGTGCCTCGTGGACACCTGAAGCTGGACCAGCTACCCTACGAGGTTGTAGACTTACGTCCCAAATGTTATCAGGCGGCACCCATGCACAGCCTCATCGAACTGGATGCGCTCGACCCGACCAGCACCGAGCAACGGGACGCCTATGACGACCTACGTGAGGCCAAACAGGGGGTGCTGAACCTGAGCTGCGGAAAGGGAAAGACCTGTATCCTCCTCCACGCCATTGCCGAACGGGGAGCTCCCGCGTTGGTCATCAACGACAAGACCAACATTCTACTTCAGTGGGCGGGAGAGATCACCGGCGACGACGAAGCACCCCCTAAGCTGGAACTCGGAGGACCGTTGGGGTGGATACAGGGTAAGCCCGACACCTGGCGGTGGCGCGAGTGCCCCATCACCTTTGCCTCGCTGCGCACTCTGAGCATGTACGTCGACAGTATTACCCCGGAGATGGCCGCCCACTTCGGAATAGTAGTATGGGATGAGCTACATCACCTCGGGGCGCCGAGCTACGCCGCAACCGCCAATATCTTTCTGGGGGATCGGCTAGGTGCTACCGCAACGCTCAACCGCCCGGACGGACTGGAGCTGGTGTACCTCTGGCACATCGGTCCGGTGTTCCATTGCAACCTCACCCAGGACCTGGTGCCCACCGTAACCGTTGTGCGCTCGCCCACCTACATCGACTTGAACAGTCCAACGGTCCGTGCCGAGATTGAAACAATCTCGGCGGAGTTGCACCACCGAAAACTTTGTGCCTACGTGGGCACCCGGCCGGAGGAGCTCGACTTCGTGACCGATCTTGTCCAACAGCGCGTGCAGGCTGGCAGGGAAGTGTTGGCCATCACCGTCTCCAAGCCACACGCACGGCTGCTACACGAACGCTTTCCTGGGTCTGGCGTGCTCGACGCCCAGGTGGTGGACACCGACCGCCTGGCGCAGCTACACCAGCATCGGTTGGTGTTCGCAACGGTCGATATGGCCAAGGAGGCATTGAACAAACGGAAGCTGGATTGTCTGATGATCCTTACGGAGTTCAGCTCCGATAACAACCTGCAACAGGCTGTGGGACGGGTGCAGCGCCTCTGCGAGGGGAAAAGAACTCCAGAGGTGGTGCTCGTTCTGCACGATAGGATTCCCCCGCTGCGCGCTATGGGGGAGAAACTTAGAAGACATTTGAGAAAGAGAGGGATGACAGCATGACGAAGTTGGCAGTGGTCCGAGCTGGCAGCACCACGTTTCTGGGGGAGTATGGTGAGACAGACGACCAGGGCATCCTGTGCCTGTATAACGCGTTACCGATCACGCAGGTAAATCTGCCAAATCCGAACACCGGACAGCCGATGAGTGTCCCAGTGCTGGGCACCACGCACTGGTGTGTAGCAGAGCCCATCCGTCGACTGTTGGTGGCACCCGAGTACTTCTACAGCGTCGACGACCAGGGGAAAGAAACGGCACGGCTGTTCCAGGAGGTGTACGACAAGACCATCGAGGCGCTCAAGGTCCAATCCGGTGAGCAACTGGTGCAACCCGTGCACAGCGGCGGGGTTAGCACACTCCAGGAGTTGGGGCTGCACGTCCGCCCAACGCCTCGGGGGTGACCGTGAAGCCCCCGGAACAGTGTCTTGAGTTGGCGGAATACTGGGAGCAGCGCGCGCGCGAAGCGAGCGCCGGGGGAGCCGCCCACGAACAACCGAAGGGTCAGCTCACCGTACAGTCCATGCTGACCCGTGCGCGAGCGTACCGGCTGGAGGCCACAACGGGGGAGCCTCACTGTAAGTGCCACGCCCAAGTACGCCACCATTGTCCGTACTGGGAGTGGGCGTGAACACCCTTGACGACATCCGAAAAGAATGGGAGGGGTGCACCCGCTGTGGGCTCCACCAAACCCGCAGCTCGGTCGTGCTGGGGAAGGGTGCCCCGTGCGCCCGCGTCATGATCGTCGGCGAAGGCCCAGGTCCTACTGAGGACGCAACGGGCAACCCTTTCGACGAGCAGGGTGCGAGCGGCGGGGAGCTCACCAACTACCTGAAGCAGCTGGGGTGGTCCCGCGACGAGGTCTTTATCGACAACGTAGTCGCCTGCTGGCCGGTAGTTGTCGAGGACACCAAGCTCGGGACGCGCAAACCCTCGATAGCGGAGATGCGCACCTGCTGGCCCAGGCTGGCCAGTACCATCTACGCGGTCGACCCCTACCTCATCCTCGCCCTGGGACGCTCCGCTCTACGCGGGCTGACCGGTGTGGACGAGCCCATTGGGGAGGCTCGGGGTGGCCTGTACTTCGCCAAGGTCGAGGGCTGGTACAAGTACGTCTCGTACCCCGTTCTACCGACCTATCACCCTGCCTTCCTGCTTCGGTCAGGGTTCTCCTACCCGCCGGAGGAGGTACGTAAGCAGCACCTGTTCGAGGACCGGCACGCCAGGACCTTGTTCAAGCAGGACCTGGTTGCCGCAGACAAGTACCTGCGGATCCTGAAGACTCTGTATGGTAGCTGAGGAGGTTTGAGTGAACACCACCGAACGAGTACAGGTAGCCGCCCGAGAGTATCAAGAGCGGCATACGGCGCTGCGTGAATTCGAGGAGGAGCACGCGGATGTGATGAGCAGCTACCGCGACCTGGTAGCCGCACGTGAAGCCTCCCGTGAACGGCTGGTCGGCCTGGTGGCCGAAACCGGCATTGCAGCAGCTGGCATGAAGGTAACGACCGCCCAGGTGCGGGAGTTCAACGGGAGGCGGTTGTACGACCTGCTCTTCGATGACCCGATGCGGGAAGAGCTAGTGGAGGTCGTGTACAAGGTAAGGACCGCCGAGTTCGACCAGGCAGTGCACACCGGCCGGCTGGAGCAGGAGGTGGCCAAGGCGGTCGTCGAAAAAGTAAAGCAGCAGACCCGCGTGCTCAACAAGCCCGCGGCTATCCAACTGGGGTGAGGCATGAAGAACGAAGCCACGGTGACCCACCAACGAACACAAAAGCAACGAGAAAAGAATCCTACGGCTGCCCAGAGCACAGCCGTTGTGACGGTCGACGTGCTCCTGGGGGACGGCAACGCTAACGTCACCCGTTCGCGGGGGGTACGCCACGCCCTTCCCTACTCCGAGTTCGCGGTGGACGGGCTTTGCTCGGTGAGCGTCCGCTGCAACCAGGACGAGGAGACCATCTTGGCCGCCTCCGCGGCGTGCATCCGTCTCGCGGAGCAAGTCATGCAGGCTGACGACCAGCGTATGCGCGTCCTCGTCAACAAAATGGCGGAGGAGTTGCACAATGACGGTTAGCAAGATTGACAACCTCCGGCTGGTTCGAGTGGAGGTGTCGAGTGCGTACTGGGACGTTACGCCACCGTTATCCCCCACGATAAAAGTGTGGGTGGACCTGCGTCATGGTCAGGTGACGTTGGCGCAAACGACAGCGTCGGAGAACTCTCTGCGCATGGGCCAAGCTGTGCGAGACGCCGTGCAGCAGCTGCTGACCGCGCTGACCGCGGAGGTACGCCCCCTCTACTTCCAGGACGTGCCACTAGAGACGCAGGTAGAGCTTGACGGGCTGGTGCTGGAAACGGAGCAGGTATGAGCAACGACACGAGCGGAAGTGCCATGGAGGAAAGGAAATACTGGATCGAAGGCGCGGAACACTGGGAGCGCCTTGCGAACGAGGCGGAGGAAATGGCCGCCTGGGATCGAGATCACGGAATCGACCTGAGCACACCGGGACAGTCCGTAGGAGACCGAAAGGCGGAAACTTACCGCTGTTGTGCACGAACACTCCGATTACAGGCAGAAACCGGGGAACCGCACTGCATGTGTCATGAGCGACCAACAGCGGACTGCCCAAACCAAGAAAGGAACAAACCGTGAGCGAGGAGATCATCAAACGGGTAGCGCTGCTGGAGCAGCGCAGCCAAAAACACGCCAAAACGCTGAAGAAGCTCGCGGAGCAGGAGTCCGCCTATCAGCGCTGGATCGGACAGGACGTTCGGGTGGTGCTGACAGACGGCGTGTACACGGGGGATCTGCTGTGCGTAAGTAAGTACACGATTACGCTTCGCCCCCATAACGGGGAGGATACCGTAATCAACAAGGCGCACCTCGTCTCGATGTCGCTGGAGTAACCGATGTCGGGCGCCGGAGGTATAGATCGAGAGCACGCCCTGATTTGGCTCATTCTGACAACCAAAGACCTGAGACACGTGCTCACACACGGGGTAACGCCGGACCTCCTGGTGCAACCAATTCGCCGAGCGCAGTTCATTGAGATCGTGAGCTACTACAAGCACCAGGAGCACCACGGGTGCATCCCCTCCCTGGAGTGGATGGAGGAGCGATATCCTGGAACGTTACCACCGATCCAGGTGAACGCCACCTTGGCCGAGGTCTGCCGTGACATACGCGAGCGGGCACTTTGCCGGCAGATCAACGATGCCGTCCTAGAGGTGTGTGACCTCGTAGACCAGTTCAACGGTGACGGGGCGTTTCAGTTGCTGCGCCAACGGGTCGCACAGTGGCAGCACGCCACCCCCCAAGGAAGCGTGCGAGTACTGAGTGACGACGTAGAGAACATCATTTTCGAGGCGGAGCAGCGACGCAACCGCGACCTGGTACAGGGCCTTCCGTTCCCGTGGCGCCAGCTCAATCAGAAAACCCAGGGCCTCCAGACCGAGGACTTCCTGGTCATCTTCGCCCGTCCAAAGAGCATGAAGACCTGGCTCGCGATGGAGCTGGCGTGCTCCGCCTACATGGATTCTCAGGCAAGGGTGCTGATCTACAGCTGTGAAATGCCCACTAATCAGCTGGAGCAACGTGTGGCGTGCTCCCTAGCAACCATCGACTACACCCGTTTCCGCGAAGGGCACAGTACCCCCAAGGAATGGGAGGACTTCCAGACCATCTTGCGGCTGATCCCCCAACTGGAGAACCGCCTCACGTCAACCGGGCGGTCCAGGGCGCTAAAGTTCGTTTCGAGCGCCGACGTGCCGGGCGGGGGTGGGGTATCCCACCTGCAGGCTGTCGCCGAGGAGTTCGAGCCGGACCTTATCATCGTAGATGCTCTGTACCGAATGCTGGACGACCGGACCGGCAAGCACGACCTGAAGTGGACGGTGCAGGCAAACATTGCCCAGGACCTGAAGGGTACTACACAGCAGTTGCACGTACCGGTCATTGGGGTGACCCAACGATCCAGAACCAAAAAGGGTGGTCCAGAGGGTGACGAACACCTGGAGGACATCTCGTTCGCCGACGCTTTGGGACAGGAAGCGGATATGGTGTGGCGTGTCAAAAAGGAGGGACGTGATAGTGACGGCGTGTCCACACGCCTACGGGTAAACATCGCCGGGGCGCGGGAGCTGCAGGTTGCCGGGTTTTTGCTCAGCGTGCGGCTCTGCCAACATTGGCACTGGAAAGGCTGGACGGACGAGGAGGGGCGGCTACTGGACGAGTCAGGACAGGTGGTACCAGAGGACCCCCAGCTGAACCCTATTCGGACGGGGCGGGAGGTACTTGAGGAGCGCAAAGCGCGTGGGGGTGGAAGGAGGAAGCCGATACAGAAAACGGACCACGAGGACCTTCAGCAGCACTACGGTGCGTTAGTGCCAGAGGAGCCGGAGGATGAACCAACTTGAGCAGCTGCTAGACCCCTACCTGGAGCGCTCCTACCGTAAAGGTCCTGAGTTGTGGGCCTGTTGCCCCTTACCAGACCACGACGACTCCACCCCGTCGTTCTCGATCAACGTCGAAACCGGGTTGTGGAACTGTTTCGGGTGCCACCAGGGCGGAACGTTGGGGCAGCTGCTTCACAAGTTGGGCCTCTCCCCGCAGAGACGGCAGTTCGTAGAGTCGTTCGTCCGAGAGCAGCAGGAGCGGCAGCAACGGCACGAACAACTACTGCGTGCGCGCCGCACTCGACGAAACCCTCTTGTAGGGCAGCACATCCTTCCCGAAAGCCTGACCGGCGTCTACTACCGCAAGCCCATTGACCTGGTAAACGCCGGGTTCGACCCCTACCTGCTCCGGGAGCTCGGTGTGGGGTACGACCTGCGCACCGATCGCATCATGTTTCCGTTGCGTGATGCGATGGGGAACCTGATCGGTTACGCCGGGAAGGCTACCATCCCCGGGGAGCACCCCAAGTACCGGGTGTACCGCGGCGGTACGGACGGGTCTCCGGGAGACTACGGGGAGGAGTTCGATAAACTCTTCCCCAAGTATCAACCGGAGCCTCACAGCCACCTGTGGAATGGCCACCGGATAAGGACGCTGCCCCCGGAGGAACGCACCCCCTTCATCGTCGTGGAGGGGTACAAGGCGTGCATCTGGCTAGTTCAGAACGGGTGGCCCGCGACGGTCGCGCTGCTCGGCTCGTACATGAGTCGGGAGCAGCACCAGCTCTTGCACATCCTCGCGCCGGACGTGCTGTACCTGATGCTGGACGGTGACCAAGCTGGCTGTCTAGGAACGGAAAAGATCGGTGGCTGGCTCGCCCGGACCAAAGTTGTCCGGGTGGTGCAGTATCCTGATGAGGAGCGCGTTCAGCCGGACGATCTGAACGCGGAAGAGATTCGGCAAAGCCTCGCTGAGGCAGAAAGGTATCGGTAATGGCACTTTCGAGGAACCTGCGTCGCGACCAAAAAGGACGCAAGCGTGGTGGTGGCGGTGGACAGTGGTGGAAAATCCCCAAGGTCGGGGAGCCCGGTGTCAGCCAAATACTCCTGTTTCCGGGTAAGTACGTCCAGGAGATCTCCTTGGCCGAGGGGGAGACCAAGAAGATCACCAACCCGTACTACATCACGTTCAGCCACTTCGTTATGGGGGCGGGGAAAGAGGGCAAGGGGGTGAGCCTCACTTGCAGCGCCGGGCTGGCGGAGTACGAGGAGCCAGACGGCTCTCACGTTCTGGACATCGGTGACCGGAGCTGCGTGCCTTGTCACTTCGCTAGCATAGGGGCGCGAAACGTGCGGGCAGCGTCCAAGCAGATCGTCTTCAACGGAGTGCTCATGGGGAACTTCCACCCCGTCGAGCGGGAAGTGGACTCCAAGAAGCGCCCCGGGGAAAAGGTGAAGATCGTAGAGTACAAGGATTGCACGGGACGCCGCTGCGGACTTTGCAGGCAGGAGCAGCCGGTAACTTTCGGACGGCCCGTACACGTCGGGTTCGGGTTCCGGTACATCGGGCAGCTGGAGGCGTTTGAGCGCACCGTGCTGAGCAAACTCTGCACCTGCGGGGGTGGGTTGGACCTGGTAGGGTTTGGCTGCTCCTCAAGCAAGTGCGACCACTTCCTGGATGTCCAACAACTCACGGACAACCAGATCTCCTCGTTGGAGGAGGAGGAGATGGAGTGCAGCTCCTGCGGAACCGTGGGGTTCTTCACCCCGGTCCACGAATGCGACCGGTGCAGCACCCCCACGCCGTTGGACCTTTGGAACGTGGTGCTAGACCTGCACCGCGTTGGGGAGAACAAGGACTCCGCTCTCCAAATCGCGCACCGGGTGGCGACCCCGGAGGACCTGGCGAAGGTCAAGGAGCACATGACTCCGCTGGAGCTGGAGCGGATATTCGCCCCGAAGTCCTTGGAGGACCAGGCCAAGGACATGGGCGTCGACAACCCCTTTGGGGGCACAGGGCGCCCTGCTCGTCGTACGGAGGGCAGCTCCACCTGGGACGATGACGACGTGAACTCGGGGCCGCGGACGCGCAAAGTCTAGCGGCTACACTGCGATGGGGGCGGGGACCGTGAGTCCCCGCCCCCATTCTCCCCGTTGGAGGGCTAATGAAACTTGTAGAATGGTCCATCGACCGGCCGGTGGCAGTCCACGTGCGGACGGCCGAGCAGGAACAACAGCTCGAAGAGCTGCTCTACGACACGGACTTGATCGCCGTCGACACGGAGACCACCGGCCTGAACATCCAACGGGACTTCGTGGTGTTCTGGTCGGTGTCCACCGGGGACAACCGGTTCTTTCTGGAGCGGGACCGGCTCCACAGATTCAAGAACGTGTTGGAGGACCCCACCAAGACATGGGTGGGGAGCCAGATCAAGTATGATGCTAACATGTTGGCCAACAGTGGCGTGCACCTCCAGGGGGACATGTACTGCACGCTGACCATGGACCGTCTGCTGAACCCGGCGCAGCCACACGGTCTCAAGGACGCCTACTACCGTGAGTTCGGGGAGATCATGATGCCCTTTGGTGATACGTTCTACCCCGCCAACGCCAAAGGGCACCGGAAGCGCCCGCCGAAGAAGACCTTGTACGAGATCGAGTTGGAGGCGTTTGAGCGCGAGTACGACCGCGTGGTGGACTACGCCAGCTTTGACGCCTACGGGGTCCTGCGGCTGTTCCACAGGCTGGCTGAGAAACTACAACAAATTCCTGACCGAACGGGCAACGGTACATTGTTTGATCTGTTCATGCTCTACGAGGTGCCCACAACCAGGACCCTGTTCGAGATGGAACGGGCGGGTATCCAACTAGATGTCAACTACCTGCAGCAAGCTAAGCCCCGAATTCAGCAACGACAGACCGAAATCGAACGTTCGATCAACCAGACGGCCGGCTACTTCGTGAACCTGAACAGCGGCCCGCAGCTGGCCAAGCTGCTGTTCGAGGACCTGGGGCTGCCAGTTGTCAAGAACACCCCCGGTGGCACCACGAGCGCGCCGCGGCCCTCTACCGATGCAGATGTCCTGGACGTCCTGGCCGAGGAGGGAAACGAGGTACCCAGGCTCATCAAGGAGTACCGGTCGCTCACCAAGCTGGTGGGCACCTACATCGACGGTATCCTGTCCTGGGTGGACGACCACGGGCGGGTGCATACTACGTTCAACCAGCACGTAGCCGACACTGGAAGATTGTCGTCATCCGAGCCCAATTTACAAAATCAGCTGAGGAGTGGCACCGCCGCGCTGCTGGACATTCGACGGGCTTTCGTTGCTCCACCGGGAACGGTGCTCATAGGAGCTGACTACGACCAGTTGGAGCTGTACATCTTGGCGCACTTTTCCAACGCCAAGAGCCTGGTCGAGGCCGCCATTGCGGGAAAGGACTTACACACCGCTAACGCAGCGAAGGTCTACGGCTACTCCTACGAAGAGCTCATCGAGGCCAAAAACGCCAAGAACCCAACTGATCACCAGAAAATGCTCAAGGGGTTACGCAACCCGGTGAAGGCAATCGGGTTTGGGCTCATTTATGGCAAAGCGGCGCGGACACTCGGGATTGATCTCGGCTACCCCGCCGCGGTACGTGCAGAGTATCCAAACTGGTCAGACCAGGCCGTGCAGGATGAGGCCACCAGGATGGCACAGGAGAAGACCGAGGAGTTCTTCGCCGCCATTCCGGAAGCACGAGATTTCATCCAGTGGACACACGAGTTCCTCAGCGACCACAAGTACGCCTCCTCCTACCTCGGAAACCGCCGGTGGTTCTTGGAGGCGATGGACTGGCCCGTCTACCAATCCCATCAAGCGGCTGTCGCCCAACAGGGCCGCCGGTCCAAGATCTGTTGGTGTAACGCCTGCAAGCTCACCAGGGACGCCCAGCGGGCAGCGACAAACCTCTGGATTCAAGGCACGGCAGCGGATATTGTCCGGCTGGCAATGAACCGATGCCGTCGTGACTCCAGACTTCGCACACTCGGGGTGCGCATGCTACTGCAGGTACATGACGAACTGGTGTTCGAGGCTCCTGAGGAGTCCGCGGCGGAGGCGTGCCCGATCATTCAGGGGCACATGGAGCACCCCGGTATCACGCTAAGAGTGCCCCTGCGCGCCACCCCTAAGGTGGGGCACAGCTGGGCGGAGACCAAGTAGCCGACCCACGGCAAGGAGAAAACATGGACAAGTACGGTTATGAACCAGAGCCTGACCAGCCATCGGTCAAGACGGCTGTCGAGCGGGAAAAGTGCCCCGTGTGCGGTCGTCAGCTGGTGGGCCAGCCGCCAGTCTGTCCCCGATGCGGTTCCCTCCCGTTTGAGCCGCACAAGGAGAAACAGTGATGCCAAGAAAAAAGAACACGGCTGCGCCCCGCGACCCTGACCAGTACGAACAGGGTGACCTGTCCTTCTTCGACAAGGAGGTGCCCGCGTTGACAGCTGACGAGGTGGTAAACTTCGTCAACGCCAGGGTCAACGAGGGGAGGAAGAAGGGGGAGGCGCGAACCACTGCGCTGCGGCGTGCGGACGAGAGCGCCAACCCCTTCCAGCTGCGGCGGCCTTTTGGGCTGGCATCGCTCGACTGCGCCTGCGGTGGTGGCATGGCAGCCGGGGGTGTAACGCAAATCGGTGGGCCGGACGGGGTGGGCAAGGACGCCCTGACCGCCCGCGCCGGAGCAATGTGTCAGTACATTTACGGCGCGGGCGCACGAATAGCATGGTGCTGCCTAGAGCACACACTGGACAAGGAGTTCCTACGCGTTCAAGGGTGCGCAGTCCCGTCGTCCGAACTGGATCTGCAGTTTCTCGACGAACGCCGCGCTAGAGAAGGGCGCCCAGCCCTAACTGAGGAGGAGCGGGCCTATCATCAAACCGGCGTTGGCGAGTTCCTCATCTTCGACGTAGGGAGCCACGAGCAACGCCTGGAGGGAGTGGCCGAGCTGGTCCGGCAAAACTACTGCCAGATGGTGGTGGTGGACAGCCTCGCAGCCGTATCCACCAAGTACCGCACGGATACCTCCCTCGACGACGACCCCCGTCAATCAGCCTCTGCCTACCTGCTGTCAGAGTTCATGCGTAAGCTCTGGCCGTTCTTCTCCGCACCGGAACGGGGTCGGGTAAACCTGACTACCGTGGTTGCTACCAACCAGGCGCGTGCCAACCGTAAGAGTCACAAAAACCCCCGAGCACGGGAGTTTGAGGTGACCGGTCCCTACGCAATTCGACACGGGAAGCTACTCGACCTACTGCTCACCCGTGGGGAACGCATCGAGGAGGGAGGCGCCCGTGTGGGCAAGACCATCAACTGGCAGGTTGTCAAAGGAAAGGCGGGGTGTCACGAAGGAGGAAGCGGGGAGCTGCGGTACTTGTTTGATTCGGGGTTCGACCCCGTGCAGGACCTGTTCACCACGGCGAGCGCTTCGGGGCTGATCCTACACCAACCGAAAACGCCACATGCGATGATCCTCGACGCCCAGGAGGAAGTGCTGCTTGCAGACGCGCCTTGGGGTGACCGCGGGTCGGAGCTCAAAATGTTGCTACGCCAGGACAGCACGTTGTACTGGTCACTCTACTACGCCTGCCTGCAGAAGGCGGAGGTGTCATGCCTGCACAGGCTCGTGTAGAGACGGCACGCAGTTTTGGGCAGTGTCCCTCCTGCGGCTACGTCGGTGACCTACTGGTCCTGCTCCTAACCGTCGAAACGGTAGATGGCACCTGCCGTCACAACCAGGCGACTGTCTGCCCCACGTGCGCTCTGGTAGGGCTGACGCCAAAGGTGAAGGAGGCGTTACGCCCGCGGGACGTACTTGGGGATGGTCGTTCCGCACGTCGTGCTTCCGTCAAGCGGTCACAGCGTAGCGAACGCAAAGCCGCCGAACAGATTGCGGGCACCACAACTCCACGGTCAGGCGGCGGGGTCGTCAAGGGGGATGCGCGCAACCACCAGTGGATGATCGAGGATAAGTTTACCGTACACCAGAGTTACCGACTCACGGCCACGACGTTCAGAAAGGCCCTACACCAGGCGGCGGCGACGGGCCGGGAAGCGGTACTACGGATTACCCTTGGGGACGGCACCAAGGTCGCGGTGTTGGCTTGGAACACTGCTTTGGAGCATCTCCAACCGGAGGAGCAATGTTGACGCTGGAGCACATCGAGGACCTGGAACGAAGTCCAACTGCGGCCAAGCTGCTCACGTCCTGGCCTCTGGTTCAGGTGCTGGAGGATCACGTTGCACGGCTGATTCGGCAGCCCGAGCCGTGGACGTCTACGTTCCAGTGGGGGGCACACCGCCAAAAGGGGGCGTTCCACCCGTCGGAGTACAGCAACCCCTGCGACGCCTTTCTGGCGTTTCAACTGGTAGGGGAGAAGGAAGAACGGAAGGAGCGTGTAGAGCAGCGCCGTATTTTCGACACTGGCACCGTAATACACGAACTGCTGCAATACTACATGGGAACCTGGGCGCGCCTGGAGGGGCACGACTACCACGCGGAGGTGCGCGTACGGCACGACGCGTTGGAAATGACCGGGCACGCTGACGGTCTTCTCGCAGCTGTTGTCGCTATTGGTGGGCAACAACTGCGGTTTCGGATGGTGCTGGATTACAAAAGCTGCAACTCCACCACCTTCAACAAGCTGGGGAATACCCCTGGAAGCAGCTACGTAAAACAGCTCCACGGGTACCTAAAGGCACTGGATGTGCCGATGGGGTGCATCCTGTACTTCAACAAGGACAACAGCAACATGCGGGCGCTCTACGTCCCGTTCGACTACGGGGTGTGGACGCCAATCCAACAACGGCTGGAGCGGATACAAGCGCAGATGGACCAGTACCAGATTCCCCCCCGCCGGATCGGGAGAAGCTGCCACTGGTGTCGCTACAACGCCGTATGCCAGCCCCGCAAACTCGCCGGAAAGGAGGACTCGTGACCCGTGCAACAGTGCCCAACTTCAACCTGTTGCTCACCGAATGGGACGACGTGGACGACCGGTTCACCCAGGCCGAAGTGGCGGCGCAGACAGCGCTTAGACGGTTAGGAATCCCAGACATGACCGCCCCAACACTCGCCAGCCCGATACTCACCCAGAGTCTGAGCAGTATGCCCAACGACGCGCTGATGGACGTACAGGGGGCTGCTGGAGCGTGGATGGCCTACGTTGGTGGCGTGCTGGCCGACGCTAAAATGCAACAGTCCGGACTGATGTACCGGATGAAGGTACTACGGTCGAGCATCAAGGAGCGGCTTACTTGCGCCGCTAACCAAAAGGAGGACAAGGTAAACATTGACCCGCGGGTTATAGAGCTATCCGCGCAGCTCCTGGAGTGCGAACTCGTGGTTACGAAGCTCCAGGCGCACTGGGACGGGCTTGAGGCACTCAGAAAACCAGCTTCGCGCTATGTTGGGCTGCGGGAGGCAGAGCTCACTGATTCCCTACGTGAGCACAACGTTGGCAACCGCCGACGTCCAGTGAGGATATAGCATGCGAGTCACTCTGCCTCTACCCCCGTCGGACAACCACGTCTACTTCACCGTGAAGCGCCGCCGGGTCAAAACCAGTGAGGCGGAACGGTACGTCAACCTTGTCCGTGCGGCGGTCGCGGAACAGGCCATACGTTCTTCAATCCCGTTTTGTCAGGATGTTCCGTATCGGGTCATCATCATGATCTACTTTGACCGTATGGAACAGCTGAACTGGAAACGGAGCGGGGCGGGCCGCCGTTTTCTCAAGCTAGACGTGGCAAACCGCCAAAAGCTACTCATAGACGCGGTCATGGACGCGTTGGGGATCGACGACAGCTGCATCATGAACCTTCAGCTCTTGAAGTACATGGACGCCGCGCACCCCCGGGTAGAGTTCGACATCGAACCCCTGCCCCAGTGGTGCTGACGATGGGACGGCACACTAAATGGGCCTGGCCAAAGCTAAACCACGAACGGCTCATCCGGCGAGGAAGAGTGCGTTTTGACATTGAGGCTATCCCGTGGCTAAACGACTCCGAATTGGTAGAGCTATTGCGCCTGCTGGACGTTCGCGCTTGGAGAGGCCAGGACACCGCTACCCTACAGGAGCTACTGCTGCGCCGGTTACAGGGGGAGTCTGTTCAGGTCCATAACCCTATCGACGAGTTACGCAACCGCCTGTACGACTTCGTGACAAAGTTCCAAAAGAAGCTACGTGACCAGATGATCGACGCGGGTAACCCGCAGTATTTCGCAAAACACGACGTCGAGGTGCTCATAATTTATGAGCTGAATCGACGCCGTATAGAACAGGAGAGAGAGCATGGATGAGAGAACAGCGTACAGAGAGGAGCTCGTGGAGACCAGCGAGCGCGCTCTACGATGGCGCGCCGCCAAGGCGCAGCTACCCACGGAGGTGTGGCAACAGGCCCTGCGTGACGGGGGCAAGGACCAGCTCATCGCCCTACTGCTGTCGAAGTGGGACGAAGACCACGCGTCAGCACCGGCTACTACCCCCGTACAGAACCCCCCGGACGCACCGCCAACGCCGGCTCCCGCAGCGACAACCCCTGCGCCTGCCAAGAAACGCGCTGCTCGTAAGACGCAGACGCAGACCCCCGTGCAGAAGGAACTTCCCGGGACCGTGGACCCAGAAGAGGACCTAGAGGAGAGCGCAGAAGAGGACCCAGAGGAGGCGCTTCGGAGGTTGGGGCTCGACCATATTCTACCCGCCGATGAACCCCGGCACACGCCGCTCACCCCGGACCCAACCCCCGACCCCGGCGGATTGGTCCTTGTGACCAAATTGCTGGAGGACATCAACCAGCGGCTGGACCGCCTAGAACAAACGCAGGTCGCCCAGGGTAACGTGCTGCTCACCGTAAACGACCAACTCCAGTCGCTGGTCGACCTGGCGGTCAACGCGGGGGCGTTGGCGTTTGCACGCGGGCTCGACAAGCCACTGGCGGGGTTCGCCGCCATCCTGCGGAAGGTCGGGCTTGCCGATAGCCCAAAGTGAGCAACACCGGCTCCGTTGCGGGACAGCGGGCAGTACCTCACCATCGAGCTTCCCGCTACGAACGCGGAGCTCGTTCAGCACTGCCGGTCAGCTGGACTTCCGGTAAGCGTCAACCCTGAGCACAACCTGTACGTGCTGCAACTCAGCAGTAAAGAGGTTGCGCGCTTCTGAGGACAACATGGTGTCCGTGATGTTCGTTCAGAGCCGGAGCGTGCATCGGTACAAGCGCCTCTCTGGCGAGACCGCGGAGGAGTGCTCCGAAGCATTTCTTCAGTTCCTAGACACGGTGGAGTCCAACGACGACAGCAACTGGGACGACGTCGAGGACAGCGAAATGGGGACGTGGGAGACCCCGGAATTGGTATAAGGAGGACAGAGCGTGTCCAGCAGCTTGCGGGGGACTAATGCCCCCGCCGCTCCTGCCGCGGCGGTGCCTGGAACTCCCCTGCCGGGTGGTAGAGCTTTGCCGGACGTGCTACGGTGCTGCCGGGGGTAATCCCCCTGGCAGCACCTTTTTAGTTGAGGATGAGCCCGACGTTGAGCGCCGGTTGGGGCGCTTAGTCAGAGCGCAGTGACGACGTAGGCGGCGAGTGCCACCAACCCACCAGCGGAGACCACACCCAGCACAAAGCCAAACCACCAGGAGCGGTACCACGCCGTCGCGTTCCCTGTACGCTGTTCCGCCTGCAAGGCGCGCTCACGGTACGTCACCACCTGTTCCTCCAGCGCTCGGGTGACCAGCTCCTCCTCCCTGCGAGCGTGGTTGAGCTCGACCGTGTACAACGCACGGAACCGCAGAGTATCCGACCAGCGTAGTCGACGCACAGCTTGGAGCTTCAGCCCCAACAGCACCAAACGGTCCCGGTGGACCAGCGCCCCGTCCCACGGAGCAGGGGAGCATTCACCGGTGTGAACAGGGATGGCTGGAGGTGGGGAGAGGTTAGGGGTGAGCGCCTCCTCCTCGGGGCTGGGGCACTCGAAATTCGGTGCAGTGGTGGAGGTGTAGTCCTGCGGTGTGCAGGACTCCGCCCAAACATGGCCGGGGTAGAGCAGCGCCAGTACGGCAAGGAGGACGCGCATCATCTACGCCAGCAGCACGGTGACGGGAAGGGAGGTCATGTCGTTGCTGACCACCCGGATCGTTGCGGTGTCGTTGGCAGCCAGGTCTCCAGCCATGCTCGCTGGGTTGACCAGCAGCAGCGTATCGGTGTAGGAGGCGGTAGAGAGCGCCAGACCGCCGGCCTCTCCGGTCGGAGCCCCAAGCACGCCACCGCAGTAAACGGACAGCCCCGTACCCAGACCACCAGCCAGGGGGGTGAGCGCCGTGACCGGGACTGCGCCGCCACCGAGACTGTTGGCGCGCAACACCCCCGTCCACAGCGCTGCGCCGACGTTGATTGCGACGGCAACCGCGTCCTCATTGGAACCGGAGCCGCCCTGGTCGATGGACAAAGTTCCGCCTACGTAGGTGATCGCCAGACCACCTATTCCGGTGTCCACCACCTCGACCGAGATACTGTCCCCGCCTACCCCCGGTTCCTCGGCGATGATGTCGAGGCCACCGATAGCCAAATGGGAGAAGCTCTGCCCCTGCAGGAACGCAGCGCCGATCAGCCTGAAGTTCGCGCTGCCGTCCACCGCCAAGGTGGGAGCCACGTCTGGCCGGACACCCCAAATCTCCGGGAAGGCGGAGTGCGCGTTGAGCGCGGCGATACCCGCAGCGTTGGTCAGGATATCCGCTGCCTGCAACCCGAGCTGCAGGTCGACTCCATTGAGGTGCGCCGTTAGTGAGGTCACCCCTGAGGCCAACCCACCAAGGTCCACCGTGGGGGTAGAGTTGGCCGGAGTCCAGGTGATCTCCACCTCGTCGCCGTCCACGACGTCAGTGCTCCCAACCGTGTGGGTACCCGCGTGCGCGTTGGGCAGGTTGGAGAAGGAGAGGGGGGTGGTGTCCACCACGATAGGGTCGTCGGTAGTCAGGCACCACACCGTGTCCGCCAAGGTCGCTCCCTCGGTGACCCGGAGGAACATGCCTGCGGTAACCTCTACGTCGTCATCGGCGTCGGTAGCCCGGACCAACACCTGGGGTATCCCGAAGGCGCCCGCTACAGTCACGGTGTAGATACCACGGTCGGTGGCGGTCACGGTGCCCGTGTCATTGACCAGAATACGGTCACCGGCGACCACCGCGGTGCCGTCGATGTCCTCCTGCGCCCCAGCACCGTCCTGAGTCAGGGTGTGCCCAAGCCCCGGGCCGCCAGAAGCGGTGTAGGCGTTGAGCGCCGCCGCGGTGCAAAGCCGCGCGCTCTCCTTACGATCCCGCGCTGCCAGGGTCGCGTTGATCAGCGCAATGCTGGAGGCCAGACTGCCGGCGTAGAGGTCGATGCCATTGAGATGTGCGGTCAGCGAGGTTAGCCCCGAGGCCAGCCCCCCGACGTCTACGGTACGGGTGAAGGTAGTGGGGGTCCAGGTGATGTCCACCTCGTCACCATCCACGACGTCGGTGCTTCCGACCGTGTGGGTGGCAGCGTGCGCGTTGGGCAGACTGGAGAAGGAAAGACCGTCGGTGTCCACCACGATAGGATCGTTGGTGGTCAGGTGCCACACCGTATCCGCCAAGGTCGCGCCTTCAGTGACCCGAAGGAACATGCCCGAAGTGACCTCTACATCGTCGTCGGCGTCGGTAGCCCTGACCAGCACCTGGGGCACCCCGGGGGCGCCCACCGTGTCCACGGTGTAGATACCGCGGTCGGCAGCGGTCGCGGTACCTGTGTCATTGACGAGGATACGATCCCCAACCACTACCGCAGTGCCGTCGATGTCCTCTTGCACCCCCGCACCGTTCTGAGTCAGCGTACGCCCGAGACCCGGACCACCGGAGGCGGTATAGAGGCCGAGCGCTGCCGCGGTGCAGAGCCGGGCGCTCTCCTTGCGATCCCGTGCGGCCAAAGTGGCGTTGATCAGCGCGATGCTGGAGGTCAACCCGGCCGCGTAGAGGTCGATGCCGTTGAGATGCGCGGTTAGCGCGGTCAGGTCGCCAGCGAGCCCGCCAATGTCCAGCGTCCTGGTGAAGGTAGTGGGGGTCCAGGTGATGACCAGTCGGTCGCCGTCTACCACATCCAGGCCGCCGAAGATGTGCCGCGAGGCGTGAAACCCCGGGTCATCCTCGGTGAAGGAGAGACCGTCGGTGTCCACCACGATGGGGTTGGCGGTCGAGAGGTAGAAGTGGTGACCCGCCAGCGTCGATCCCGCCAGCACCCGTACACCCATGCCCGAGGTCACGTCCGCATTATCGTCGGCGTCGGTTGCCCGAGTCAGTACCTGCCGGACAGCCACCGTGCCTACGGTCGTGACAGTGTAGATGCCGCGGTCGGCAGCGGTCGCGGTCCCGGCGTTGTTGACAAGGACACGGTTTCCAACTACCGGGGCCACCCCGTCGATGTTCTCGACCGCGGCGACGCTCTGCGTCAGGGTTTTCCCGTCACCCGACCCGGCCACGGTGTAGAGGTTGAGCGCCGCCGCTGTGCAAAGGCGCACCGGCGCCTTCTCGTTGAGCGCGTCGAACGCCGAGCCCACCCGGCCGAAAGCGCGCTCCAGGTCCTCACGCAAGTCACGGATCTCGCCGCCCTTGCCGCCGCCCTGAATCAGGTGAGCGATCTTCGCTCGCTCATACGGGACAAAAAACGTGTCGCCCATGGTTCTCTCCTCTCATCTCGATCCAGCGCGCACCCGTACTGGGCGGCGGGCTACAGGTTGTTGAACCACTCAACAACCTCTTCCAATGACTTATCCTGGAGCTGCTCCAACTGCACCAGCTGTTCCTCAGACATGGTTCGCAACTGTTCAGCGTGCTCCCGTTCCAGCTCCTCAACCTTGCTGCGCCGTTCGGCGTCGGCGGTGCGGAGCTGCTCCAACACCGACCGGACCCTCTCCGGCTCAGGTGGTCTCGACACCGGTCTCGGCCGGAGTACGGCCGCTACGACCCCTATGATAGCTGAGGCTACCCCGACAGGGAACACCACCCACTTCCAGTTGGCCGCCCACCACGACTTCCAGCGCCCCCACCAGGTCACGCGGGCCTCGACATCCGTAGCAACTCGGTGGTGAACCCCCGCCAGCACGCGGTCTTCACCGATGGCGTGGATTCGCGTTGCGCTTGCTCCTCTAGCGCACATTGGTGGATACCCCGTCCTACCCGATGTCGCACCAGGTAGCCACCGCCGAGCCCAACTCCGGCCCCGATAAGCGCGCCAGTCGCCGCCGCCCGTGGGCCAAAGACCGATCCCACGAGCCCACCACCCACACCCATTGCGACGCCAAGCGCCGTCGGATGGCCGCGTGTGGCACGCAGATACTCCGCCCGCCGCTCGTGCGGGTCCAGCGGTAGCACACTGACGGCGGTCCCGCGGGGGGTCCAATACTGACTTCCGACTCCTTCAGGACCCTCCCATTCGTCGTAGGTACCAAGACGCATTCCAGCAGGAGCCTCCAAACCCCTGGTCTGCCGCGCGTACTCCTGCCTCTCCCAATCGTCGTTGGTATAGTCGTCGAAAGGCGGCCTCCGTGTAAGCTCCACGGGAGCACCGTTACCACTGCGCCGCGCGAGCAGCACCTTCTCGGCCAGTTCACTCATCACTTCCTCCTTAGGTGCGCCTGCTACTCACGCACCGCGCTCACTCCCCCACCGGGCGGCTACCTTCGACTACCCTGGCGGCTCGGCGGCAGGTCAATGTCCAGGTCAATGCCCTGCGCGTCCAGATGCTGCCGAAACCCCTTCCAGATGCGCTCATACAGCGCACCGGAGAAGACTCCCAGCAGGACCATGCCCCAACCCTGGTACTGGGTTGGCAGCAGCATTACCAGCTCCGGCCGCGGCCAGAACGGTAGCGCACCCAACAGACCACCAAACAGCCAGGGCAGCCACGGCGCGATGACGTTGAGCGTCTTGAGCATCTTGCGGAGCCATAGCTTGTCCCGCGCCCACAGCCACGCGCCGCACCACAGGAACAGGTACATGCACAGGTAGACCGCTACGCCAATCAGGATGATCGGCCAGGCTGTAAACACCGCTCCAAGTTCGTTCATCGCTCTCCTCCTACACAAAGTACGCTTGAGCGTAGTCACCAAGCGCTGGGTCCCACCCGGCAGGTCCGGTCACCGCACCACCAAACACAATGCTCGGGAGATGTCCTGGCCCCGGGAGGTGCCCCGTCGCTAAATTTATTAGGCGGTTACCAGAAAAGGTCACGCCACCGCCGGGCTGCGTACCACCAACGCTGTCGGTCTCGGCAAAACGTGCGAGGTGATACGCGCCAGAACTGTCATCCAGCTCTGCCTCAAACGTGTTGCCGCAAACGTCCCAGAGGTAGGTGAACGTGTCCAGCACCACACATATCTCCATCGAACCGCCAAAAGTGCCGATCTTGTTGACTTTGAAGTGATTCCCGCGAATAACTCCGTACTTGACCCCGCCAAAAGGCGTAACGATTGCAAGTACGGTCTTGCCGAGAATGTACACCACCGACTGCGCAACCCCGGAAGGGTGGCTTCCGAGATAGATGTCGTTGTCCAGAATCCTCAGATCGTAACCGTCGATTGGAGCGCCGATCGGTGTTGAGATAACGCGCAAGAAACGATTCGCGGTGTTGAGCACAATGCGGCAATCGCGTATGACCACGTCCTCAAAACCCGCTGAGCCGACCAAAATGAGCGCGTTGTAGCTGTTGGCTCCACCACCCACCAGTCCGGGGTCGGTGAGTACGACACCGGCCAACTCTGCGTGGTGGGCTGCCGTGGCCAGAACCGCTGTGTCCGCCGTGGGAGGGTTGCCATAACCGCACCCGACCCAGTTGGCGGCGTCGACAGTGACCTTACGAACCACCGCACGGTAGGGTGCCAGCCCCTCCAAGTACAACACCGGGTGCAGCCACGTTCCGCCGATGCCGACGACACGAAGCCCGTCAATAACAGCCACCCCGCCAACCTCGACGAGCCCCAACGCTCCCCCGGTACCCGCCATGGCGATGTGCGGACGGACCAGCACCCGATGGAGCTCCACCGGGCAGTCTTCGCCCACCAACAGCGCGTTGTCCCCGACCACCACCAACGCCGCGTCGTCGGGAGTCGGCGCCGAATTGCCAGAGAAGTCCAGCACCACGTTGTCCCCGTGAACGTTGGTGGCAAAGTTCACCCAGGAGAGGCCCGCCCCCACCACCCAATCCCCCTGTGCCGCGATCTGGAAGTTGCTCAAGAGCACGCCGTCCCCACCGCCGTCCAGGTTGAAGTGCACAAACTCCTGCTGTGCTGCAAGCAGCAATCCTGCTGTTTGCACCACGAGGCAGTTAGCGAATTGCAACCGTCCCAGACTACCCGTTGGAGCCCAAATACCGCAGTGCGTACTCTCAAAGTGGCAGCTACGGAAGGCCACTTCGTTGTCACCAGTCACTGATAACGCGGCGCCATCGCCCGGGTTTGCGGGGCTCGCTCCACTCCCGACGAAGTGACAGGCGTCGATGCACACCCTTACGTTGGAGCCGTTCAGCAGTAACGCTGGAACATTGGCGGAGGAGGTAACCGTCAGTCGGGACAGCTGCACGGAGCTACAGGCGCTAAGCTGAATACTGCCCGTAATGGTCATTTCACACAAAGCACTTTGCTGTGCGGCTACGACGACGTCACCGACTACCTCCGACCGCCCCCAGGCAACGCCGGTCCCGGTGATTGCCACAGCGCCGGTCACAGAAAAGTCGGCGAGCAACACCCGCGCCCCAGACGCTATGACCGCTGCGCCGCCGGTCAGGGTCACCCGCTGTCCGACACCGTCCGCCCCTGACCATTCAAAGCTGCTGCCACCAAGGTCAACGTAGAAGTTCTGAGCCGCGATACGGGTCCCTGAGAAGGTCAGGTTGCCCGCGGTGCAGTCGAAGCGGACACCTCCGACACCCGACGGGTCCCCGGCATCCCCAACGATGGTCACCTGGTTCTGGGTGATGTCTATCGCCCCAGATGGGGTGTAGAGCCCACTCTTGATGAAAATGCGGCAGTTGTCCCCTAACGCGGCTAGGGCGGTGCTCAGGGCGTCGTCCCCGGCGTAGTCACAGTCGGTATCCCCAGCAGGTCCAACCACCGCGTCCCATCCACGTGTCCCGTAAAGCAGGTCACAGTTGAGCGCGATGGCGTAGACCCCCCGGTTGAACCGGTCGTCGTCCGCCTGCTCCCCAAAGGCCATGAAACGGGAGCCGACTCCACCACCGGGGGTATCCGCCACAAGCGCGTTGCACGCGCCCTTCAACGTTGCTGCTGGAACGTAACTCATCGTTTTCTCCTACGAGAACCTCAACTCCCAATCCGCCTGCATCACGAACGCGGCGGTCTTGGAGAGCTCGTCGAATGTGTGGTACGCCACCATGAACTTCTCACTCGGCAGTGCACCATGCACCACCGGGGGGGTCCCCAGCGCCCCCACGATGCCCGAGGTGAAGAGACCGATCTCCGAAATAGGGACGCTGGCGAACGCCCCGAAGCTCACCTCGTTGATTCCCAGCACCGAAGTGAACCGAATGACCCCGGTGGTCGGGAAGGTCGCAGGGGTCGAGATGGGATCGTAGTAGCTGCCGGCGATGCACTCCACCGGCCACTCCAGCGCGGTTACCGTGGGGTCCTCGTCGGTCTGCACCGCGTCTGCCGTCCCAACACCGGGCGGCGGGATGGCCCAGTCGTCGGCAAAGCCCGCCCACTCAGCGTGCGCAGCGCGAATGGTCGCTGACGGCACACGTTGACGGGTACCACCAATGCCAAACGCCATGTAGCGCAGCCGGTCATCCCGAAACGTGGTGTGCCCAACGTCGTAGCCAACCAGGTGCGCGATCCAGTCCCGTCCGTAGTTGACGAAGATGTTGTGACCGTTCCGCTCCTCTACCACCCTCCCCGTGCTGGGGTCGATGAGGCGGATGCGAACGTTGGATTCCCCAAACGGCCCTTCCGGCAGCAGCCGCGGCTTACCGGGGGGCAGCGAGGGGTTGACGTGTACCGTGTCCTTGAACCTCATTGCAGCGTTCTCCGACCCACGATGCGAGTGTACCACCCAGCAGGCAAAGGCACACCTACCAACCAGCTCGATGTCGGCTCCGGCGCAGCACCGTAAGGAACGCCGTAGCCGGTTGCCGCTTTCCACTCGTCCACCGGGAGGCCATAGGGGCCGTACCAGGGGGTAGTGGACACCCCCGGCACGGTCCAGTCCGCCGGGGGTAAGGGTCCCGGGGCCGGACCTGCCAGTCGCTGGACGTCTGGAGAGTTGGCAGCGTTGAGCACGAACCCCGAGTTGAGCGTGGGCACGCCAACCACGGGTACCGCCACGGTGATCTCAGGTACGTCGTCGGGCAGCCCGCCCAAGGTGTAGCCCCCGGTACGCCCAACCACAGAGCGGTTCAGCCCCCACTGCGACCAAGGCATCTGCTTGTGGTACACCGCCGCGTCATCTACGTAGAACTCCCCGCCGCCCGGTCCAGTAAGGATCTGCAGGGTGGGAACGTTACCAGCTGCCGCGGAGAGCTCCCACGCGTGCAGGGTGACCTGCACCCACTGGTTGGGAAGTACCGCGTGACGCCACTCGGCCAGTACCGTCTGCCCGGCGTCTTGGTCCAACAGCCGCACGTACACTTGCCCGCTTACCAGATACACCCACAGCCGGACGCCGATCTGCCACCCCTCGTCCCCGACGGCGATTTCCTGCTCCACCCCGGTGTGCGTCCCGGTGGAGATGACGTACATGCTGTCGGCACCCCCAGGGGTGTGGTTCTGCAACGCCGACTTTACCGCGGCGATCGGCAGACCCATCCCCCCGACGTCGACCATCTGCCACGGGCTGAGGAGAGCGCCGGGGTTGATCCCGTTCTCCATGTCGCCGTCGGACAACTCGTTCACCGCGAGTAGCGAGTCCCCAACGATGTGTGTTGTGTGCCCACTACCGTCGATGTCATTGAGCGCAAAGGTACCATCCGCACGGGTCGGGGAGTGGGTGGTCCCGTCCAGACGAACCCAGGTCGAACCATCCGGAACGCGCCCAGGCACGTCCGCAAGGCGCAGTCCGCCGTAGGTGTCGGACACCAAAGGCACCGGAGGAACCGTGACCGGCGAGTGGAAAGTTACCGGTGCACGGGGCACCTCATGTGGCGAACTGGCCCAATCCACCGGGTAGTTGTAGGGCTCCCAAGTGTCCGGGTAGGTGTACCCGAAGGGGACCACCGGACCGACCATGCACGGGTCACCGACGTCGATGTCGTCGTGCAGTGACTTGATGACCGCGAAGAACGGGTCGGTGTGCTGCGGCTTGTACCGGCGCAGGTAGTCGATAAGGAACAGCAGGTTGACCAGCGAGAAGACCGCGGAGTCGACCAACACCCCCCAGGTATGCACCTTCTGTGGCTCGTGCAGGTCGCCGGAACCCACGTAGGGCGCGATCCACGTCGGGTCCTCCACGTAGTCAGTGACCACCACCCCACCGGAAAGGGCCGCGAACTGCTCCACAGCGTCCCCGAGCGTGTACGGGGCGTCAGTCTCCGGGTTGATGGCGAGCCCGACCGCCGTGGGGTAGTAGTAGGTTCGGTAGGTGGTGAGGTTGTCGCGGTCTTGCACCAACACCCGAGAACGCGTGGAGTCGAACGGGCTCTTGACGTCAGCAACCACCCCCGCCACCTCGGCAAATGGCAGGCCCAGGATGACCTGGCTGGCGCTGCGGGTGTTCTCCAGCGTCCGTCCATGCCACAAGTAGTACCAGAGCCCCTGGACTGCGGAACGATAGTCCAGCTCGTCCGTCCGGCTCCGCCAGTCATCCAGCGTGAACCCGGCCAGACGCCCAAACGCTTCGATCTTGTCGCCGTTGTCCAGGTAGGTGACCTCCGCCCACAGCTGGTCGGGGACCACCTCTACCGACCTCATGTGCCACGCCAGCCCGGTTTGGGACAACGCCAGCGCGGAAGAGTAGAGCTCGATCTGGTTTGCGCCTACAACTTGCCGCAGACGATAACGAACCCCATCCAGCTCCAGCACGTAGCCGGTAAGGTCCGCGCCCACACCAAACAGCACCTCGAAGTCGACCGCGGTGTCATAGAGGAACTCGTGGTTGAACGCGTCCGTGTACCCCGTCCAGCCCCGCGCCTGCTCAATGAAGTAGCTGTTGAGGAGCTGGACGCTGTTGACCTCCACCCCATCAAACGTCGTGAAGGGTTCGAGCCGAAAGTCGTGACCGGACTCCAGGGGTGCGGGAGCACCCGACACCGCTCGGTAGTTGATGACCTCTTGCAGCCGCGGCAGGTCCAGCACCAGGTCGTCGAGCGGGATGACCGAACGGCGCAGCACCCCTTTGAACAGGACCTGGTAGCTGTCGTCCGCCAAGTAGGCGGCTAACCCCGTAGCGTCGAACGACAACTGCGTCCCGTGAACGCCCCAAACGTGGCAGCCAACCTCCACGGTCTCCCCGGTGGCGAGCTGCACCTCGAACACCGCTGTGTCCCCCGCGGTCACTCCCAGCAACCCGAAGTCTGACGAACGCGAGGTCACCGCCGCGTCAATGAGCCACGCGCTGGAGGGGGTAGTGGGAAGGGCGTCCTGGACTATGACCTGGTCGGTAGCCGCCTGGCTGATACGGTAGCCAATTCCGTCCAGCACCAACAAAAGCCCAGATACGGACCCAGCAGGCAGCGTGCCGGGGTCCATGACGTAAACCCGTGGGGCGTCTACGGGCAGATCGCCGGGCACCGATACCGGCACCGGAGTCGCGGCGTACCCCGACGCGGCGTACCCAGTCGTAATAGTAGCGGGCAGGTCGACGTAGCTGGGCTCTTCGTACCGCAATGGGTAGTCCAGCCACCTCCGTTGAAAGCTACGCTGGATGTCCACCAAGCTCTTGGCGTAGTCATCCTGCCACAGGCGCATGAGCTCGTCGGTCAGCAGTTGCGCTGCCGCCGACCAGAAGGTCTCGGCGAACTCCTTGCCCTCTACCAGACCCCAAAAGTCCGACAGGTAGTTCCAAATGAAGCTCAGATCGGGTACGAGCCCGAGGGGAACGGTGTTCTCATACAGGTTGAGCAGCGCGTAGGCCGGTGTGCTGTTGTAGAACCCGTCGTTGACCACCAGCTGGACGGTGTAAAGCCCGACCGTATCCCCCAATGCTACGCCCACCGCTGTGGTACGTCCCTCCCAACAGTCGAGCTCCCACGGCTCCGGGTCGTCGGGATACCAATAGGCAGGCGCCGGACCGGTGGTGCGGTACGCCTCCAACTCAGCCAGCACGAACACCATCTGACGGGCAGCGGGGGCGGCAAAGGTCCACGCCAGTCCGTCCCAGGTGGCGAGCTCACCTTCATGACCCACCCAGACCCCAACCGCGGTGGCGACGACCAGGTAGGTGTCCCCCAAGACGGGTCCGCCGGGCGGCACGTCCAAACGCGCCAGCACGTCGGTCATGACCGTACCGGTCAAGCGCTCACCACCCCAAAGGGCTTGACGAAGCATCTTCCAGGAGGCGGTAGTACTCGCGGCGAGCACGTCGTTCTCCAGCGCCAGCCAGCTTCCGTCGGTGGCGACGCGCATCACGGTGGAACCGCCAAGCTCTCCAAAAAGCAGGTCCCCCTCGGACACTTCGGAGAACGCGTCCACCGCTCCGGTCAGAATGTTCGTGTAGCCGCTCGCATCAGCCGGAGACGACCCCTCCACAGTGGTCCAGAGCGCCGACGCCATCGGCGCGTCCGTCACCGTCCAGCAATAGACCAGCTCCGCTGGAGGAACGTCGGGGTCGTAGCTTGCCCGCCCGTCAAACCAGGCGTAGCGCGTGAGGGGGTGTGCCCGGTCAGCGGCGATAACCGCAACCGGGCACCGGTCGGTGATGACCTCCGACGAAGAGAGCTTGAGACAGTCCAGCCCGATCTCAACCGGGTCGGCGACCGACCCCAATATTTCGATGCGGACGTTGTCCACCTCGGCTGCCGGTGTAGGAAACGGCGCGAAGGTGTAGCGCAGCTCCGAAACACCGGTTGCGGCCAACACGTCCTTGCGGGTGACGTAAAGGTGCACAACGTCGGTCAGCTCGTTGACGGTCAGGCGAAAGGTGTAGTAGTCGGTGCCCGCCGAGAAAATGTCTGCTGAATCCGTAAGTACGGTTGGGGAGCCCGTACCGTCCGAGATGGCGATCCCGCCGTGCTCGGACAGAAACAGTACACAACACGATCCTTGCGCGTTGAACACCCCGACCTGCACCCGGGCGTGCTCCACGTCCGCGAAGTCGTCCGGCAGGTCGGTGGGCAGGATGGTGAACTGCAAACTGAAGGTTCCGGATGGAACGGGCACGTCCACGCGCAGGCCGGAGTCGGCCCCGTCGGCGCTGGCCATGACGTAGTCGTTCGCACCGTTGAACCACGAGTAGACCCCGCCAAACCTGGCCGGGCGAACGCCGGAGTAGCCGAGCAGGAGCAGCATGGCGGCGTCGGTAGGCTCGCAGAAGTCAAAGATGTCCCAGACGCCAGAGTAGGGCAGCGGGGTGGTGCCGTACAGCGCCCCCCCGTACATGAATGTCCCGTACACAGCCATTAGCTGTAAAACCCCCTACCCATGTAAAAACTGGTGTTGACCCCCCAAGCGCCAGGACCCGGGTAGCTTGCACCGGTGAGGTCGTAGCCACCGACGGTGACCCAAGGAACGTACCCTACCTTCACGTCGTCCCAAGCCTGGTTCCGATAGTACACGGTGGGCGCGCCTCCACCAGAGGAGGGTCCACCGCGCGCCGGTGCGGTACCAACGGGCACTGCTCGGTCGTTCAGCGTCGTTGGGTTCGTTCGAGCTGCGTAGGTCGGCATCGAACACTCCTACAGAGCCGGCACCACCCCGGTGGGCCAGTGCTTCAGCACAAGATCATCGACCAGTAGCCAACTGTCAGCTCCAACTGTGTAAACGTAGGGGAACCCTCGTGCTCTAGTTGGGTTCCACCGTATGTTGGAGGCGTATCCTTTGGGACCAACAGCCACACCGGACCTCCGAACAACCTTGAACAGATTCAGATCGCAGATCGGTATCCCAGCAGCCACGTCCATGGGATTATCCGGTTCTGAAATTGGTGCTCCTTCCGTTGTATAATAAATGTCTACGAGACCCCTAGAGTAAAGCGTCCCCCACTCGGCTCCGGTCTGGTTATACAGCATCCATCCAACGAGAGGAGCGGTGGCGTACGCACCATAAGCGAGATACGCGCCGTATGTCGCGAACAGCTCCAACCCCGTGAACAGCATAAACTCCGGGGACTGATCCGCAGCCGACCGAGTGCCGTCCATCAGCGAGTCGTAGATAAAAGCGTGTGCCGCCACGCCGGTCCCGACCACGCGAGACACCGCCCAAAATGGATAAACCCCGACCCCGGCAGGGTCCTCGGCGTCAGACCCCGTGATGTGCGTATACCAGGAACCACTGGTGGGGAACACATTCGCTGCTGCGGTCCCGGTTCCGTTCGTTGCACCTTTCGCGGTGGCGGAGGTAGGCTCGTTGCCACCCACGGACGTCAGCGGGTTTCCAGTTTCATCCCGGTTGAACAAGCACTTCCAGGAGTAACTTTGCGACCCACGGACGACAAGGTATGCGCGCAACCCGTCTGGCGAGCGGGCAACAAAGCCTCGATACTGCCCGTTCAGATCCGCTGAGGAGGCAATGTTGTCAACGTTCGTCCAGGAGTTGGTCAGCGTCTGGTTGTTCGACCAGGGTATCGTCCAGCCCAGGACGTTTTTCAAAAAGTCCTTGAGCTGAAACACCGGGTCGTTACCGCTCGAATACGCGCCAAGATTGACGTTATCGTGCCAGGCCATTGTGCGCTCCTAACTCCCAATGTAAATTTCGGCCTTACCTACGTAAATTTCGTCAGGCGGTGGGCCTGCTCCTCCAACTGTAACCTCCGCGGTAACGCGGTACAGCCGGGAACCAGCCGTCAGCGTGCCAGATAGGTCAGCACTCTGTTTCAGCACCGGACCCTCACCCCCAGCAGCGTTCGAGGTCAACGTGGCCATCAACACTGGAACGGCAGGGGGACCAGCAGCAGGACCGACATCGTACAGCCGTATCAAGCAGGTGTTGGCCCCCACCGCAGTCGAAGTGACTACAGCCTGAAACACCACCGGCAGCGCCCCCCGCTTGGAAACGTTGTACACGAAGTCCCCCAGCGGGGCCTCCGGAGCGCCAAAGGCAACGGTTTCGTTGATGGCGCCGGTAACGTGCCGCTCGACGCCCGTGTCCAGGTCGGCCCATGCCGCCCCAGACCACCGACGCAGCCCCGGTAAACCACTAGCGGTGTTCGTGCCATCGTCAAGGTAGATGTCCGAAGCAGCGGGGGTGGTAGGCTCCGCTGCTCGTGCTGTTAGGTTGACCGGGGGTCGGGCGGCAGAGTCCCCAAGCACCAAACGCTCACCCGCCGAGAGAGCGACGTCCCCCTTGGTGGCGTGCGCGGTGCTCTCCAATGTCAGGTTCTCACCCGCCGCCACACCCCCGTGCACAAGCTGCCCACCTGCTCTTCCAGCAAGCAACACCGCGAGCGCGAACAGCGTGTCCGAGTACGCCTTGATAGACTGCTGGGTGGCTAGCGCGGCGTCACTGTCCGAGACCATCGTGTCTTCGTCGAGGATCTCGGTCACCGCCTGGGTGGCTTGGAGCTGTAGACCGCCCGCCAGCCAAAGCCGCCCGGCGTAATCCAACCGCAACTTTTCGACGTACGCTACATCGTCATCGTCCCCCACCGAGAGCACGTTGCCAACGCCGAAGCCGTTCCGGGCTGCCAGCGTGATGGCGTTGACGCCCGGCCCGTCAACGACCGGGCTCACCAACCCCCCAGGGCCAGCGCCGGTAACACCGCTTCCGATCAAGTCAGCGGTAGCACCGAGCCATTGCTGTAACCGGCGCAGCTGGACGTCTTGGTAGTTGAAGTTGTCTCCGGCCACGGTGTGCACGCCGTCCGCGCGCACCACCGGGGCGTCCAATGACGCTGGCCAATCGGTAGCTGGGTAGGGCAAGACGACCTCCTACGCCCGCAGTATACTACATTGCGGGAGACGGACATGCGATTCGTTCAGATGGATGCCAAAGAACGCGCCGAGTTGCTGCGGGACCAGCGGGATATCCTTACCCCGTTGGTGCAGCAGGAGCAAGAGTTCCTCGCCGGGGTTACCTGTCCACAGTGTGGTGGACGGACTCTCAAGGAGCTCGACGTACAGCGCACTCTGCACGCCGGTAGGCTGCTGCCGGTCTATCTCAGCCGCTGCCCAGAGTGCCGCTGCCTGTTCGATTCCCGGGCGGGCCTGGTTGTCGAAGTTGGGAACCGTCCAGTCCATGTCACACCGTCCGCAAAAGGGCGATAAGGCTGGTCCCGTCCCAGGCGGTGTCGGGGATCAACGCCGAAAGCCGGTCGGTGGAGAGTTGGTCTACCGACCGCTGGGTCACGATGGTGCGGTCCCGTTGATGTGCCAACCCCACCAAAGTGACCGGGTAGGTGACCTTGGTGGGACCGGTGGAACGGATCAGCGCCGCCAGCGCGTCCACCTCCAGCATGTTGCTGGGAAGTACCGCGGTGATGTGCGCGGTCAGTAGCGTCCGCACCGTCTCCACGGTTCCGCCGCCGCGGTATTCGATGTAGGTGCGCACGAACGTCGGCAGCAACGAGCGGACCAGCGGGTTCGACACCAGAACCCGATACCGAGGCTCACGGAGAAAGTCCTGGATCTGCTCGACCAACGGGTCACGCTCGTAAGCGATCTGGATGCTCCTGCCTACCAGCTCCTCCTTTTCCGCAGGGTCGTCCTCCACACCAGCAAGCAGCACCCGCGGACTGAGGTGCAGCCGTGGTACCTCTACGGTGGAGTACGAGGTGTCCGCGTCGTCGGTGGTGACGTCCCACCCCTCGGAGTAGTAGCCGCTCGCTGTCCCCGACAGCTCGTCAGCGATATTCCACGGCGTGCCGTGCCCTTGCGAGATGCACTCCAGGTCGAAGTAGTACAGCCCGTGCTCGTCCGTACCCTGCTCCTCCATGGCCGTAGAGCTGACACGTTGAAGACCTTGGCGGCTCAGATGTAGATAGTGCCCGAGCTCCTTGGTCACCGACCCGGACCAGCCCGCCAGGGGGTCGATGATCCAGGGGGTGCCGTCCAGCTGAGTCAACGTCGCGTCACCGGTGGGGTACGCCGCAAGCACGGAAACTAAATAGATACCCTTCTCCGGTGAGTCGTTGTCCACACTGGACCCCGCGAAGGGCGCTGCGGGCAGCCAGGGGTTCCAAGTGTCCTGCGCCCCAAACAGTGTCGCCGTGGCATCCGCAGCGGCAGCGCTGTTGTCCCGCAGCGTGATGGACCGGTCGGCGCGCAGCATCAGGTAGTACTCGCCCGTGGCCGGATTGTTGAATGCTGCGGCTACAGCCGCGCTGAGCTGAGAGTTGATTTGGGAGACGATGACCCCGTAGTCGAGCGCGGTGCCGGAGAAGGTAACACGCTCATCCCCGTCCCCAACGTCAATCAGCAATGTCTGCCCGTCCAAGTTGTACGGGCCACCAGCCGCCAAGTCCACCGAACCAACCAGCGGCGCGTAGGTGATCTCCGCGCGGTCTCCCGCGAGAGTCTCGTACACCCGCAAGTCCAGGTTGGTCCCTCCATCAGGGGTGTACGGTATGACCTCGCTCGCTCCAGGTGTCAGCGGTGAGGTGAACTGCGTGGTCGTAGAAGGAGCGTACTCGTGCCAAATGTCAGGGTCCGGCCGAAAGACTCGGGTGGCGCTCCCAACGACCACGCAGACTTCGGTTTCTGCGTAGGTCGCCTCAAAGGTCACCGGGTCGGTGAAGTAAAGACGGAACGACCCGTAGGAGGGGGGACCCGCCACGAACTCCATCGTGGGCACGGTCCAACGTAGCAGACGGTCTAGTTGTAAGTCGTAGGCGTTGCCCAAACTGCTTCCGGGTGCGCCGCCAACGTCCACCACGGTGTAAAAGCCCATGTCGTCGCCGGTCTCGACGTTGACCAGATCACCAATACGAAGTCCGACGGCGTACCAGTCGAATGACCCCAACGCGTTCCCAATCTCGTCCACCGCCGTTACCACGTCCGACCCAGCGACCGCGGCCAGGTAGGTGCCGGATGTAGAGACCACGTCAGTGCCAGCTTTGGGCTCCCGCCCCGGATTCTGGAAGCTGCTCGACCGAACATCCACCGGGTGCCGGTAGGGAACGTAGGCGCCGGTGGGGTTGAGGTTGCCGTCCAACAACTCTACCGCGCAGACCCGCAACAACGGTAGCTCGATTCCATCCAGCTTCCGGTAGATCTCAAATGCCAGCGGCGATTCGGTAACGGTCATGAGCGTATCCAGCGTGATGGTCAGCGCCGCCACCCCGCCGGGAGCAATGGTGTACTCCCCGGCGTCGTCGCCGGATAGGATACGCACATGGTCGGTGTCAACCACACCAACGTCCAGGAAGTTGGTTGAGCCGCTGACCGTTTGAACATCCGCCAGCCCCGCCACCGTCCGCAAGTCAGACGCGGAGCACCGCAGCTCGCGGGGCGCGACCAGGTTGATGTCGATGTCGTCCACGACCAGATACGAGAGGTTCGTTGCTACCCCCGGGGCGGCCATGGCGGAGCTCAGGCGCACTGAGTACCCCGGACCGGCCAGCTTCTCGACCACCCGGTAACCCCCGGAGTCCGCACCCTCTTCGATGTAGACCGAGCTCCTGCCTTCGGTAATGGAGGACCATTCATCAGCGGTCAGGTCGTTCAGCAGCACCGTGTCACTCCCGCCAAGGGTCCGCAGATCCTCCCTCCGAGCCAGCACGTCCTCATCGGACACGAGGCTCAGGTTCAGCAACGCCCGCGTGACATCCCCGCCACGGATGTAAATGTCTGCGCACCCCCCAACGTGCACCTCGTCCGCCGGAACCGTTACCTCCGCGCCGCCAACCACGTCTGGAAACAGGACACCTCCCGGGATGTCGGAGAGGGTCAACGCGTTTCCGCGACGGACGGTCCAGAAGGAACCGGCCAGCGTGTCCGGCAGCGCCGTAGCGCCGTCGTAATCCGTGGAGATGCGCACCTGGGTAGCACCCTCCACCTGTCCCAAGACGAACTCGTGGGGAGCCCCGCTGTACCACACCTCCAGCACGTAGTCCGATAGATCGGTTCCCACCGGACCGAGGACAGTTGTGAACACCCCCGTGGCCGAGTCGAAGTAAGGGGTGAACCAGTCCCCATCGCCGTCGTCAACGGTCGCACCATCCACACCCGACGCCAGCACGGGGCCACGCCCACCACCTTTGAGCACATCCCGGTGCATCTCGGCGTCGTTGAAGCCGATGGTCTGCAGCACACGAAGTGACGGATAGTTGAGCCGCAGCACCGCCACCAGCCCGGACAGCGTGTTCGCCGAACGCTCTCCCAAGCTGCTTTCGCCACGTGAAACAAGGGCAGTGGTGCTCTCATCGTCCACACCCGGGCTGGCAGTGAAGTTGGTGACGCGTACCGCCGATGAGAGACCGGTGATGCCGATGACCTGGGAGGCCGCAACGTTGTACAGCGCCCCCGGACGCTCGGCCTGGTACTCGATGTCGAAGTAGTATAGCCCACTGCTATGCAGGTTGAGCAGCATGGACTCCGCAGTGACGCTCTGGATACGGACCGGCAGGAAGCGCAGGCCGTTAGCAGTGTAGGCGATGTTGCTCCCGCCAACGGTCACTGAGAGCGCGTTGCGGAAGAAGGCACGAACCACCACCTTGGAGTAGGTCCCTGCGTTGCGGGTCAGAAAGAAATTGGCCAGCAGCGCGTCTGCTTCTGCCGCACTCAACCGTGAAGGGTCCTGCAAGTACTGCTGCGGTCGCAGGGTGCGCCCCTCACGACGGATAGGCTCCAGCAGCGTGAGCATGGGCTTGGCGAACAGATCCGCCAGGGCCGAGCCTTCGTCAGCGTAGAGCTGAGGGTGCTCTTGCTGCAACCGAGTACGAATGAACGTCTCCACCGACGTCTCAAACAGACTGGGAGAGAGACGTGCTACCAGAGGCTCCACCACCTGCAGCGCTGCCGCCGAACCATCCTCCAAGCTGAGGGTCGGGTCCAGCGCGCGAAGGCGCTCCTGAACGAACAATCGCCAGTCGTCACCGGTCATCATGGCTACAGCCCCATTCCGACAACCGACCCCCGCCCAGTTTGGTTGCCAAGCGCGACCCGACCCACCATCGACAAGTCGGAGGGGTCGTAGTGAATCCCAACTACGGTGGCGTAAGCTAGCCGCTCCGACAGGCTCAGCTTCGGGTTGGCCGCCTGCAACGTCATGAGCTGCTGCCGTGCTCGTGTAACCGCCAGGCTGAAGTCCGCGGAGAGCATCTGCGCCGTGGAGTCCGCAGTCTGCTTCCCGACTACCCCGAGCAGCCCACCACCAACCTTACGTGAGAAGATATCGGTTCCTGGCGTGGTAAGCACGAGCTTCACAAAGGTCTGGATCAGCCGGGTCAGCCCGTCTACGGTCCCAGGGCTGTCGGCGACCCGGAAAGCGATGGTGCTGCGCGCGGTTCGTGTCAGCCGGGTGCTGGAGACCACCACCGAAACGATCTGCCGGTCCACTACGGACTCGGGCAGCTGCGCCAACAGCGAAGTCGCTGAGAGCACCACCACGTCCGGGCATTGGGTCTCGTTGAGGAATACGTCCTGCACGTGCAGAAAGTCCTCACCGGTCAACTGCACGGTGGGCACGGCTAGGCCGGGCACGTGCTCCACCGAGCTTACACGCAACAGGTCTCGGATCTCGATGACCTGCAGGTCAACCATCAAGCCCCTCCTGACCAGTTCCGTCTTCACGCGTGCTGGCCGCACCCCGTAGGTCGAACGTCTCGGCTGGCATCTCCCGCGCCTGGGCTATGGCGGCTAGAACCTCGTCGTGTAAGCGCTGCACCTGGGAGAGCTTACCGGGGCGCAGCGGAGCGTCCCCCTCGATCTCCTGGATACTCCGCGCCAAAAGCTCCTCAAAGGTCGCTGCGGACACAGCCTCGGTGGTCTCGCAACTCCGAACGAACGCGAACCCTCGTGCCAGTACCTCCCGCAGTTGGTCCGTTGCGCGCGCTTCGGTCACGCTCCACCATCCTCAGTCGTTGGATAGTCCAGCACTGGTGACTCCGGGAGTTCGTCCTCCACGTCGTTGAACGTGTACGCCGGGTCGACGTCAGACCACGAGGTGCGGACACGGGCAAAAGAGGAGCCCACCCGCGCTCGCGCCCCAGTAGTGTTGTTCACCAGCTCCACCGCCACTTCGTTCGCAGTCTTCTGCAGCGCCCGACTGTACGTGGCCCCCTCGGCGTCCGATGCAAACAGCTCCGCGAACCTGCCAGCCAACAACAAATCTCGGGCACGGGTATACCCATGCGACTCCAAAGTGCGCAGCGCCCGGTCGGCGCCGCTGTTGCTCGACAACTGCACCGCGGCCAACCCTATTTGCAAGACGGTCAGCAGTGTCACTAGCTCCTCGACCAACGTGTAAACCCGGTCCACCTGTGCCCGAGTGGGGGAGCCCGCCAACAGCCGCTCTGAAGCGCGATACACCAAACGCAGGTCCACCCACCCCCCCAATGAGGACATCCACGACTGTAGCACCGCAACCCCGGCGAGGTACACCGCATAGGTTCCGGACTGCACCACGAACCCCGCCGAGGAAAGACCGAACGACGGGACCACCCCAGGGGACACCGCGACCACTCCCTGCGCCAAGTCGGTGAGCGCCGAGATGGTTGTTTGCACCGCGCCGTTGGAGAGCAACTGGTCGGCGACTTTGAACCCCAGCCGGCGAAGGTCCATGGCGAGCCAGCCATGCACGACGTCATTCTGCTCGAAAAGCAGTGAGCCCACCGTTCCCGCATGCTTCGCCGCGTCGAGCCCGAGCACCGCACGACAGGACCCAACAGGGTCATCGAGCTCCAACTCTCCGGTCAGGGTTGCGTCTTTGGAAGTCAGCACCAGCCGTTCCCGGTACACCTGAACGGCGTGCAACCTGCCAGCGGTAGTGTCCCGCAACCGTCGAGTCAGCGGTAAGGTGAGAAGACCCGCAGCCCACGACGGCGCCCCGCTGAGCGCGTAGACTCCCGAGTTGTCACCGTTGACCACGGTAACCCGCAGCTCCCCGTACGCAGGCCAGGTAGCCAGCGGATCTGCCTCTACCGGAACACGCAGCGCACTGGCCGCCGAACGTACCGCCAGCCGACTGGTCAGATAGACAACCTTTTCCGCGGTTGCAGTTGCGGCAGCCGTGAAGGCGGAATCATCGTTGAGACGGGTCACTACCGAAGAGAGGGGGACGTCCGCCCCACGGGACTCCTCATCCCCCACGAAGCCCAAGGTCCTCAACGCCAGCTCGCTGGGGGTGCCGGTGCCCGGCTTGGGGTCTGCCATGGGCGCACCAGCGCCGTACAGCCCGCCAGAACGTAAGGTGACAATAGAGCCCTCGCCATACAGCGTAGAGCTCACCCGCACACGGGTCCCGTCCGCTGTCGCAGTGAACGCTTCCCCGGCCGCAACAGCCGCTGCGTCGATAGCTGCCGCCACGTTGCCGGCGGTGACGTAGTAGTCAGGCCAGACACCAACCGGAAGCGCCACCTCGATCTTCCCTGGGTAATCGTTAGGCTGCACCCACAACTTATCGTTCGCGTCCCAGCCCGCCGACCGGTCTGCCGCCACGGGTCCGGCACCAGGGTCCACCGTCCAGTTCCAAAGATCGGAGGCGTACTGGAACCCTCGTCCAACCTCCATGGACCTCCCGCGGTAGCTGGTAGGAACACCGGAACCCACGTAGGTGATCTGTACCTTGCCGCCCACCACGGCGAACGTTACCGGGGGCGGCACTACGCCCCCGGAGTGGCACGTCCACCCCGGCGCCGCGGACAGAGCAATCTGTACCTGCGCCGCGGTAAGGACACCAAATGGAAGAGCTTTTTCGTACAGCACCCCATCTACGGCCAGGTAGAACATGTAGCCGTTCACGTTGGTGTCGTAGTTCTCCACCGCGGACAGCAGCACGTAGGGAGTTGCCAAGTCCCCGGCAATGGCGAAATCACCCTCTCCTCCACCTAGCAGGGTGGCAACACTGGAGGCGGCAACTTCCGAAACCCCACCGGAGAACACATCTACGGTGTGGACGACCCCGTTGAGGGAGGAAAACCCAACAACGTGCGGGCCGGCGGGGTACAGGGTGTAGGGACTGGACAACGTTCCCGACACCGACGGCGCCGAGCCGGAACCGTAAGCCCGAACACGGTACGTTGGCGAGGGGGACACGATCTGTTCAAGCCGGGTTGTGCCCCCGGTTCGCTGTAGCAACTCCAGGAGGCTGGTGCTAGCCAGCACCTGCAACAAGGAAGAACGGGCCATGGACACCCGCTCGTGGGAGTTCAACGCATCCAACGTCGAGTGCAGGGTGTCGAGCTGTGTTGCAACCCTGGAGAGCTGGCGGGAGGCAGCTAGCTGCTGCACTCCACCGTCGGTGAGCTCGGCACGAGCTGCCAGAAGCTGGTCGGCTCGCGCCAACACTTTTTCGTGCAGCTCCTCCACGTCGGCCAGGTAGCGCAGTACCTGTGGGCGCGCTTCGTCGGCGGGGCGTACCAGGTCAGTCACACTCTGGGCCGCCCCACGGGGCACGTAGCACTGCCGAACCGAGCGGGCCAGCGTCTCCCGAACGCGCCCCAACGCCACAGTGCAGCGAACCAGCTCTGGACCAGCCACGCCGCCCCGTCGTGCAGCTGCGGTCTGCAGCGCCTGCGCTCCCGCGGCGGCAGAGCGCAACGCCTGTACTGACTCCACGGGCAGATTAGGCATTGCCAGATCGTCGAGCGCCTCCTGCAAGCTAGAGCACGCAGTAAGCTCCTGTGTCACCAGCGCCGCCAGTCGTCGCAGACCAAGAAGAATGAAGTGCAAACCGCTGTCTGGGTCCTGGAGCAAGACCGACACCACCAGCTCCAGCACCTCACGGTAAGCCGCGCCGCGGTCCTTCTGCCCAGCAATGGTGGGGAAGGTCAACGTGCCCTGGACCAGCTCGCCAACGGCGGAGGCTATCTCGTCTTCCGTGTAGGACACCGCTGCTCCGTCAAAAACTCGTACAGGTGCTGAAAATTACCCTGCTGGAATTCCAGCACCTGCGCCCGAATTTGCTCCGGCTGCAGATCCAGCGAAAGGCAGATCCAACCAAAGCTCATGACCACCGTCTCCGGGACCTGTTCGTCCGTAACCCACCGTAGAGCGTCCTGATACACCTTCTTCCGCTTCGGGTTGCGCTGGTCCTGGTACGTGTACAGGTCCCGCAAAGTACGTTCCAACACCGCAGCGCACACCGCACGGCACGCCCCGGCCTCCTTGCTGATCCGCCAGTAGTGCTCCTCCAGCCCCCTGCGCGGCGCAATCACGGGGTCACCGTCACCACCACCGACGCGTATACAGGCGTGGGCACAACCACAATGGTCTCGTCAGCCCGTACCGCAACCACCTCCGCGGACCCGGCGGCCACGCCTGTGACCCTGAGTCGTCCATCCACAACCGAGACGGTCGCAACCCCCTCATCATCTGAGGAGAACAGGAGGTCACCGTCAGCAAGATCCAAAACCTGCCCGTCGGTCGCCAGGACGGTAGCGGTCACGTCGACTGCTGCTCCCGCGGCAACCGAGACCGGGTCTGGGTCGTAGGTGACGGACTGCACCACAGGGAACAGCAGGTGCACCACGTTGACCGAAGCGGCGTCAGGAACGCGAACACGCCGCCAGGAGTGCTCGAACCCCGCAACCATGATTCCCACATCCGCGCCGCGGTACAGGTCGCAGACAACGTACCCGTCCTCGTCCGTCTTGAGCAGGATGGCACTACCTAGCATCACTGCGTCGTCATCCACGATCAGCGGGGTCAGATCCGCCTGCCCGTCGTTGAAACAGGTCGGGTGGATCGCTAGGGAAAGACCCTCCAGTGGTCTGCCCGACGCGTCCCGAAAGACCCCTGAGCAGCGACACAGCCGCGGGTCTAGCGCCGCCGGCCGGGAGAAGGTCTGGCCCTGCACCTGAAAGTTGTTGGTCCCGGTTACCGGAGCCAACGCTGGCGGACTGTAAATGGCGACGGTCTGCGGGGTCCGGTTGTCGGCGCCGAGCGCCCCGTCGAACGCCACCCCGGTCTTGCTCAGCCGCACGGTGTACTCGACCGGAGGGTTCCCACCGTCCAGGTACAACTCGCAGTAAGCCTCCACGCCGACCAGGGCAGTGGTGTTCTGCCCGACCAGCGTACCCGTACCATCGTAGGCGCGTACCAGTACGCCGACCAACGGGTCATCGAGCTCGTTCACCGCGTAGACACGCACGGTCTCTAACGCCATGAGCCGCCCTCCACGGATTGAGCTGCCGCCAGCTGCGCCGAGATAGGCGTGGTCATCGTGCCTGGCAGCACCACCCCGCGCCGCGCCAGCATGTCATTGACCTGCATAGCGGCAACTTGCCGCACTCGCTCAGTCGCTAGGTGCTCCTGCAGCGCCCTCTCCTGCGCCCTCGCCACGGCGATAGCGCGGAGCTCGGTCACCATGGACCGTCGAGCCATCTGACGCGCTGCCGCAAAGAACTCTGCAACTGGGATGGTAGTGTTCATGACCGCCGCACCGCCTCCGGGATGTCCAGCACCTGGATCTGGAACACGTCGTCAGCCGCGGCTACCTCGTCGAAGAGCGAGAACGACGTGCCTGTCGAGGGTACAGTGACCTGCCTCACGATGTTCGTGCCCAGAATGGCCACATCCACCACCGCCCCACGAGGTAGGTACTCCTCAATATGCCCGTCCTCGTCCGTCGTCCACAGGAGCTCCTTGCCGAGCACGGCTACGCTACCCACTAACAGGGGGGGCACATACCGTAGGTAGATCGCCACGTCCGCGTCCGCCAGCGCGTTACCGTCCAGATCGGACAGGTCCAGGGTCGCCAGAATGAGATCTGAGCTATCCAACAAGCGGTCGGCAACTGCCTGGAGCGGGGCGCTGAACGCCGAGACGGCGCCGGTACCGCTGTGAAAGTAACGGTAGCGGTAGTAGTATGCTGGGTCACCACTCAGGTCCACAAAGGTGTAGGCGGTTGTTCCACCCACCAACGGCAGGTTCAGCTCCATACCGTAGGCGTCGTCGCTCTCGACAAACCCTAACGCGGTAACAGCCGTGCCCCCACCAACTGTCAGTCGAGACGCGGAACCAGTGCTGTCGCTGGCAATCCGCAGCACCCCCCCGGACACGCTCACCGAAGCCCCGATGAACAGCGTGTCGAGCTCCGCGGCCACAACCGACGCTACCGAACCGTCGGGGGAGTCCAGCTCTGCCAGCTGGGTGTTGCCGTCCACCGCGAGCTCAAACGTCAGACCATCCACGTCAAACGGCCCATCCTCCGTCCCGGTCAAGGTCGCCGGCTGCACCGTGGCCGCGCTGAGCGGGGTGTACTCCCCCTCTTCGCCGTCGACAGAACGCCAGATCTGCAGGCTGTTGAACGTCCCCAACAACGGAGTGGGGTCGGGAACCGTAAGGTGGAGCCGATGGGGCATGTCAATCACTCCTGAGCGCCGGCTGCAGCTTCCGAACCTGCGCGCGCTCCCGCGTGGTCAGGCCCGCGTACCATTCGTCGAAGGAGGGGCTGGTATTAACAACGGGGCGCCCCCGGAGCTCGCCACGTAACGTATCGAGCCTGCGGAGAACCTCTTCGTTGTTCGCTGTGATTGCCCGCTCCAGCGCGGTGATTCGGTTGGAGTTCTCCTGGGTTCGCTCCGCTGTTTGGCGCGCCGCCGCGTCCTGGCCACTCAGATACCAGATCGCGGTGCCGGCCATTCCAATGATGGTCAAGGCAATGCCAAACATGGCCAGCCAGGAGCTGCGGCGAAAGTTTAGTTCGGAGGTGTCCTCCTCGTCCTTTTGCGCCTCCAGCACGCTGACTCGATGGTCAACCCCCGAAGCAAGCGTCTTGCCAACCGCGTCGCTCTTGTCTACCTGCTCCAGCCGCCCTTCAACGTCGTAGACTCGCTGGTCCAATGACTGCACGGTGGTCACCTGGGTGCACCCGTGGGGGCTCCGCTCCAGACTGTCCACCCGTCGTTCCAACGAAGAGAGGCTGTTTGCTAGCACCTTGACCTCGGTGTGGGTACTCCGCACCAAAGGCTTCAACTCCGCCAGATCCCCCTCAATTCTTTGCACTCCGGCTAACAGTTCGATCTGAGAGCGATTGGGGGCTTGGGACATCGCTACCTCCACTAAAACTTTCCGCGCTTGGCCGCCTCAATATCCATAATCCGCCGTGCGGCCGGCAAACCGGCGGCGAAGATTGCCCCCATCACCATAGAGCGTGCCAGCTTTCGCGGCTTCTTGAGCTCGCTCCACACGGTCTTGCCGAGTTCCTTGTCCCCGCCCTCGATCAACGTGCCCACCCCATGTGCCGTAGCCCCGGCCCCAAGAGCCTGTAGACCGGCACGGACGTACTGACCCTTGGTCCACGGACGCCCCGCCAGCTCGTAGGCTTTCTCCTCGGCCTGGGTAGCCGGCGCGACCTTTCCGACCTCATGCTTCAGCATCTTCAGGTCTGAACGATCCACCCTGCCCAGCTGCCTGATAGAACCTAGCAGCCCCTGCTCCTCCGCCAACTTCAGCATGATGTCGTAACGGGTCATTGCGCACCTGTCAGCAGGTCGTTGATGGAGTCGACCACCAACGCCGACGCTCGCTGTGTAACATAGTCCGCCAGTCGGCCACCATCAGTACGTCCGTCGAACACCGACCGGAGAAACGCCACTTCGTCCTGCAGCTCCTGGGTTCGCCGGTCGGACCACTCTGTCACCGCTGTCTCCAGCGCGTCCAGCAGCTCGTCTCTGGTCATCGTGTGTACCTCGACGCTTTAGCGGCGATGTCCGCCTTGATCCGGGACACCTTGGATGGGGAGAGCCCCATCCGCTGCGCAATTTGCCCCGGTGGGAGCTGGGGCTTGCCGTTCTCACCGAGCAGGTACTCGTACACGGTCTTCTCCTGGGGGGAGAGATCGTACTGAAGCAGCCGTAGCAGCTCCCCCTCCTTGGAAGGACGGAGCTCTTCCGTACCGGCCTGGAGCATTGAGGAGGGAACCTCCCGGCGTAGCTCGCTCTCCATTGCGGAGACCTGGCTCACGGACCACTTCATGTGGTCTGCCAGCTCATGCGCAGACGGCTCACGCTGCAGGGTGTCCCCCAACGTCGCTTTGGCAGCATTGAATTCGGTGATGCGGTAGATGCGCGGCTCGGCAATCCGACCGATGTTTTGATAGGTCGTGATGAACCGCTGTCCCCGACGCATCTGCGTGGTGACGTGCGTGTTCAGCTGCACCCCGCGGTTGGGGTCAAAACTACGGATGGCGTTGATGGCCTGAATCTGGAATTCCGCGTGAACCGCTGGAGGCGGAATGTTCACCTTGCCGGCGTAGATGTTGGAACGTTGATGGATAAGCGGCGCCAGACTCTGCATGAGCGGTTCCAGCTCCTCCGCTTTACGGCCGCCCTGGTCCCACCGATGCCACAGCTCCAACTCACGTTGAGAACGCTCTGTCGCCAACTTCTCTAGCTCGGCAGCGTCAGCGTCCAGGAATGTCTCGACGGGGTTCACTGCGCTGCTTCAGCCTTTCGCGCCTGCCGCGCCTTGTGCAACTTGTACGCAAGGAGGGACCCACCACCTACGACCGGCACGCCAATAGCCGCGCCGATACCAACCTTGGCGGCAGTGCTCAGTCCCTTCGGGGGAACAGCCGCTTGAGTATGAAGCTCCTCCCGAACGTGCGCGATTCGAGCTGCCCTGTCCGCCGCCTGTCGCTGCAAGAACTCAGGATCGTTCTTCGGCTCCCACACCGGCCCCACCTTGAGGGGTTTCGGCTGATGCACCGCCTCCGCTGCACGTCGTGCGTCCCACTTTAGCTCGTGTGCCGCCTGACGCCACAGGTTGGCCTCGTGCACCGGGTCGGAACGTGTCGGTACGAACTTGTCGGGCAAGCTAAAGGGTGCTCCGTGATTCTTGAGGTACGCCCACCCCTTATCCCTCAATTCTAGGTCGTGAGCGCGGGTGTCCTTCGGGCTCAGTGCCCGGTCTAAGCGGACAGAACCCGGATTCAGAATAGCCCCCACCTGCCTGGCGCGACCTAGCGGACCCTCCCCGGTAAAACCTAACGCGGTCTGTTGCTCCGCCACCGGAAGCGGACGGGGCACTCTGCGGCGACTCAGCCACATACCGGACTGGTAGCTGTCACGCGGCACATCTTCATACCAGAGCCGCGCCAGCTCCTCCGTCCCCAGCTCACCAGCTCGTAGCATCTTTCGGACCTTGGAGGCCGCGATCTTCCCCAATTCGGACCGAAACGCGTGAAGCACCATATTGTTCATTGGCCACCTCCGGGCACCTGACGCTGTACTATACCAAAGAGCTTGCCAGAGGACACATTCATCCGTGCCGCTCGCGGAGCGTAGCTTTTCAGTAGGCTGCGGATCTGCGTCAGCTCCTCTGGTGTCAACCCCACCCCGGCCCGACCAACACCGACAGCGTTGATCAACCCCAGCGCGTCCGCGTCCTCCTGACCGCTCTTCAACAACTCGGGGGGTGTCTTGTCGATGTGCCACTCCTTGAACGCCGGAGAGCCGGTCAGCGCGCCAGCCTTTCCGGCGCTTGACATGTGCCTCCCCGCAGACTCCACCTTCGCAACCCGCCCCACGAACCGCTCCGGGTTCTGCGCCAGCTCCGCACGCAGCTGCTGGGACAGCCCCGTACCCACCCGCCCGACAACAGGGCCGTCAGGCTCCAAAGAGTAGGTGAACCCCGCAGCCTGCCCCAGTTCCTGAGTTCGAGGCTTGCTGTAGATCCCCCGCACGTAGACATCCTGGTCCTCACGAAACTTGACCTTGGTTGGTGGCGCCAGACGCGCGATCTCCTGCAGCACCACGCCTTCTCGGGTGTGCGGATGCGCCCCGCTACGGATTGCCTCCAACAGCGCCTGCTTCTCCTCAGGCGTCGTGGCGAGCTCCGGGGCACCCACCCGCCCACCAGTCGCACCCTCAACCGCGCGGATCGCCTCCAGCTTCTCCGCAAAGCTGGCGTCGCCGTAGTCCCGTCCCCGGTGCTTCACGACGTCGATGCCGGTCAGCCGTAGCTGCGCCCCCTGCGCCTGCAGAACACGAGAGCGAGGAACGCTGGAGTTGAGCAACCTGCCCACCTCGGGCGCGGGAAGCGCACGTCCGTCTGGACCGGTGGCCCACGTCTCCGCACGGAGTACCGTCCCCGCCAGCCCCTTGGGAGTGCGCACGTTCTGGAAGTCCGGGAACTTGAAGGTGTGCTCGATCAGCCCGGTCCTCCTCTCCGTCGGGCGGTAGGAGAACACCCGCATTGGCTTCCCAGTCTTGGGAAAAGAGACGAGGACGTGGGCGCCGTCGAGCTTGGGGGTCATGACCTGGTCGGTGTTCGCCGGGTCCACCTGCCCCGGTGCAAGGGAGCGGTACACGGGCTTGCTCTCCGGTAGGTCCGGTGTTCTCCGTGCGGTTACGTTGTGCAACGCCCACATCGGGGTCTTTCCACTCTGCCCCAGCCGACGCAACACGAACTCATCAGTCTCCTGCCCATGATGCCGAAGAAAATGCACCCGGCTGTCCGACGCGCTCACCACCTCCGCAGGTTGCACGTAAACCGGCTCCACCTGTGCGCCAGGACGCGTACCGCCGTAGACCCCGAGCGGGATGGTGAACGGTTTGGTGCGTGTAGCGTACCGCCGGCCGTGCGTGGCCTGCTGCGCAGCGTAGGCGCTCTCCCCGGGCTCGGGCATCCGCAGTGGAAGCGCCCAAGAGTGCGCTGCCCCTCCGGTATCGACCAGCCGCAAGTCCTGATGATCCCCACGAATAGCCGCGGGGTGCTTACTCAGACTCACGATCCACTCCGGATTCGGTCCCTCCTCGGGAACGCCGGGGATGGGTCGGATCACCCGCCCCTTCGGGATACCTGGAGCCAGCTCGCCAGCGCGGGGGCGTAGCTCCGTGGACTGCTTGAGCAGTGATTTAGCAAACGTGTTCCGCCCTGGTCCGCCGCGTATGCTTGGGTCCTGTACGGTCTCCCAAGTAACCTTGACAGGAACCTTTGACTTCACGGGTAAACTACGCCCCGCGAACACCACCTCTCGGGGCTCTCCGGGGTGTACGTGGAACTGCCCCTCCAACCCTTTTGTGTCAACCTTATGAACATACCCCGACGCGGCGCCTGCCTCCCCCGGGACAATCGGCGAAACGCCCCGCCCGGGGAGTACGGAGATAACATGGTGAGAATGCGGCTTACGTAGTTCCCGCGCGGGCAACGACCAGATCTGCTGTGCATTACGTATTTTCCCGCTCCGTCCCCGTGCGACATCCTCACGGGGGATGACAAACGCAGACGCCAGGGCGGGCATCGGGGTCAAATGGATTCCGATACCCCGGTTCACCAACTCGTCATGTCCCTCCGGCGCTCCATGGTACAGGTAGCGAGGCAACTTGACACCGTACGGAGCGGCAGCAGCGTAGAGTTGCCGCACGACCGCGCGGTCGGCTTCTTCGTTCACCCGTTCTTCACTTTGGGGCTCCACGGCCTCCAGGAACTCTGCACCGCGCGCCGCGGCGTCAAGGCCGGCACGGACGTGTCCCGCCAGACGGCCACCGGGACCCCCCGCCGCTGTCTTCGATACCTCCCCCGGCAACACGTTCAGTAACTGTGATGGAAGGACCAGCTCGGTGGTCGTGCCCTTCGGCAACGCCTCCCGGTAAGCGTCAGCTACCAATCCCGAACAGGTGACGGCGTCCCGAGTCACCAACTGCGCGGGCACGGGCACGCCACGGTTCACCCACCCCAGAAAGGCGTTCCTGCCAGAGTACGGTGTGCCGACTGCGGCAACGGCACGTCGTACCGCCAAGCGACGAAGCGTTGTTGCCACGTTAGGACGAATCACAGTCAGCTCTCCGTCAAGCGTGTTGGCTGGAACCCTGCTTACCCCAGCGGCCGTGCTATGAATGACTTTCCCACCCCCGACCACTAGGGCGGCGTGCACGGGGGACCCCGCGAACATTGGGAGCACCGTCCGAACACCCCCGGGCACGTACCGTGCCGCAGCCTCCTGGGTCTCTTTGGAGGGAAACTCACTGAGCAGCACGTCTCCAGGACGAAGCGAACGGAGAAAGGCCGACCGCTCATCCGCACTCTGTTTTTGGAGCAGCGCCAACACCTGGTCGTTCAGCCGCTGCTTCTGCGCCGAGACGTTGTACAGCATCGTCTCAACGCCAGCACGGCCTTTGAATATCTTGCCGAACAGTCCGCGGCGGGGCATAGCAGCGTAGTTCTCGACCGCGACGTTCTGCTCCTCGGGAGGAAGGGCAGCGTGCGACTGATAGCGTCGAGCACGACCGATGACCTGTTTGAGCTTCTCCTCGTTCCAGTGTGGCTCCAGCACTTGGACCTGCCGCGTGCCTTTGAGATCCAGCCCCTCCCCACCGGCGCCAGAGACCAGCAGGGCGCGGACCTTGCCCTCGTTGTAGTCCCGTACCGCCTGGTCCCGCAGCTTTTTGGGCATGTCCCCCCGGAACTCGCCGTAAGGGATGCCGCGCCGCTGCAGCTCGCCGGAGTAATCGTTGAGCGTACCCAAGAAGTTGGCGTACACCAGCCCTCGATGGCGAGGATTTGACTCCAACTTGGAGGAAAGCCGATTGACCGCTTCCACAATCTTGGGGGAGGGTGGTGCAACACCATCGACCGAGAACTTGCCCTCCGAGCTGGAGATCTGCCGGGCCTGCGACTGAAAACGGTTGAGCTCGGCCAACTCCTGCTTGTTGGGCGGGAGGGACTTGCGCAGCCGGAGCTTGGTCATGAACGGCACCTGGCCCCACGCTGCGTCGTGAAGCGCGGTCTGCCGTTCAGACATCGGGACCTCTACCATCTCCGAACGAAGCGTCGGATACCCTTCGTCGGTGTCGGCGTGGTAGTCCACCCACGGCTGGAGTCGGCGTTGCAGATCCCCACGATGGACGATCTTGGGCTCGGTGCTGGCGAACGGGTTGAGCACCGTAAGCAGCGAGTCCCCCGGTTGGCGTACGTAGGCACGGCGAAAGTCGCTGCCCAGCGGCAGTACCCGCCCCCCGGCAGCTAGGTTGACCAGCGGAGCAATGTCCTCTGGCTGGTTGTACACCGGCGAGGCAGTCAGGAGCAGACGCTTGCCGGTCTTGGCGTCTCGGACCTGCTGGTAGCCGGCACTGGCGGGGTTACGTAGTCGATGCGCCTCATCCAGAATCAGCAGGTCGGCGTTGGGGATGTCCTGCTTGACCACGGCGTTCTGCAGGCTACGCACTTCAGCCGGATGTCCCCCCTTTACATGCTTGTCCATCTCCTTGCGGTAGTTCTCCTGCAAGGCAGCAGGTACTAGAGCAACCGCCCTTCCAGGAGCGAGCTCGTCGGCAGCGGCTATGCTGGCCAGAGTTTTGCCTGAACCCAACCCATGTGCTACCACTAATCCAGATTGGCCCCGCAACCGATCCACCACACGCTGTTGGTGCGGCTGCAGCGGGGTTGTGATCTCAGCCTTCTTGGAGAACTCCCCCCCAGCGTCCTCGGTCAGCCGTTTGGCCAGTTTCCGCTCTCGGTCCAACACGTCCAGGTTTCGAGGAGGCTCTTTGGCGAGCAGCGTCTCCACCCGATAAGGACGGCGTCCGCTTCTCTGTTGCGTGAAACCACCAACCTGCTTGCCAACCCCGATCTTCTCGGTCATCTCGGCTCCGTCCAGCTGGAGTCATTCTACCGGATGAGCAACAGTAGGGGCCAGAGCTAGCTATAAGAACCATGGAGGTTCAGTATGTGTACTAGCCCGACCTGGTGCGACGGCACCCCAAGTGACTGCGGGGGGTGCCCTTACAACGCGGAGCGCACACCGACATCCACCGAAGGGTGGGTTCGGGAGTGGGACGACTCCGTTCACCACGTCAAGTGGTGGATGGAGGACGGGGGGTCCGCGGTCATTCAGTACGACGACGGGCTACGCCACGTCGTAGCAGCTACCCACCTGCAGTCCATCCTCTGCCCGAAGCCCACCTGACGCCGCGCTACCCCTTGCGGCAATTCCTTAGCGGGGTATGCCCGAAATTGGGATACAAACGCGCAAATCGAGGCTGCTATCCGGCATAAGATTATTGATGAAAAACACCGACGTGTCATTCTGGGAGTTCTTGGCCACCAAAGCCTTCATGACACTCGCCCAGAGGTCAAAGGCGTATTGCCGGTCTAAGGTATGGCAACTGGTTCCGCCAGCCTGGCGACCGCTTCCCCTGGAGCTGCAGCTGGTGGCACACCGGGAACTGCAGCCGATGCGAGTCCAAGTTCTGGAGGCGCAACTCCGTATGGTGGCGGCGGCGGCGACGTACGCCAAACGTGCAAGAAACGCCATCCTCCAGGACGTTGAGACACGGAAAACCCTCCGTACAGCGTATGAGCGTGGGGCGCTGCCCCACGTGGAAATGTCGCTCGAAGATGTCCGCGCGGAAGTTATACGTAGCTACACCGACACCATCGACACCATCGACTTCGACTTCGATTCCCTCCACTAGCCGCAACTCCTGCGGCAATTCCTTAGCGGGGTATGTCCACATCCAAAACAGCGTACTGCCCGCGCCGTGTGCGCTCCACCAGTCCCGCCTTCCACGCACGATGGAGACGCACTGCGGCACTTCGAGGGGAGATGCCCAGTGCCGCAGCCAGCTGCGTGGAGCAGGTCATACCGCGTTGTACCAACTGCACCGTTTGAAGTACGTGCGGTTGGGTGCGCACGTCGGCAGCGTCGCCCCGAGCGAGCTGCTGCACCAGTTTCTGCGCGTCGGCGTACTGCTGCCGTGCCGCCGCCAGCTCTCGCCGTGCGCCAGCTAACCTCGTTCGAGCGTGCTGAAGCTGCTTTGCGGCAGCCACTACAGGATCGGTAGACATCACCCGTACCTTACCATACTAGCTGGTAAGGTCAACACCCGCACTACGGGCAAACCCGCAGCGGGCAACGCTATAAGAATACTGGAGGTTGAATGATGTGGATAAAAGGATTGAAGGGAATTTCGCCGCGATCCGGGAAGCCTGCCGAAAGGCGGGCATCCAGTGTCTGGACTATGCTCCGAGGAGCTACCCGCTCCGCGGCATGGTCGCTCAACGCCGCCCCGGCGATCTCGACGGCTGGGACATCAGCGACGAAGCCGAGGCAGCGCTTCGGGCGGCCGGAGCGTTCTCGGAGCCTGATACAGGCCGCTCCGAGTCATGCCGGGTGAAATGACCCCGCTAGCACCCACCCCTCGCCGCAACTCCTGCGGCAATTCCTTAGTTGGGTATCAGAGAAGCAGGCCGTCCTGCACGGACATCCCGAACGGCACGTTACGCGCCACCAGAGGAGGACGTGGCGGAGCGGCGTCCCCTAGTGCCACGCCGCGGGAGAACGACGAACGGGACCGGTGACCCCCCGCCTCCCGGATCTCGTCTACGGCGCGCCCGATCCTACCCATCGTGTCCACAAACTCCCGTGCGCAGCCGTCGAAGGTGGACATCATGCCCCCCAGACTGAGGTCGAACATTCGGTCTGCCATCAGCCACTGATCGTTGGCCGCGAGCGGCGCCGCGAGCTCCTCGGCGGACAGCTCCGGCGTGCCCCCGATCATCTCGTCAACGTTCTCGCGCAAGGTAGACCGTAGAGGCTTGGTACGCTTGAGCCCCCCACCCAGAAACGGCGCCATGGCCGCGGATGCCCGCTGCACAAACCCCGTGATGGACGGGTCGCCCGCGTTGATGATCTGCCCCCGCAGCAGCGAGCTCAACATCCTTCCGGTACCGAACGGAGGGTTCATAGCGGCGGCCTGAACTGCCGGGGTCACCAACGCCCGCTGTGCCACCCGACTTTGCTGCCAGACGCGCATCGCGGCGTCGTAGCTGCTGGTCTGCTCGAACAGCTTCCCCGCGGAGACTGGGAAGTCGGGGTCACCGAGCAACGAAAGCTCGGTCTGACCGGTCACGAACAGCTGGAAGCCGAACGGAATGGCTGCCAAGCTCGCCTCGTTCTCTGTCGCCTGGGCGCTGATCATGTACCCCTCGACGATACGGTCGTCGTAGATGAGGTAGAGCCGCGCGCCGAGCTCAACTAGCTTGGTGCCGCGAAAGTAGATGTCGTAGTTGTGCCAAAACTCTGCCCGCCAGTTGAAGTCGGCGGTGTTCAGCAACAACCCCTGCACCTGCAGCAGCCGAGGGGCCTCTCCGAAAAAGAAGATGAACGACTCGCCGAAGGTGTCCACCACCTGCTGCTTCTCGTGCCGCTCCTCCGCCACCTGCTGCACGAAGAAGTTGGTGTAGTGGGTGGTGCCCGCGGTCCCCCCACGACGCCAGTCTCCCGCAGCGTCGATAACCGGCAGGAACCCCGTTGGACCCATGATACGGATCGTGGCGTAGGTATCCGCCTTGAGCTGGTAACCGCGCAACGGACGCCGAACGGGGTACGTTCCCTCCCGCTGGCGCACCCGCTCCGCGTACTCCTCCCGATCCTGTTGAAACTGCTCGGTACGTGCCTCAATGAACACTGCCATGAGCACACCATACCACAGCCGCTGGCTACTGGTAGATCCACGTTATAAGGATACCGTAATGTACCATCATAACCGCACGGTGCGACAGAGATGGTGCATGCGGAGGTAATGCGATGAACGCCTACGAATGGGGCCTGGCCCACCACTCGTGCCCTATCGCGCTGGAGTGGCGGGAGTCACTTGGTCCCGCTGCTGCCCAACCCGACGCCTGGCGGCTCTGTCCACGCGGTGATTGGCTGGTCTGGCAACTCCGGCACGGGTTGTCGCCGAATCTACTGGCGGGCGTACTCCCCGCACTGCTGCGAGCAACCGAGCGAATCACCGAGCGGGCAATCCGCCGCGCGCTTTTGGACATTGGGAGGCCGAGCACCCCCTGGGCCGTCGACTGGCGACGGTGGGCTGAGCGCTGGCTGTCCGGAGAGGACCGAACGCCCTGGGCAGCGGCGCGGGCGGCAGAGGCAGCGGCAGAGGCGGGGAGGGCAGCACGGGTAGCGTGGGCGGAAGTGTGGGCGACGGACGCGGCGGATGCGGCGAAGACGGCGCTAGCGGCAGAGGCGGATGCGGCGGAGGAGACAGCAGCGGAAGTGGCAGAGGCAGCGCGAACAGCAGTGTGGACGGCGAATGCGACGGAGGCAGTGAGCGCGCTGGCGGTGTTCTGGGCGCTGGAGGCGATAGAGGCGGCGGTGGGAACTGCGACATGGGCAGCAGCGTGGGCTACGGCGCGGACGCTGGCGGCGGTGGAGTGCCAACGCCAGGCCGACGATATCCGCACCGAAATCCCGGTGTGGCCGGGGGAGGTAGGGTAACGCCGGTCCTGGTGTGGTGGGCGCCGCCGGCACTACGGTCGGGCGGTCGAGGCTTCTCCTCACCGTCCTTAGCTCAGTATCAGATCGTGATCGTCCGCTTGATCAGTACATCCTTGATGGTGCGGGGCACCGGAGGCACCGGAAACGGCCCACCGCCAACCTGGTAGGGGTAGGCCGCCGCACGGACCAAATTCACGTAGGGGTCCTCGGGCACGACGGTGTCCCGGACCACCAAGGTGACCTGCCGTCCTCCAACCATGATGACCACCTCCTTCTCCCGCCGATACACCCCCGTCTCGGTGGAGGGAACTGGCCTGCTGTAAACTCTTCCGATGCCGTCGCCGTAAGTTGTCATTAGTCAGTCCCCGTACCTTGCGCGTTAGTGCCCCCCGGGGGGGCCGGTAAGGTGACGTCGCGCATCTGTGCAAGCATATCCTTTACTCCACTGGTCTTTTCCCCTACGACGATGGTCGCCCTCAGCAGATCCTTCAACGTATTGAGCTGCTGCTGGTTCACGGTCAGCAACGTGTCCTTGGACCGACCCCCTGCCTCGGCGCGGTCAAGCACGCCACGCCCGACCCGCGTCCCCAACGTCCGAAGTTCCTTATCGTCGATTCCCTCTTTAGCAAAGCCTGCGAACTCCCCGAGGTTCCGCTGCACCTCGCCTGCCGTAAGCGTAAACTCCGCGCCGCGTTTCTGCATGAACTCGACGAGCGCCGTGGTGTCGGTTTTGCCCAACTCCAACTTGCGTGCCCAGGTCTGCATCTCACGACCACGAAAAATCTGGTTGACGTTCTGCCCCTCGCCGAGCATCCCAGACAGCTGCCCACGCAGCATCTCGGTGGTGCGCCCAGTCCCCGACGACCTGCTGTAGCGGCCAATGTAACCTTGGGTAGCCTGCAACCCCCCGGTCAACGCTTTAGCCCCGGTACTCGTGTCCCTCCCGAGCACCACTGTAAGCGTCTGCAGGTCCTGTGCGTTCTTCGCGTTGGCCGGGTCGGTGAGATGCGCAAACAGCGCCGCCTCCGCAGCCCCACCGGGGTCGCCGGCACTGCGCTTACGCAGGTAGGAGTCCAGCAGGTGGCGAGAGCTGTGCTGCACATCCTGTTTGAAGCTCTCGCTGCTCCGGTTGATTCGCTCCCAGACCCCCGTGTACATCTCCCCGCGCTGCACCAATTCGGTAGCCATCGCTATGCTGGTCTGCCGGTCAAGCAAGCCCAAAGCCACGTCCTTTTGCCGCGGACTGCCGTGTACCAGCCCCTTCAGGGCGCCGCGGGCGCTACGGTCCAGGTCTACACCCTGAAATACCCCCGTGCCGCGCCCGTTAGAGGCGAGCAGCCGCAACGAAGTAAGCGCGTCGTTTTGACGAATGTCTTCCCCCGTGCCCCCCAACGCGGCGCGCAGATGCCGCGTCAGCTCCGATGACTCCCCGGTGGCGCGGAACAACGACTGAAATTCAAAGGTGTTGCTCGCACCCTCGTCCGGGAGCTGCCCCGGCCCATGGATGTTACCGCGCATCATCTCATACGAAAGAGGTCGGCCGTTCCGAGTATTGAAACTATTACCAAGAATGCGCATGCCTTCCGCCTGCTCCTCGTGCAAACGCTCCAACCCCCGCAAGGTAGCCTCTCGGCTGAGACCGGCACCCCCAACGTTGGTCTCGTAGCCGGTACCGGCGAAACGCTCACCGGTGAACCGCTCCAACATGCCGATCTTCTCCGCCTCGCCACGCTTGGCCCAAACACGCGAAATCCCACCAACGTTAGCTTCATCCAGCTGCCGCACCCGCTCCCGAGCTACCGCCAGGTCGTTACTTCGACCGCGAAGTCGATCCCACGTACTGGGCACGTTGGTCAGTTGTCGTGAAGTGATAAAGTCTGCCATCTGTCCTTGCATGGCCCCAAACTGCTTTTCACTCATTCCCAAGTCAGTGTGGGTGGTAGCGTACCCACGCGTAATCCCGGAGGTGATCTGGGAGAGTTGCTCCTGCGCCGCCTGGGCGGTCATACCCGGCGCTCCAAACCCGGACGCGGTAAGCATCTCGGAGGTGGACTGCGCCCCAAAACCGGACCAGGAACCAAATCGTCGAAGCAGTGACGGGTCACGCGATTGGTACATACTTCGTACCGTGGCCCCAGCCAGAAGGCGCTGACCGGAGCGAAGACTCGCTTTCTGCCCCTCCGTACCCTCTCCTCTGGCCAGCGCGCTGTAAGCCCGACGTCCCTCCTCGGTTGCCTGGAACTCTACTCGCCCCTCGATCTCCCGGACCGTCTCCTCCACGGTGCGCGCGATAGACGTGGTCAGGTCATCCCCCGCCTGTCGCAAGGGGTTGGTGATGGTGCGCTCCAACATATTGGAGAACCGTCGTCGGAAGCCCTCCACACCGGACACTTCACGGGAGCGGACCCGCGCTTCTTGGTTGAGCTGCTGGTTCATACGGAGACGCTGCTCCGTCGCTGCCTGGGGGGCGTTCCGGTACTGCTGGATAAGCACGTCCACCTCTTCCCGACCAACCCCAAGGTGACGCTGCATGACCCGCTGCATGGCAGGATCGTCCAGTGTCCACCCACGATGACCGTAGTGCTGCTCCAACATGGCGATCTCCAGGTTGACCCCCTGCCCGGTCTCCATGAGCTCGCCCAGGATGCGGTTCTGGTCCAGAAAGAACTCGCTGTTGCGCCCACCAGTCCGCCGAACGTTTTCCCTTCCCCGACTCCGCGCTTGGTGAAAGGTCATGTTGCCCGACATCGCCTCGCGCAGCCGATCCTCGTTGATGCCGCCGGTCTCCGGGTCCCACAGCCCCGCCAGCACCACCCGTCCTGCGCGCCTCCCGCCGAAGAAGCGCTGTGCGACCTGCATCTGCTGCGCCGCCAGGATCTGTGCCCCCTCAGCGCCAGTAGCCCCGCCGGTAGCCTCCGCGACCATCTCGTCGCTGAGCATCCCGGTCTGCATTTGCACCCCCAACGACGTAGCCATGGCGCGCATCGCCGCTGAGCCGGACCGACCACGCATGCCCATCATGCGGCCCATCTGGGTGCCCTGCAGACCGATCTGCTGCATCTGCGCAGCCGAGATTCCTGACGCTCCGGCCTGTAGCCGCGTCTGCATCATCGAAGAGGTAATCTCCCTCCCCGTGAAGAAACCTTGGGCGCGCTGCCCCTCCAAGAATTGTGTCGCCCCCTCCAGCGAGGTGTGCATGGTCTGGGCAATCTCGCGCAGCGTGTCGACGGTCTGACGAAACCGTTCACGGAACTGCCGGGCGTTCTGGACACCCCGATACAGCCCTCCCTGTCCGGTCCGGTCCAGCACTCGCGTGAGCTCTTCAAACGAGGTGAACATGTCGGAGCCGGCCATCTCCCGGACCATGGTGGACATGCCCCCGATGTCCGTGGCGCTGAACCCGACACCGCCGTTGCCGCCACCCGCGCCCATCATGCCCCCAAACCGCGAGCGCATCACCCGGGCGAGCTGTTGACGTTGGTCCATACCCGTAGCTGCTTGACCAACCCCCCAGGCTCCCATACCCAGACCGCCAGCAACGGTCATTGCCGGCAGGCCCCCCAGCACACCAACGGCTCCTCCGACCACAGGTAGCGCAGCTCCGCCTAACAGACTGGCTATTCCAGCGACTCCGGTGATCGTACTCGCAGCGGCGGCAACACCGCCGGTGAGGGACTGCGCACCCCCGATGAGCGAGCTCGCCACCTGCTCTCCCATACCCTGCGCCATGTAACCCCCGGGGGTGTTGAACATGGCACCCATGGCCATGCTGCCCAACCCGCCGGACTGCCCCATGCCTGAAGTCGGCATCATCGGGGGTGGGACCATCGTCGGAGGTGCCCCCGCCGTGTAACGCGGACCGTAAGGGGCCATCCCTCCCATTGGCGGGGTAATGGAAAGAGCGTAATTGGCAGCGTTGGCGAAGAGCGCTTGTTGCTGCATCGCCATAGCCGTGATCTGATGACTGGGGATAGGCAGGGGGCACCTCCGACAACGAGAATATCACGATTCCAGCCTATACGGCGCAAACGGAGGATCACAAACTGCAAATAGCTCAGGCGGTTCAGATATAAGGGTAATGAAAGGAGTTCTACCATGTCAGAAGAGGCGGAAAAGCACTGGGGTGTCCAGCTGTCGGAGGCCGTCTGTCTCCGGCGGGTCGAAGCCGACCGGGAAGTGGGGCTGGCAGCGCTCCAGACGCTGCAGCAGCTGGGCGCGCTCATGGCCGCCGCGCTAGCGGCGGCGGTGGCCCTGGAAACGGCGCGTGCCGATGCCCGACGGGCTGAGGCCGCGCTGGGGCTGGAAACGGCGCGTGCCGAAACGAGCAGCGCCCTGGTCCCCAAGCCCGGCGCCAAGTAATGTCGAGACCCGCCGCTCCACCCACCTAGCCGCGCTCTTTCTCGCGGCAATTCCTTAGCCGGGTATGACACACTCGATATCTGGTATAAGGCCATAACCAACCAAAGGAGGTTTCATTGAAACACCTGTTGCACATTCCCGGGACCGACGAGTCACTTATGAAGGTACTTGAGGAGGAGAAGGCAGGGTCCAATGACCGAACCGAAAGCTGAGACCGAGCTGGTGCTCCTCGTAAACTTCGGGGACAACGACTTCTCCCGCACGTGGGAGCTGGTGCTACAATGCGTGCTCCACGCATGGAAGTGGCAAGGATGGGGGTTGCAGCACACCGCCCTGCACGGTGCCCCCAAGAAGGGGTGGCTGACCGTGCTCAACATGCTCGTCTACCCCTGCTACCTGCTCGCGCAAGGGATGGACGTCAAGATCTCCGATGGGGTAAACGAGGGAACGCGGGACTACCTCATGCTGTCCGCCGACCGGCTGTTCGTCGGGGAGGCGGCGAAGCGGGAGGTTCTCCGGCTGGAAGAGGAAGGCTGTTGGTGGAACTACGAGGTGGTGGTGGTGGTGGACACTCGCCTCGACTTTCCCGGCAACTCGCCGGTATGGGTGCGGTAATGGACGAAAGAGGTACTGAGCTGCAAAAAACCTTGCAAGATGACTGGGTGGTTGTCTCCCAGACGCTACACGCACGTCTGGGAGACGCACTTGCACACGCGCACGCGAAGGAGGCGGCGTTTTGGTACACCGTGCTGTCGACCCTGCAGCACCAAATGGAAGTGTTCACGGCAATGCTCGAACCGCAGGAGTCGGTCATCACTGACCTCAGCACGGCACTGCTTCTCAAGTTCAGCCCAGTCGTCGACCCGACGGTCCTGAACGAGACCGCCACGCTGCCCTTAGGGGTCTGGCTCCACGGGGAGGGGCCGTGGCAAATCACTGTGCGGGACACGCGCGGTTGGTGGACGGGACACCCGTCCATTGCGGACCACGAGCTTGCGAAAACCGTCGCGGCCGTAGTCCAAAAGAGCTGGGGATGGGGGCCTGAGGGAACGCCACCGAGTCCCGCCCCCTAATAGTGCAAGAAGGGACCTCCATAAGGGGATAAGACTCTTGGAGGTTCCAATGCTAACGTTGATCCTGGTAGGCGGGTTGATGGGGAGCTGGGCCACGGCGGTCGCCGTGACCCGGGTCTCCTGGACGCTGTTAACTCTCGCGGAAAGAACGCTGGAGGAAACCCGCCAAGAGGCGCTCCGGGCCGGTATCCGTGCCGGCCTGGATGCCCGCGACGACGAACCCGCTACCCCGCCCACCTAGCCGCAACTCCTGCGGCAATTCCTTAGTTGGGTACGACGTGCTCAATATCTGGTATAAGTCCATAACCAACCAAAGGAGGTTTACGTGATAGATATGCTACTTCCCAGGTATCAGGCAGGAAAACGTGATTTCCACCACGCCAACCTCAGTAACAGTAATCTCCGCTACGTCGATCTTTCCACCGCCGATCTCCACCACGCCAATCTCCGCCACGTCGATCTCCACCACGCCCGTCTCCACCACGCCGACCTCCATAACGCCAATCTCTGCTATGCGGATCTCCGCTACGCCGATCTCCGCTATGTGGATCTTCGCTACGCTGATCTTCGCTACGCCGATCTTCGCTACGCTGATCTTCGCTACGCCGATCTTCGCTACGCCGATCTCTACAACGCGGATCTCTGTGGCACTGTTCTCCATCACGCCAATCTCACTTGTACCGTACTCGACCCCAAAGCCAGAATACCGTACTGCTCCGACGAAGAGATCACAACGCTGGGGTTGGAGCTGGATGTAGAAGGTGGACGTGAGGTAGTGAGGGGGTGGAGAACGGCCAAAAGTCAGTACATCAAAGGGCACGAGTACGTGTGGGGATGGTACAATGCCCCTGTGTTTTCGGTGGATACCACAACCGCGTGCCACCCGGGGATTTACCTCGCGAGCAGGCGCTGGCTGGAAAGGCCATACTCCTACACCGAGCTCGTGCGGTGTTGGTGCTACCGCGATGAGATGGTCGTTGCAAGACGGAAGGCGCGAGCGAAGTGGCTGTATGTGGTATAAGAATAAAGACTAAGGAGACCGTTGCGACCTCCACTCCCGACTCTGCATTGGTGCAGACGTGGGGAGACGCGGCGGTCTCCTCGTCTAAGTGGAGGTTCCATGAGGCGGATCGGCGTCACCCACGCGGGTGACGCGCACCTGGACGACTTCCTCTGTGCCGCGGTGCTTTTCGCACAGGCGCAGGTGGACGTCGTCCTCCGTCGGGAACCCTCCCGGGAAGAGCTCGACGACCCCCGGGTGGTCGTGTTCGACGTGGGTGGCAGGCATGAGCCCGCCCGCTCGAACTTCGACCACCACCAGCTTCCCCGAGACGCGGAGCCAGCGTGTGCGCTGAGCCTTCTCGTCGAAGGGATGAGCTGGCGGGGGGAGTCGGTACTGGAGGCGTTCACGGACCAGAAATGGTTCCGTACGCTGAAGGTTATCGACTCCAAGGGGCCTTTCGCCCTGGCGAAAGAGCTGGGAACCACCCCCGAGGTGGTATTCCAGCTCCTGTCGCCGGTGCAGGAGGTCCTGGTCGACGGGTTTGGCCAGCAGACGGAGGCCCAGGGCGATGAAGTCCTGGGCCAGCTGCTGGCCTCCCTGGGGGTGTCCCTCCTGGACTCGGCTATCGGGCAGCTGCAGCGGGTGAAGGCCCTCTGCAACGAGTGCCTGATGGTTGAGGCCGGTGGTGTCCCTGGCTACGTTCTGCGTAGCGAGGACGTCACCGGGACCGAGACGTGGCGGGAGAGGTTCGCTCCCGGCACGGCCTTCTCGATTGTCTACGACAACCGAGGGCCGGGCTGGACCCTCTACCGCTACGACGACGACAGCCGCCTGGACTTCTCCAGGCTGGCTGGTCGAGACGATGTAAGTTTTGCCCACCCGGGCGGCTTCATTGTCAAGACCGCCAGCCGCGAGAAGGTAGGGCTGGAGCAGGCGCTCCAGCTTGTCCAGAGGGCGGTCGTCGGGCCTCGGTAACCAGGAGGCCCCGGCGTAGTGGGGGAGGCGCGACAGCGTAGGCTGTGCCCCCACAGAGAAAGTCCCTGTTCGACGTCCCCTGTAGAGGGACACGCTACCCCACGCCCGGGTAGCGGCAGGGCAACGCCCCGCTGAATGAGGAGTGCTAGGTGGACCGGTTGGAGCCGGATCGCCAAAGCACAAATCACAAGGCCAGGGCGCACTCCAAAAAAGACCGGTTGGAGTAGGTCGAGGGTCGGTAGCTACAGCTACCTTCCTTTTAGCCAGGTATCACGCCGCTATGGTATAAGTGACCAGTCGTTTACTAAAAGGTGCGGTAAGCACCTAACAAAGGAGGACGCGTTGAACCTGTGCATCTATCATCGAGCGGACCTGGACGGGGTGTGTAGCGCTGCCATCGTGCTGCACTACGAACTGCGCTACGAACCTCACACGGAACTTCTCGGGTGGACCCACGGCGACCCCATCCCGTGGGATCGAATCGGCGCCGCGAACAAGGTCTTTCTGGTAGACCTCTCCTTTCCCGATCAGGACATGCAACGATTGATCGACACCGTCCCGAACCTAGTCTGGATCGACCACCACAAGACCGCCATGGAGAGGTGGGCGGGGAGCACCATAGCTGGAGTGCGCAAGGTCGGGCAAGCAGCCTGCGAGCTGTGTTGGGACTACTTCAACCTAACGGCCCAACAACCTCTCGCCGTCCAATGGCTCGGTCGGTGGGACACCCGAGCGTGGGTGAACGACATCCACAGTGAGCGCATCAAGGAGTTCCAGTACGGCATGCGCGCCCTGAACCCTGGGGTCGCCCACGAGTGCTGGCAACAGCTCCTGTGGAGCTGCGAATCCCCAGTGGTACTGCAAACGCTCATCGAACACGGAAACGTTGTCTTGCGGTTTGCACGTCAGCAGTACGCCGAACTGACCCCCTTCGCCTTCGAGACGACGCTGGACGGACACCAAGTGCTGGCGCTCAACACCTACAAGGGTAGTGAACGCTTCGACGAGATCTGGGCCGCACACCCAGACTGCGTCGCCATGGTCCCATTCCTCTGGAGAGGCGACGTTCGGAAGTGGGAGGTGTCGCTCTACAGCGACCGCGGCTTCGACTGCGCGGCGATCGCAAAAGCCCACAGAGGCGGCGGGCACGCTGGAGCTGCGGGGTTCCAGTGCAATGCTCTGCCATTCGACCTATGAACCTCCCTGCATACATGCTAAAGGAGGCGTACCTGCCGCTATGGCGCCGAGGGCTGTCGACCGCGCGGGAGGTGCTGAACACGCTGCGAACGGCCCGCGGTGGAGGGGTCATCACCAAGGTGCTGGCCGCGGGGGCGGTCGCCGGCAGCGTATGTGAACTGGCCCTCGCCACTAACGACCCCGACACGCTGATAGCCCGATGTGGCATGCTTCGCTACTTCTGCGTGGAGGGCGACATGATAATCACTCTGCTCAACAACTCAACGGTGCCGCACACCACACTGACTACCGACGACAACTCCACCAAGGTACTGGTGTATCGGCTTCCACAATGTGAAATCGGCGTAGTACAGTACGCTCGCAACGCCGTGCTCTGCACACGACCGCAGGATATTGCGCGGCTACCAAAAGCCACACGGCCCCTATTCTGGAGGTGGCTCAGGGTGAACTTGTTGGAAGGAAACGACCAATCGGGGGCACCGACTGACCACACGAAACTTTCTATAGGCCCGCTAGCACCACCGGAGTGCTACGTGTCTGGACCAAACGATGACGCCGCAGAGTTGGCAAGACGGCTTCGCAGCACCAGCGGGCGCACCCTACTGATTCGTGGGCCGTCCGGCGTCGGCAAGACCCTTCTGGCGCAGGCGGTAGCACAGCATCTAGCGCCGTCCGCGCACATCCTACGGATCTCAGGCCGGGTGTTGCAGCAGTGCTCAACCGAGTACCTCACAGCACTGGTCAACCTCGCCGACCCAACGATCTTGCTGTTGGATGACGTGCAACAACTACACCGTGGCGTGGGCGCGCAGCTCTTGGACATTCTTGAGCTCCTACACGCTCCAGGACGTACGATCATCCTCACGTACATGACCCCAGCAGTACCTGAGAAGCCTGGATGCTACTACATCGAAGGAATGCGCCCCGGACGGGTTGACGAAGTGGTGCAGCTCCACGCTCCCGACGAAACGACCCGCTCCGCTATCCTGCGCTACTACTACGCAAAATTCGACGTCCACGTGGACGAGCGCACTCACCAAGAGCTGCTTGGGGGCACAGACGGGCTGACCGGGGCCTACCTGAAAGAGCTAGCGTACCGGCTGTCCACATGCGGAGTTGCCAGTTACGCCGACGAGCTACAGCGGGTATGGCGCGCCGCGCCGCCGTTATAAGAAAAGCACGGAGGAAACCATGAGATGGGTCGTCAACAGCGCCGTGATCCCGGCCGGAGGGTTCGGCACGTACACCTACGACCGGCTGACGTGGGGGGAGCTCAGCGCGTGGCTGCACGCCGACCGCTTCCGCTCGTGCGTCGGGTACACCGGCAACCAACTAAAGATCCTGGAGATGACGGGGGTACACTGCCCCATCTCCAGGGACCCCTCCCCCATGAAGCCAGGTGACGAAGCAGCTGTCGTCCGGCTCCGCTTCCGAGTGGACGACCCCCACCTCAAGGGAGAGCTCGCCATCCGGGACGACGAGTGGGAGGTCGGCCTGCTCTGTCGTCTGCGGTAGGACCAGTTTCCACAAAGTCTCGGTACAGAAAGGAACGCTACCAACATGGAGTGCACCGGCTGCGGATTCTGCTGCGCCAAAGTGCCCTGCTACTACGGCGCGGTGACGTACGGGACTGACGCACCGTGCGGAGGGCTCGTCTGGAGGGACAGTCGGCACTGGTGCCGACTGGTCCTGGAAAGAGGCTCCAGGACAGCGCGTGCCCTCGACATCGGAAAAGGATGCTGCTCCGGCCTGAACTCCTGGCGGCGGGAGCCGTTCCAGGATCGAACGAGAAAGGAGGTGCCGTGAGGCGGTAGGCCGCCACCCCGGGGCGGGAGACCATAGGAGGATGACTGGGCGGTTCGGCTCCGTTCCGACATTCCCGCGAGGACCCAGCGTGAGCTGGTCCTCGTTTTAGCCAAGTACAAAATCTGCGTTGTAAGGACACTACCCCAGCAGAATGTGGCCCCACCATGACTTAGCCGAACGCGTAGAAGTCCGCGTTATAAGAAAACAGAGACACAAGCAAGCCGGCAGCCACGCCGGCAGAAAGGAGGCCCGATGTTGCGGGCCACAATAGCAGAATTGGTCGTAACAGCAGTGGTGGTGCAGGGCTGGCGCGGCGCAGCGCGCCGACTCGCCAGCATCAACACCACCACCACCACCACCACCACCACCACCACCACCACCGAGCGCGACATCGAGCTCGCGGCGTGGGGGCCACGCGAGGGCGAGTGGACCGTGAGGGCCGCGCTGGCTCTCACGCGGCCGGCCAAGCGCTCCGGCCCCCCGCGGTATGACACAGCGGGGCTCTACGTCGCCGCGTGTCGGCGACGCCACCCAAACACCTTCGGCGTGTGCTCGCCGAAGGACTACGTCGGCCCGGCGGAAGGGTGGCCGGAGGACGGCCGGCTGGTCGCAGCCGGCTGGAACCGGTTCTCCCCGGCCCAGTGGGCGAGAGTCTTCACGGACTTCCTCGCCTACTGGGCGCAAGTGGCCACCCGACCCGCGGCGGTCGGGTCGTGCCACAACCCGCAACCGGAGTGGGTTGCGGGAGCCTGGCAGGCGGGGTGGCCTGCCATGGTGGTACGAGCGGGAGTCCGCCGGGGGTCGGACTGGCGGGAGCACACCGGGCCGGACGCCCCCCGCCCGGGTGTGCTTTTCCCACGGTGGGAGTCCCTCTCCCGCCGACGCCGACGCCAACTCACGTTGGCGGCCCGGGCAGCGAACCGAGCAAGCCTCGGCGGGGGCCGAGCTGAGCGGCTCGACCTCGGGGCTCTCCGCCTCCTCGGGGAGCTCTGCCCCGAGGGGCAGGCGGCAGTGCTCTCCCACCTACCCAAGGGGTGGGAGGACACGGGGGGGTGGACGGACGGGCACTGGGTCCGCGCCCCGCTGATCCGCGCGCGGGACCTGGCCCCCGCGGTCGAGGCGGCCCGGCCGCTGCTCCGCGGACTGGCAGAGGACCGGAGTGGGCGACTCCGGCTGGCGCTGTCCCTGAGGACGGCCCAGAACGGCTGGGTATACCAGGGCGCTCGGACCGCCCAGGTCGCCGAGAGCCAGGGGGTCGAAACGACCCTCTGGGATGGGAGACAGCAGGTCCAGGGAGTAATCGGGATGATCTGTCCCGCTTACCCCACGGTACCCCTGGATACGGCTCGCCGACTGGCCCTCGGGGAGTCCCCCCGTCAGGTCAGCGGTAGCGAGCTGTCCGCCGCCGAGGCCCATCGCTGGCTCCTCGCTGGCGGGACCGACCTGGTGGAGTGGCTCCAGCGTGATCTGCTGGCCGGACTGGAGGACCTCCCGCGCCTCCGGTCCGTGCTCCTCGTCCGTTGGGTCGCGGACGTAGAGCGTCGTGGCGGGTACGGCGCGTTTCTGCGGGAGCGCGTCCTCCACGCCCCCGCGGGCGAAGAGATCGTCTGGCGGTTTATGGACCGCCTGGACGAGATCCAAGACGCCGACCTCGTCCGTGGGGTGGCCACCCGCCCCGACGAGGCGTTTGAGGCCGCGGCGCGGCGCCTCGCCACCGACTGGGAGGAGAAGGCGCGAAAGGACCACCGCGTCCTCGCCCAACTCCCAGGGCAGTGGCCCCGCCCATACCGCCGGGTGATGAGACACCTGGCCACCCCCGCGGAGCTGGCGCGGGAGGGGCGGGAGATGTCTCACTGCGTCGGCGGCTACGCCAGCGCGGTGGAGGGCGGCCAGTCGGTCGTCCTGTCGCTGCGCCTCCCCCGAAAGGGGGTCAGGTCCACCGCCGAGTTGTCGAGAAACGGGCTGGTGCGACAGCACCGTGGCCCAGAGAACACTGATCCGCACCCGGCCCTCTGCCGAGTGCTGAGAGCTTACGTGCAGCGGGTCCACGCTGCAGAAGGGAGGGGCACATGAGCCCCGTCGAGAGACTGGAGCTGGTCGCCCCGGGCCTCTTGGCCCGAGAGCTGGAGTACGTCCTTGGGGCGCGTGGCCGGCTGGCACGCGCCTATCGAGCTGTCCGGGCCGCATGGAGGTGCGGCTGGGCACTGAGATAAAGGCACGGTGCTCTATGTTCACCCCGCGGCTCGCCGATCTGGTGAGTTGCGGGTGAACGTAGAGCACCTGCTTTTAGTTGGGTATTAGTTGGGAATTAGTTGGGAATTAGTTGGGCGTACCGGCCAGCAACCTCTCTCAAAGCTACAACTGTAGTTTTCGTTATAAGGTATTCACACTGTATGGGTTACAGTGGGAAGGAGAAAACGATGCTGAGCGTACAGGGAAGAACCAGAGAGACCAGAGAACTGTGCACTATGCGCCGACCGGCCAGGCAACATAAGAGTTGCGCGGTATGCGCAGAGCCGACAGGGTATGAGTTCAACGTACCCCCACCGGGGTACGAGTACGACGCCTGGGGATGGTGGGCACTCTGCCCACGCTGCCTACACCACTACTTGGAGGCAGGGGTGCACGCCGCGCCCCCCGAATCCCAGTTAGACATCCTTCTCCGTAGGATACAGAGTTGGCGATGACACACCCCGGATGCGTAAGCCCCCCACTGTGGGACCGACTGACAGCCCGGCTCGCCCGCCTGATCTGGCGGCTGCTCCGGAGGCTCCAATGAACGCTTACGAATGGGGCCTGGCCCACAGTTCGTGTCCTGAGGCGTTGAAATGGCGAAAATCGCTCGGTCCAGACGCCACCCAAGCCGACGCCTGGAAGCTCTGTCAGCGCGGCGACTGGATGGGCTGGCAGCTCCGGTACGGGCTGTCGGCCGCTGAACTGCGAGCAGTGATGCCCGCACTGCTGCGGGCCACCGACAAAGTCGTCGAGCGCGTCATCCGGCACGTGATGAAATCGCTGGAGGGGAACGACGCCCCCTGGGCCGTTGACTGGTGGGAGTGGGCCGTACGGTGGCTTACCGGCGACGACCGGTCAGCGCAAGCAGCGGAGGCAGCGATAGCGACGCAAGCGACAAAGGCAGCGGCGTGGGAGACAGTAGGAAGTGCGATGCGGTCAGCGACGTGGGCGACGATGGCCGCAGTGTGGGCGTCGGACGCGGCGCGAGCGGCGAGGGCAGCAGAGTGGGCGATAGCAGTAAACGCGATACGGTCAACAGCGACGGCGGCAGAGGAGGCTGTGGCGCTAGAGGAGGAACGGGTCCGGCAGGCAAAAGATCTCCGCTCAGAGATCCCGGAGTGGCCGGGCGAAGTGAACTGACAAAACACCCGTTTTCGCTAGCGGCCGGCCGCCCCACCTTTCTCCCTTGACGTGCTTCTGCAACAATTCCTGGTGGAGGAACGCATGTTGGACTGGCTGTTGGGACTGATCGGGCGCTGGGCGCTCGGGGTAGCCTCGTGGATCGAGAGTCGTGAGCTGGAACGACTCCCGTGCACCGTGGACAGATACGCCCGCTGGGCGACCGAGAACGTCAACTCCGACGTTGATGTCACGGCAGACACGCGGGTGTTGGAGGTACTTGTGCAGCAGCTAGAAAAAGTAATGCACGCCGCCGGCACCGTTCGTATTGAGCTACGTCTGCGGGGGAAGAACGGCCCCTTGCGGGTAACCGTCGAACAGGAAGGAGAGCTACGACCGAATCCGCTGACGAGTACGTGACCCGAACGGAACCGAGACCGGCCCCCACATTCTCAACAATGACGACCCGCGCTACACGCTGCAAGCCCCTCTGACTCAAGCGACGGCGCGCTACGTCGCCACCCCTCCCTAGCCGCAACTCCTGCGGCAATTCCTTAGCTGGTCATCACTTGTGGTAGGGTAGGGGCATGGCCGTTGCACAACATCTACAGCTCCGTTGCTTCATCGAGGGGATCGAGGTCCCGGTAGTCTCGGCGTCAGTAAGCATCCAACCGGATGCGCCGGCGCAGTGCCAGATTCAGATCCCAGCCACTGACAAGGCACACCAGTTCCTGCCCCGGTCGCTGGTGCATCTGTTCTTCCTAGACTTCTACGACGGTCCAGGGGACACCATCCGGGTCTCCACATCGTCCAGCGAACGCGTGGGCACCGCCGACGAGGTAGCCGACCTGAGCAACCTCTCCCTACGCCCGGCCCCACGTTTTGACGCGACCGATGGCATGAGCGACCTCGCGCTACGGGACACCCCCGACTTCAGCGCCTCTGGTGACACCGGCGGTTGGTCCCCCTCCGGTGGTACGTCCCTCCCGGAGGATGACGCGGTTGATGCGGAGCTGACCGGGTTGCCGGCGTGCATGGACACCCACGCCGCCGGCCCCACAACCACCGGCCAGATCACCGGATGGGGGGCGGGAGTGGGGGGGCCTGGGGAGGTGGGGACGTCCAGCGCGAGCACCGGGCCGGTTGAGGACCACAGTGTCGAGGACAACAAGTGGAAGCTGTTCTTTTGTGGGGAGGTCATCGGCTACCAGTTCATGAAAAGTGCGTCGCAGCGAGCAATCATCCTGAGCTGCCTGGACCTAAGCGTCTACTGGGACACCTGCTACCAGTACCAGGTCAACGTCTCCAGCCTGCATGGCAACACCACTGCGCAGTTCGTCGGCGCGGGCACCACGCTGTTCGACACCTTCTTCCAGAGCCCGGAGAGCACACTGGTAGACGTGATCACCCGACGCTCAGTGTCCCACCCCGAGCTTACCGGTCTGCTAAGCGGGGTGGTGCACCTGCTGGAACGTGTTGGTGGAGTGTACACCCGCGCCGGCTTTCGAGGGGTGAACGACTTCTTCACCATCGCCGAGCTTCGCTATCACCTTATCGACATGCTGGGCGCCGCAGAGGATGACGCGTCAAGCCAACGACTCTTTCCACGGCGTGCGTTCAACGTTTGGGCGCGCAACTCGGCTGGCCGCCTGGGACAGATCGCGTCCTTCCGCGAAATCCTGAACCTGCTGAACGGCTTCATTTTCCACAACACGGTACCCTGCCCGGTAGCGCGGTACCAAGCACCGGACTCTTACTCCACCACCCGCCGGGAGGCGGTGTCACGCACCCACAACTTCAGGAGCACCGCGGCGTACAACCAGATATCCGGGGACATTGCCACGCAACGGCAGGCCGTCGTCGACTTCAGCACCACCACACGCCAAGTACGCAACCGTGGATTGTCGGGGGCGATGGAGGGCCTGGCCCGAAACATTTTAGCGAGCCGTACAGCCCTAGAGCCGTACAGCCGCCAGTACGATTTCACCGCGGCGCTGTCAAATCTACAAACCGCAGCAACGGAGCTGCGCACGGCGGGAGCAGCTATCGCCCGTTTCGAGAGCGCGAACCACACCGACGTTAGAGCACGGTATACGAACATACTCCAACGCAACAGCAGCCATTTCCAGCAAGCAAGGACGGCGTTGACCGATACGCTAACCGCGCTTGACGGGGGAACGTACACGTCGCGGGACAGCCGGGAGCGAGAGTCGGAGACAACCGTGTCCAAACGGCTGTACAGTCAGATCATCCGGCCGGACATCTTCATGTGCGCTCCGCCTCGCTGCAACATACTGTTCCCTGAGCTCTACTCCCAGATCGAGATGCAGCGCATGTACCTCCGCGAGGTCTCCAGAATGCGCCTGACGGTGTCGGACGAGATATTCGGCCCCGACGAGCTGCTTAACTCCGTCTACTTCGCGCCGGACGTGGAGGTGCTGGGCGCGCGGGTACGCCAAGGACAGCAGAGCTCCACTGAAGGGGCCACGCTACGCCGGGAGGCGTACGCGCAACGGCTCATGGAGCACGAGCTCTACACGGGGCCGGTGCCCATCTTTGAGCGCATGAACGAAGTCAACATGGTAGCGGTCAACGGCCAGCAAACCGACTACCGTGGGGCGCGAGTTCCCTACGTCATGCGCGCCGCCAACCACCAGTTCTTCAAGAACCGCTGGAGCTCCCGTTCCATGTCCGTCTCCGGTAAGTTCAACCCCTGGGCGGTCTGTGGTTTTCCCGCAGTAGTGGTGGACAGGCCCATGACCGCGGAGCAGCTGACGCTATCAGGGCTGCGGGGGGAGGAATTTTTGGAGCAGGCGGCGCAGAGCAACTACCCCGGGGTCACACGGGACGCGGACAACGAGCTGACCTTCAGCGAGGACTGGGGCATCCTGGACGCCTGGGACATCCTGAAGCACACCGTTCCCGTCCAGTACGTGGGGCTGGTCATGGGGTTACAGCACAGCGTCACCCAGGACTCGGCCAGCACCTCGTACACTTTCGCCGCTGCAAGGACCCACCGGGACAACGACGAGCTGCTCGGCGCCAACCGCATACGCACCTCCAACCGTCAGGGTGGAACGACCACGGTGTCAACCACCGTCGCCGCGCTCCCCTCTGACCCACCATTGGTAGGACAGCTGGGACCTAACCACGGGCGTATCACCGAGGTCACAGCACTGGAGCAAAGCTCGGGCTCCTATCGCCTGTATGGCACCTTCAACAGCCGCGGTCCACGCGGGTACACAATGTCCGTCCTCGTGGGGACCAGCCAGCGCGCCGACGCGTACGGACCCGAGGTCGTGACCCTTATTGGCAGCACCACCGAAGAAGTAGAGTTTCGCGCCTACCGAGTTACCGAAGACGTGGAGTCCTACCAACAGGAGGTGGTTGACGTACCACTAGAGGACTTTGTACGCCCGCCGTGGATGGCGGACTGCTGGCGCAACGACCAGATCGGCGGAGTGTACCAGCAATTCTTTGGCATCGGAGCTATCACCGACCCAATCGTAATCGACACGCGGCTGGGGGACACCAGGACAGCATCTGCGGATGCGCGCGCCGTACAGGCGAGGCTAAGTGACCTTTCGCTACGGGATACACCTGACTTCAACCCGGTCTGGGACGCTCCAGGCGTGTCCGCCTCCGGAGCGTACACGTCTGACGAGAACGCAATCCGCACACCGCCGTACACCCCTACCCAGGATCAGCAAGTACAGGGCAACCAAGACCCTATCCGCGTGGACGGCAGAACAGTGCAAGAGGCGGAGATGCACATCAGCGTGGAGCGAGCCATCGACCTGCTGGTTCGTTCCTACAGCGCCATCAAACAGCAAGCCGGCGCGGACATCCACGAGTTCATCCGTGCGTACACCTGGCGCCCGGTTGCGACACTGACTGACATGCTCGGCTCCCGGGACTTGACCATCAACGCTGAAACCGGGGAGACGCAGGGCGTTGAGGGCTTCCACTCCCGTGCCTTCGGCAACGGGGAGAACGGGCGCAACCTGCGCAACCTACTGCCCCCCGATAGCGAGGGCCGCCCCGTCCGGCGCATCCTCGGCATCAGCACTGAGTCTTCTCGGTTGGAGGGTGGGCAGGAAGCGCAAGTAACCTCGGAGGACCGACAGCGCAACCAGGACGCCCTGGTACGACTCGACACCCGCTCCGAAAAGGCTAGCGCGGTCATGGCCTACGTCACCGAGCTTTGGCAGTCCCGTGGGCAGCTCGGCTGATACCTAGCTAAGAGTTGCCGCGTTTCCGCGGCAACAGGTACAGCACTCTACATCCCCAGCTGACCCACCAGGGTCAGCACGCGCTCCGTGAACTCCAGGGCTTCCCGGTGAATCCGGTGGTTAGCCCTGGCAGCCGCCAACGACGTACCGAGGTAGCCCTGAAGCTCTAGCCGAACCTCCCGTTTCTGCACCCCCTCCACGGTTTTCACCTCAAGCCGGACCACCGCCCGGTCCCGCCCCCAGGGGCCTACGTCCCAACTCTTCCGCATAGGCTCCCTCGGGTCGTCTGCCTCGAACAACTCAGCGAGCTCTCGCAGGATCTCCTGGTCCACGGCCGACTCCCCCGCTATGAATCTCTCTTGTAGCATCACACCTCCTCGTCGTCGTTCTCCCAGTCGTCGTTCTCCCAGTACGTGTCAATCATGTCGAGCACCACGCCACGAGCGCGCGGGGTCAACGCCAACAGGCACGAGGAGTCAATTTCCCCACACAGGTTGACGACGTGCTCATGAAGGTCCTCACGGACCCCGCCGTAAGTCCACCCCCCGCAGAACAAGGTCGAGCGCAGGTCGAGGCAGGTCTCGCACGTTCGGTGTGTCATGGGCTTGTCGTCGTACACACCTCGAAAACGTTCGTACCGCTGACCCGGCTTGATGGTCTCGCCGCACTCGCCGCAGACGTGCTGGGTTCGCGCCCGGACGACCTTTTCCGAGATCAGCCGGGCAGTGCCCTCAACGTCAACATAGACACAACTGCAGCTACGGCCCGGCGTCATCCCTTACTCCTTCAACCTTGGCGACCGGGCAGACGTTCCCGTACTTGGACCGGGGTTATCGGGATCTTCGCAATAGTAGTTGTGCTCCCCGTTCGGACACTCCTCTCGAAGCAGCGCATAGCACCGTCTTACGGATGGCTCCGCGGTCCCAAAGGACTCAGTGCTGTGCCCACACCTTGAGCAAGTTACCCTGACCCCGGGCACCTCGCGGCCGGAGTCGTTGTCTAACTCCACCTCTTCGACTTCACAGTGCACTTTCATTTTGCTCCTTCACTAGCGCGGCCATGGCAACGCATAAAATTCTTTCCCTACTCCAAACACGCTACAGGGACCCTCACCCGGGAATCCCCTGCAAAAGTCTCTGCCGGCAGACAGACGAGGGCCTCGCCGTTCTCTTCGCTGATTACGTAGACGGGTAGCCTATCCTGAGAAAGAACGCGCTGATCTACAACCAGGACATGGCGCCGTTTCGACCCCTGAAAAGAGACCGTCCTCTCCGTAGAAAAGAGGCCATCAGCCACATCCACTTTCATTAGTCTTCTGGTCATTCGTCCCCCCAAACTCCGACGCCCGGAGGCGTAACAAACTGTCATACCTCCTACCGTTGCCCGTCCAGGCGGGGAACCGTCCGAGTCGAGATCGTCGTCGTCGTCGTCGATCTCTGGCATCAGCTCGATCATCTGGCTTTCCTCGTAATCGTATATCGGGACGCTGTATACGTCCTCCAACAGCGTGAACCTGGTAGGCTCAATCAACACCCGAACGTGCGGATGACAGGCGGTGTTGAGCCACGCGATCAGCGGCCGAGCCAAGTCCTCTAGCTCCTTTTTACGGTCAGCGTTGAGCACCAGCGCCTTTCCTCCAAGTATCGGCTCGATCTCTTCAATTACCATCTCGATCTCCTTCTTTCCCGCCTCGCCTATCTTCCCTGTTTTCAGACAGTCTCGAATTCCTAGTTTCCTCCCTGTCTGTGGCACACCGAAGAACGCCAGTCCGCCGCTCCAAGTCCTCTAGCGCTGCGCGGAGCATTCTAAACGCCCGCTCGGCTCTCTCCGCGCGCGCACGCTCCGCTCTCATCGCGGCCTCGCAACGGCAGCCGAGGCACGTCCCCGGCTCGTCATCGTCGCACTCACAGCCGTGGTCGCTGAGTGCAGCGCAGGCCAGCGCCCACGGGGTTGGTAGTCCATCATTGTCTCGCTCGTCCATATCACCCATTTTCCCTCCTATCAGGGCTCGCCAAGATCTTAGTGGCCCTGTCGAGCAGGGCGGCCACTTTCGACTCTTCAATGTCGACGTCGTGCTCCCCTGCAACCTCACGCCAGTGCTCGCGCCACCATGCGATCTGGTGGATCTCACAGCCAACACGGACGTAGGGCCAGGGCGCGAACACGACGACTGTGAACCTGTCAGCGCGACCAACCGGAGCCCCAGCTCCCTCCCCGTCCGCGTTCCTGTACCCGACCCCGGACCCGGCCCCATGCCCAAACCCGTGTCCGAACCCGTGCCCGTTTCCGTACGCGCACCCAGACCCGAACCCGTGCCCGGACCCAGACCCGTTCCCGAACCCGAACCCGTTCCCGTTTCCGTGCCCGGCCCCGTTTTCGTGCCCAGACCCATATCCGTCCCCATATCCAGACCCGTACCCGGCCCCATACCCGTGCCCGGCCCCGCACTTCGTCAGTAGGTGGGCCACTAGTCGCTCCCCTCAGTAACCGCGGCGACGGCGGCGGCGACAGCGGCGTCGGTGCACTTTTGACAGGGATTGACCCTTATTATCACCACCACTGGGCCATCAAACACTCTGTCCACATCGTGGGCCTCGATTTCGATTTCTCCACCGCACGAGACACACACTATCTTCGGCTGTATTTTGAAAATCATCTTACCGCCTCTTCCTCTTCTCGCGCCCTGTCCTCAGCGGCCTCCAGGCACTTCTGGCACGGGCGTATTTCCAACACTACGTGCAGCGGTCCCTGTGTCGAGAGCACGGCAATTTCGAGCGCACTCCCACATTCTGAACACTCAGCGTAAACCTGAAAGTCAGAGTTCATCACTTACCTCCCGCTTCCACCTGTCGCTCACCCCTTCCCGGTATGCCCTCACAGCCTTTCTGGCGGCGACGGCTGCCAGAAAGGCCGCTTCATTTGGGCCAACTTCGTTCAGATAAAACCTCATCGACTGGACAAACTCCGCGCCGAAGATCGCATCTTCTCGCGGATCTCTTGGTTTCTCCCGCATGGGTCCTCCACGCACGCACCGCACGTAGTACGTGCCCGCCTTGTCGGTGTGCCCAGGCTTGCCGTTTGCGAAGTGGACGGACCACACGCGGGAGATGGTGCCGGAACAAGGCGTGGACGAACAGAACACCGCGCTCGGCACCCCCGGGAACCCACTGGCCGGGGCGAGCCGGGTAGTATCCACGAGCGAAAACAACTCGTGGATGGTCGGCACTATCCACCCACCCCCGAGCGTTTCTGGGTAGGCCATTGCATCGTCCCAGGAGAAAGGACCGTGCGCGTCCTCCTGCCAGATCAACCCGGTTTGGTGGTCGATGACCACACCTCCGACTTTCTCGTATCTACCCACCACGCACCTCCTCAGCACCCTCTCTGATGTCCCTGCGACTGCCTACCGGGAGCAGCGCCGTCAACGCGCACTCACGCGCCGCCAACGCATTGGCGTCGTGAATTCCCAGCACGTCTCGACCTACAGGACACACGGAGCTGGGGTAGTCGTGATCCCGACACTGCTTCGGCCGAATGTCGCGCGCCGCGGGATGACATGGGTAGATCGCGCAGTAGGCGACGTCCCCCTTTCGCCGCAGATGCGGACATTCAATAGTTTCGTCTTCAGTCAACGGCGAGAACCGAGCGCAGCAGTCTCCGCAAGCTAGACAAAGCATTTGTGTAGCACCTCCTTATAACGGATCACCGGGGCTTGAACCACCACCTCGACCTGACCACCTCCGTACAATGTGATGGCGTAAACTCGCTACCTCCTTCCCCACCGTTCCAGATGAGTCAGCACCGCGGCCCATGGTGCGATGACGACCATCTCCCCCGAATGTGGCAGTATCTCGCCGGCATAGATCGAGTTCAGCACCCCAAGCCGGGTTACTACCATCGGAGGACGGCGGCTCTCACGTACCACCACCCAGGAAATCCACCATGGTTCCTCCGAAAACTCGCAGCCCTTCTCCGCCCGGTGGAGCGCCGCGACGTGGTCGAGCCAGGGCTTCCGCGAGGGAAAGGTTTTCACGTCAATCCACCAGGGGCGCTCCTCAACCACTACGTTCGGCTCGCCCCGTAGCCCACCAGACCACTCCCCGCGGCGCACGACCACGTTGCCGCCGAGTGCCGCCCGAAGCTCGCGGGCCGTCTGCCACTCTCCGCGGGTTTCTTTGTTACGGCTGCCCACGATCCACCCCCCACTCACAGCATCTGCATACTAGTTTCACCGCTGCTGTCATCGACCTACCTCCTCAGCCTCGCACAGCACCCTTTCCTCTTCTCGTGCCTTGTCTTCGACAGCCTCCAAACACCTCGGGCACGGACGGACTTCCAGAACTACGTGCAACGGTCCTTGTGTCGAAAGCACGGCAATTTCGAGCGCGCTCCCGCACCCCGAACACCCAGCGTAAACCCGAAAATCGGAGTTCACTAGTCACCTCCTCAGCGGATCGCCGGGGCTCGAACCCGGACGGGCGACAGGTGTGTATCGCCGCGGCCCACTGCCTCGACCCAACCACCGCCGGCCTGCTCACCCGAGCAGGATCGCCGTTGCCCACCTGCAGGCTACAGGGGAACAACAGCCGCAACATGCGCGACAGAAGTCTTCAGTCCGTTATACACAGCCACTTTGCCCGCGCCTTCTCCCATGTAACGACCATTTCGTCACGGTAGCACCAACACCGCACGAGCTCAACGTTAGGGTACTCTTCCCTTAGCCATCGCCTGCTTGCGAGGTACAGTCCGGGGTGGCACGCGGTGCGGGTATCCACCGAAAACACGGGGGCGTTGTACCACCCCCATACGTATTCATATCCCTTGACATGCTGACTTTTAGCCGTTCTCCACCCCCGCACTACATCGCGGCCATCCTCCACCCCTAGCTCCAACCCAAGCTCCCTAATTACGTAGGCGGAGCAGCGCGGAACATGGGCGTTGGGGTCGAGAACTGTGCCAGCGAGATCAGCATTGGAGAAATCAGTGTTACTGAGGTCGGCGTTATGGAGGTCGGCGTGGTGGAGATTGGCGCCGCGAAGATTGGCGCCGGAAAGATCAGCATGGCGGAGGTCAGCAGCGTAGAGGTTGACATCAGAGAGGTCAGCGCCGCGGAGATTGGCGTAGAAGAGATTGGCACGGCAGAGGTTGACGCCGTGAAGGTCCGCGCTACAGAGATTAGCGCCGCAGAGGTCACGCTTCCCTTGCACATACGTGGAAAACAGCCTGCCGGTACAAGTCATTGACCTACACCTCCCCCGGCCACTCCGGGATTTCCTCGCGGAGATATTCCGCTTGGACGGCCTCCACCGTCGCCCCCGCTGCCCGTGCTGCCCGTGTAGCCCCCGCTCCCGCTGCCCGTGCTGCCCCCGCTCCCGCTGCCCGTGCTGCCCCCGCAGCCCTCGCCACCGCCACCCCCGCATCCGCATCCTGTGCAGCCGCCTCCGCCTCCGCAGCCCACGCCGCAGCCCACGCCGCTTCCCACGCCTCCCGCGCCCCCACCGTCCCCCACATCATTTCCTCCATTTCCCACGCTGACACCACCGACCGGTTCTCCCCGGACAGCCAGCGCTCTGCCCACTGTCGCCAGGTGGCAGTCCACGGTGCGTCGTTTCCCTCCAGCGACGCCAACGTGCAGCGAATTCGGTGCACGACGCTTTTGTCGGTAGCCCGCAGTAGCGCGGGGATTACCGTTTGCAGCTCGTCGACCGACAGCCCATGACGAAGCTGCCAAACCATCCAATCTACCAGCGGACACAACCGCCAAGCGTCAGCCTGAGTGGCTTCTGGACCCAACGACTTCCGCCAATCCAGCGCCTCAGGACACGACCCGTGGGCCAGGCCCCATTCAAACGCGTTCATCGTGCCACCTTGCCCGGCCACACCGGGATTTCCATGCGGAGATCCCCCGCTTGTAAAGTCCTGTCCTCTCCCGCCCACACCATTGCTATCAGCACCGACTTCAGCGCATTTGCCGCGTTCTCCGTTGCCCACTCCATCCTCGCGTTCGCCAACCACGCTGCTGCATTCGTTGCCGCGTTCGCCAACCCGGCGATCTCCGCTTGCTCCGCCGCCCACTCCGCTGTCAAATACGCTGCGTGTTCCGCTGCCGAGCTCGTTCTGTCTTTTTCGGACAACCAATCCTTGGCCCATCGTCGGTAGCCGCCCGCCAGCGTCACCTCCAGCTTCAATCCGCGACGAACTACACGTTCGACAGTTCTGTCTGTAGCCCGCAATACCATGGGCATCACCGTTTGAAGCTCAATGGCTGACAATCCCTGCTGAAGTTGCCAGATCATCCAACCTCCGTGCTGACACAGCCGCCAGGCGTCGGCTTGGGTAGCGTCTGGACCCAGCGATTTTCGCCATTTCAACTCCTCGGGGTACGAGCCACGAGCGCGACCCCATTCAAACGCGTTCATCACGTCACCTCGCCCGGCCATTCCGGGATCTCTGAGCGGAGATCTTCTGCCTGCCGGACTTGTTCCTCCTCCAGCGCCACAGCCTCCGCCCACGCCGCCTCCGCCCACGGCGCCACAGCCTCCGCCCACGCCGCCGCCGCCGCCCACGCCTCCGCCGTCTCCGCC